TTTATGTAATTTTTCATATTAGTTAAATTACTTTTTTTCTGCTAATTTTACAAACTTACTGATATTTCCTCGTTGAACATCTATTATAACTTCTCCTTGTTTATTAGTAGATAAGTATGGTTCATTTGCAAGTTCTTTCTGTTTAGCTGGTGGCCATTCGTCAGCTCCGAACATCATATCAATAACTTCAGCCATAGAACCTAAGTACTCTAACTTTGTCATTGTAGCATATTTATCGATTGGTAGAAATTCAGTTATCGAAGTTTCTGTTTTGCTGTATTTAGCAAGTATATCATCAGGCCATTTGCCATATTCCTTCTTTATAATGAACACCTGTTCAGGATTTTCTTCGGCTAGGTTTTTAATTTTAACACCATCCAATACGGTTGGGTTAGCTTTAAAGTCCGAAACTACCGGCATTTTATCTTCATTTAATCGAACTTCATTTAAGAAACCTTCAAATGTGTTTATGTAATTTTTCATATTGATTATTTCATTTTCCAAATTACTTCACCGGAAGCACTTTCTATATGAATACTTGATTTTGGAAATTTTAGTTTCAGTGATTCAAAATGAGCAGGAAGCATGTGTATATTATCAGTTGTGCTCTGGGCTAAAACTTTTTTATTATCAGATGATACTAGAGTCCAAGGACCTTTAGTAGGTTTTGCTGATTTAGTTATATCTGCCCAAACATTTTCGTTAATTGATTCATTTAAGAACTCTTCAAATGTGTTTATGTAGTTTTTCATATTTTAATCTTTTTTAAGAGGTTCTTCTTTGGTTTTTCCTCGACTCTTCAATTTAGTTTCAAATCTCTTAGACAATTTATCATTTTTTGTTTCTAAAAGCTGAACTTTAGTTTCGCAAGTATTTAGTTGTTTTTCATAAATCTCAATGACCTTGTCATTAGTTTTACTTTTAATAGTAGCTCGATGTTTAAAGAATTCCCATATGTCTTTTCCTTTAAATATACCGATTAGTGCTAAAATTATACCAACAACCGACGTTTCACCCATTTTTAAATATAATTTTTTTTCGTTATTATATTTATCTCTTACTTATATGAATATACAACAAAAGAGAACCTCTTTCGAAGTTCTCTTTAAAAGTCTTAATAGATTGAAATTAAACGATGTTCTCTTCCCACCAATCAGAACGAAATTTAACGTCTGGCATATCAACTTTTTCACCACCTGAGTAATCTGCAGCTAATTCACCGATATCTCCAGTAGGGAAACAATCATGGAAAGTACGTTGCCAGAAGATATCTCCGGCACGATTATAGTTTGTAATAACGAGAGTACCTACATAATCTTTCTTCAAACCTTGTTCACCAGTAAGTGGGTTATAGATCAAACGGAACCAATCACGTAATGTTTTATATACGTATAGTTCGTTTGCATCGTTTAAGTTAAGAGAGAAACCGATTGTTAAATCTGTAATGGTATCTGTAGGAGTTCCCATTGCGTAAGATCTCTTAGCGAATTTGTATGATTGAGTGGTTGCTTCTGAACCTCTATCTTGAGTTAAACCGCCGATTTTATTTACGTGTTCAATCAAGATCTCTCCACCAGAAATAGTAGAAGGAGGAAGAATGTTTACCTCAAACAAGTTTTGATAAAACGGTTCGTAGTATTTAGTAGCCGCTTTACTGTTTAGAAAATGTGGTAATCCTGGCATTGTATATTGCTTTTTTTGTGTATTTTATTATTTATCTTACTGATTCGTAAATGAATTGGCTGGGATCCTTGCGAATCCCAGCTTCATTCAAATATTAAATAAAGTTACCAGTTGAAATAGCACCAGTTCTTAGAATTGTAGTTCTGTGAACTAAGATACCCATTCCTCTAACAGGTTCGATGTAAGTATCAAGGATTCCATAATTGTTATCGATGATCTCAGTCGTATTGTTAGTTGTATCCATAATGTTTTGGAAGTCGTAAACTCCACCATCAGAAAGGATTTGTGATAGGAAATTGTCGGCTAAAGTTTTAATTTCTAAACGATTATTAGCACTGTTGAATTCCCAACGGTAATTTTTAAGGATAGCCTCAATACCATCTTGAATGTAAATTAATAACTCTCTTACGTGAATTTGTGAAAGAGCAGATTTTACAGTTTGTTGAGCAGTTTGATTGGCATTAATAGTTAATCCAAAACCTCTCTTGTTAACGATTGCATTGTAACCAAATGGTTCAATTGAATCTAGATCGGTTCTATCAAAATTGTATTCAACACCTACAAGACCAGTTCCTGTTATCACACCTCTACGAGGACCAGCGATAATTGAATAAGGAAGGGCTTGAGTGTATTTGTCAATGTATAAGTTACCAACATGAGCAGCAGGAGGAACTGAAGTGTTTTTACCGGCTTCTCTGATAGTCAAGTTAGGACCATAGAAAGCGGAGTAATTACCACCATCAGCAATACCTGGTAAGCTGAATATGTTTGAAGGATTTGTTGATAGATTACCACCATCAGCAATATAAGCAGCATCGAATTGAGAAGATGAAGTTAATTTGAATATAGGGTTAGTACTATCTTTAAATTGTTTCACTGAAGGCATATTGACAATTGCTAAAGCAGATTGACGATTCTTAGCAAGTTTAGTTAAACGAATCTTCGTTGAAGGTTCGATTGTTCCTTGGAATGAATCGATAATATAACGGAAACTAATAGTTTCACGATCAGCAAGAGCAGCCGCGATATTACTGTTATACATAACGTCTAGAATTTCATTTTGACGAGTATCAGTACCATCAGGCATTTGACCAGTTCTTAAAGTATAACCTCTAAGAGCAGAAGGTCTGTAGTGAGTAACAAAATTAGAAGCCTCTTTATATCTTTCAATTTCACTTGTTGCAGAAATAAAGATGGGATCTACTGTAGTAATCTTGATCTTTTTGTAAAGATCAGATGTAGGATCGGTAATTTCAGCAACTGAAAGGATGCGAGTTAATCTTGATTTTCCAGTAATAGGACTGTTAGATGTAGCACCACCAGTTCCGCCAAAGTTCTGAAGCAATAATTGATTTTTAATGATTAGACCATTGAAACCATTTAATCCAAGAGGACCAGTAGAACCATTATCTACCCAAACTACGTTAGTAGGATTTGTATAGGCAGTTCCACCCCATAGAGCGAAAGATTCGTTGATATTACCGGTTAAAGTATTTACCACATAAGTAGTTTGCGGAGTAATTGCAGTAGCTCCAGTAGATAAGTTAGGATTTGTATAAGCATTAACTTCAATGTAATTAGTAAATGCATTTAGAATAGGAGCTTCATTACCAAAAGCATTAGCGTTAGTAAATGTAGCACCACTAAAGTCATTAGTAGATACTCGGTTAAATTCAGCATAAGCAGTAGCAGTAGCACCTGCATTATTAACTTTAACTTTATCTCCATCAGTTAAAATACCAGAAAGATTATCTTGATAAAGTTGATTTGCAACACCAGTAAACAAATTACCACCTTCAGCAAAATTGAAATTCACTGATTGGATAACCGGTAATGAAGCAGTACCACCAGCGGTTAAACCAACTGGGTATAAGTAATAATAACCTTGAGCAACTGAAGTAGGACCAGTAACACCAGAACCAGCAACGTTAGAGATCTTAAGTGTTAAGATATCAGTTGTAGTATCATAAGATTCGGAAGCTAAATAAGAGTAGTTACCTGAAGCACCAGTTGTATTCGCTGAAGCACCAGCTTTAATGAATGTATTATCCACTGAAACGGCAGTACGGAAAGTAGCGAATGCTGTTTCGTTAGCAAATTTAGATGCAAATGAAGTGGGAAGAGTAGCAGAAGGACCATATACCAATAAAGTATCATAATGACCTGTTGTAGTTTTCCAACCGTTTGTAGCAGAAGCTCCAGTTAAACCAGCAGAAGCAATCATTAATGCCTGAGCACCAGTTTGACCAGCAGTTCCAGCAACGATAAGAGTATCGATACCGGTAGCTCCGGCATAAGGCATTGCAGAAACAATAGAACCATAATAAGAAAGGAAGTCTACTACTGTAGGTTCTTGAGATTCGATACCATGACCAATTAAGTCAATTAAATCGTTTCCAATAGTTTCAGGAGCATCATCAATAGTATCTACATTAATTCCTAATAGCAAACCAGTCTTAGAAGTTTCTAGATTAACTAGATCTTGAATGAAAAGGTTATTACCATTTTTATCTTGGAATTCTGGAATTAAACAACCAGTATAAACACCTAGTACATTAACTGAATTTAAGTTTAAGAATGCAGTTAAACCATCTAAAATATTTCCATAAGAATCAGTGATAGTAGTTTTTAAACCAGTTGCATCGAAATAAGTTCCATAAATTGGATCGATTGCAAGAGATTGATAATTAGAGAAGTCACCTTCAACGATAATCAAATCTACCATATAATCAGAGATGTAATCATTTTCGTTAATGAATTCTGGAACTTTACCAGTTCCGTACCAATCTTTAGCTAAAATATCGAAACCTAAAGTTGTAGATTTTTTAGTAAAAACTGACATGTTTTTTCTACCAACATTTGCAAGGTTAAGTAATCTTTGAGCTAAAACTGATTGATAATCAGAATTATCTGCAGTGTCAATAAGAGCTTGAGCATCAGTGAACCAGAATTTATCTTGGTTGAAATAATTTGATACTGGAGCATACTTAACCGCTGAATTAGCTTGCCAAGAAGCAGTAGAGATTGAGCGGAATTGTGATTGATCTAGAGTATCGTCAAGATTCAAAAGATTCAATACAATAACTGGACCTCTATCAAGAGAAACTAGAGCCGTTCTATGGAAGAACGAACCTTTTCTTTCAAGAGAAGTATCAATATCTCCAAAAATTTCTTTAAAGAAGACGGTGTCTTTACAAAGAACAGGAGTATTAAAAGGTCCTTTTTTTGAGAATCCGATAATTAAACGGATTGTTTCAGATGGAATATTAGTAATTTGACTCTTGTCGAATTCTAATCGGTAAACACCTGAAGATTTGAATTGTTGTAGACTAGGAGATATTGCCATGGGTCTTTAATTTTTTAATTATATATCTGGGTTTTTCTGATATGTGATAGATGACTAAAAAATATCATATATTTCCCCTGTATCGTCTCCTAGTTCATCTAGGATCTGTTCTATTTTAGCGACTTTCTCACCATCGAGGAATTCGAAATACTCTTCTACGATGTCTGCAAAATCTAAAGTATCGAAGAAAGAAGATACAGAAACCGCCGACATAATAATATCATCATGGCCAGTTTGAGCTGAATATGTTCCAGAAGGATTTCTAGAAAACATAGAAGCCTCTTGTATAGATTGTCTCTCGTTTAATTGAATTTTTCCAGACATTATCAAAGCTTTCATCTTTTCACAATAAATTTTCTTCAAATCTTTATTTAATCTAAGTCCGGGTTGTTTAACTTTAGCACCGACTCTATGATGATACCTAACTACACAATCCTCATCAAAATCATTGGATGATGGATATAACGTAATTAAGTTTTTCATTAACTCAGCACCATAAACATTATATTCAATTACATGTCGTAGATTTTCCTGATCAAAAATTTTCACAGACATCGTATAAAGAATTTTTGCAAAACTTTCTATTGGATGTATATTAGATCTAAATAAACCAACTTGTCTTAATGAAAAGAAATCCGTTATTCCTCCTGGCGATTCTAATTTTTCAATATCTTCATACGTTAACGAATCAAGTTCAAATATATTTATGATAGAATGATCTCGTCCTATTCCTTCAGCCAAATCAATGGCAAATATGAAGAATTTATTTGGATCGTCGATATCTAATATATCAAAATCAGGATGCCATTTAAGCTGAGAATAATCCAAACCTAAATCATCTAAAGCATCAAATTCCTGAAAGATATATTCTGCTTCATCTCGCTTAAGTCTTTTTAATTCATCGGATGAAAGAAGTAAATTAGAAGATGAAAGAAATTGGCAACCATATTGTTGATTAAAAGCTTCTAACGAACCTAAATTTGCTATCTCTCGTTCTTTCCATTCTTCATCTCTACCTGGAACTTGCCACCAATCAACTCTCATTGCTTTATACTCATTAGATCCATCCATAGCAGATGAATATAAATCATGAAATAGATCAAATCCATTAGGTGTACTTGTGATTATAACCCTGGATATTTTGGATGATGATAAAGTTGGATATACGTTTTCATAGAAGGTTCTCTTAATTCCTTCTGGAATGTGAGCAAACTCATCTATAAATAGCAAATGGATGGTAAATCCAATACCACCGGTTTTTGTAGTATTCTGACCAATGATACGACATTTATTATCGAATATCATTGTCATAACGTCTTTCTTATTAACACCAGGTTTTAAGAAGAATGGAAGACCTTCAACGATTGCTTTGATCTTATCCATAATCTCTTTAGTGGTTGCTCCTTTATTAGACATAAGGAGTACATTTTTATCAAAGTGAAATAGAAGATACCATGTTAAAAATATAGAAGATGTAATAGTTTTACCTATTTGACGAGATGCCATAAAGATATTCCAACGATTTGCTTGATATGATCGAAGTACATCTTCTTGATATGGACGAAGTTCGATTTTCATGTAACCTTCATCTGTCATTACCGTACAATAATGATTGGCAAAGTGAATGATATCCTTAGCACATTTCTTTATCTCTTCATATTCCCAATCACTATATTCAAATACAATATTTCCTTTTCGATAACTAGGATCACCTTCATAAAATGGATGGTCAACCGTAGCATATCCTTCTTCCATTGCCACAAGAAGTTTTTCAACTTTTGCAGATGTCCAAATTACTTTGTTATCTTCTGAATTTTCCTCTTTATATTCTTTTACTTTAAACATAAATTATAGCGTTTTGAAGGAATATCCTTGATCGATTGCCCATGTATGAGCAATCTTTAAAATCTCTAATGTATTAATTCCTTCACCATTGATGTGAAATAACAAAATATCTCCAGGACGAGTATTTTGAGCTAGATATGATAATGCAACTTTATTTGGATTTGCTAAATCAGGTACACTCTTGTCAAATACATGACCAGCCCATGATGCGTATCTAATACCTAAAGGTTCTAATATATTAAAGGTATCTTCATTAGGTTTTCCATAAGGACAACGATACCATTTTACTTCTCGTTTTAATTCACTATCAATGAAGTTTACACAAGAATCAATATCATATGTTTGTTCTCGAAGATCTTGTCTAAATGGACGTTTATGATTATATCCATGACCACCAATTTCAAATTGTGAGGATTTTAAGAATGACAGATCTTTCGATTTGTTTGTTTTATACCATTCAATATTTAGAAATATGGTTGCTGGTATTTTATTTTCCATTAACCAATTTACGGTATCGAAGTCTACTCCATTAGTTGGACAGGTATCAAACGTTAGATAAAGAACCTTCTCTTCTGTATCAATTCGAGTAAATTGTTTAGGATCTAACTCTTTATCGTTATGACCTATAATTTTAATGAAATTATGAAAGGTTTTAAAAGTACCTTTAATTGGATTAATCATTTACATATCTTCTTGATTTTGGGAATCGAAATCAGTTTCTTCAATTTCTTCTCCGTTGATTTCTGATTGAATATCTCTCATTAGATTTCTAGTTCCTCTATTAACAGATGCAATCTGAGGTTTTGTGTCTTTTGGTGTAATATCAATTGAATCTCCATAGATATCAATATCACGTTTAAGTTTTTTCATGTTCTCCTCCGCAGCCATCATATGAAGGGTTTGATGTTTCATAATATCTAACATCGTTTTCTGAAGTCCACCAAGAACTTCAAACATACGAGGTGAAGCTTCACCGGCATCAATAGATCTTAACAAAGTAACTATTGCATGTTCAGCAGTTCTCATCTGAAACATTAAGTTACTCATTGTCATTACATCAATTTTAGCTTTGAGAGTAATATATTCATTCTTTTGAATTATCTCCTGTGATAGGTAGAATTTCAAAAGAGAATTCATTAATTTCTTGGCCTTATTCTGTGCTATATCTTTTTCTCCATCATAATCTAAAGGATCTGTTACTTGAAATGCAGGTAAACCTCCACCTGATGTAGTAGACAAAGAATTTGATTGTTGATCTTCTGCTAATAAATCATCTATAGATTTTCTTACTGAATCGTTTTTATCTTCCATAATTTATTTATTGGATGCATAAATTAGCATCTCTTAGGTTTTATTATTATTTGCAGGAAATGTGTAAATGAATCAACGATGGTACTGAATCTGACTACTTCAAAATAACATATAACCTTTATCTAAGGTGATCGAGGAAATAATATAGTTCTTCAGGCAGTACTAGTAGTTACTAGTTAGGTTAATCTCCTTCATTCTCCCATTATCTAACATATTCTTTAACTAATCGTAAAGGTGGTATAGCATTGTCTGTAGCTAAAGATAAATGAGAATCTCTTACTACATATTGATTAAGAACCAATGGTTGTTTTTCTTCTTCAATAGATTCTTTCCAAATTCTTACATTTGTTATTCCTAAAGTTCCACCGACTAAAGTAAAATTAGTTGCAGTTGGTTTGACTTCTTCTGCAATAATTGAAACGTTTTGAGTGTATACTAATTGAAGATCGGTTGTCTTTTGTGTGTTTGGTGCCCCTGTCCATTTCATTTTCCAAATATGAATTGATGCCTGTGAAAAATCGTTTAGCTGATTAAATACGATTGCATACCATTCGTCTCTATTTAATTGAGGAAAATCTTGATTGAATTGTAAAGTTTGTCCATTTATTTTAACTTCTATTCCACTAGTAACAACTGTATTATTTACATTACTATAAAGAAGATTGATTCGATAACCTTTGGATTCTGCAGTATTATATCCATTGATTATTGTATCGTATGTATTTGTTTGCGTTGTCCAATTAGACTTTAAAGGTTTGAACCATGCAGAAAATGCAGTATGTTCACTTTGTGATCTATTTACTAACAATTTATATTTCACCGCTAAATCATTTTGTTTTATTCCGGTATTCAATTCGTAAAAATACTTACCTACTATTGTAAAGTAATTGTTTAGATCATAAGTCTTTATTTGAATATCTGTATTAATAAGAGATCTAACATTATCATATCCACCGATATTATTCATGGATGAAGTTACATATTGATCTGGTTTCGTTATTTGTAAAAATTCTTTATCCACCTCTGGTTGTAGAACTTCATCAAAATTCTCAGTTAAATTATCTACATAATCATTGATTTCTTTGATATCTCTCATTACATTTAGCTTATCTTGCCATTTGTATAGCATCACTTTGTAATAAACTTGAGACATCATAAAATCTCTATAAAGATATGCTGAATGAACTTCGAACATACGATCTATGAGAGGAAAGTATAAATAATCTTTTTGTTCAGGTAAATCATCTACACCGAATGCTCTTTCGAAATGATCTCTTACTATGTGTATCTCTAGACCTTCTCCAAAATCCATATCATAAGGAAAGAATGCAATAGCATTATCTGGGAATGTATTATCCGGAACCATGATTTTGATGTCTTTAACATCAGTCACATTGAATAATGAATATTCTTTAAGTACCGCATCAGCTGAAGCAACATCTGCTTGAGTTTTGAAATAACGAACACAATGACCAAACATTTCAGATACGGCATTCGAAGCTTCTCGATAGAAGTTTATTGCCGGATTCATTAAATTGTAAGGTTGAAATAGAAGTCTTGGATCACAATCAATTCTTACTCCGGTATAGAAGTTTTGTGATGGAGAACATTGTGCATAACATGATGTATTTCCAAATGGCGATTCAACCATTTGTTCAGGAGCAGATTTGCTCTCGAATTCCATTGCCGCTAATGTAAGAGTTCTAGTTCCTACATCTGTACCATATCTAACTAAACGAAATTCTAAAAAGAATGAATCGTGATTGGTGATAATTTTACTAATTAGATCTTGTTGATTTGCAACAGCTGCTGTTTTGATTATCCAATCTTCCCATGCTGACCATACCATACCGTCATACGACCAACGAATAGAAATATCGTGTCCATTTGATGCAGTATCTAGTGGAGCAAAATCAAAGTTAATTGATTGTATAGATCCAATTAATTTAAAAGAATCTGAAAATTTAACAACCAAAGAATCATTAGCCTTGTAAGTGTTATTGTTTGCAGATATATCAAGTACAAATCTCATTAAGTTTGGTTATTTTAAAATAATGCCGAAAACTGCAGTAAGAATTAAACCTATAATAGATGTGTATATTATCCAAAGTGCTTTATTTACTCCATCTCTCCAAGATTCAAGAGATTCTAATCTAGAAAGTACTCTAGGATAATCATCAACGATGTCCTCAATTTCCTTTCCGAATCTTTCAATAGAGTCGGTATTTTTGTTGATTCTTACAATAACTCCATCATCTGGATTAAACAGACGTTTTTTGAAATATTCTAAGTCTTCTTTAATTACTTTTTGATCGTTCTGCATAGATGCAATCATCGATTTCATACTCTCAAGCTCGCCATTTGGTAATTTAGCTTGAATGGTTTGTATTGCTAGTAAGATTTCTTCGAATCGTTTATCTATAGTTGGACCAGTTCCTGACATTATTTCGGAATGTTTTTTTTATATATTCAAACTACTTCTTAATAATTAGAAGTATAATTGAATTGTCCTGTTCGAGTTTTGGACCAATAATCATAAGAATTCTTTGGATAATTTCGAATTCTTCGCTACTCTCTTCTATGCCGGTAAGATAGATGGATAGTTTATCAATTAGATCGTGTGCATTTATCTCGGTATAAGCCTTCGGTTGAAGAATATCATATTCGAAAATTTTAATATCTCGCAAAATACACTCCAATAGAAATAGATCTACGCCATCAAATTCAGAAGTAAGATCTACTCGAGAATGAGCTATTCGATAATCAAAATTAATGACGTTTTCTTTCTCTCTAGTAAAATTGGTAGATTGAGATACATTAATTTTGAAGTACTTTATAGATTGAAACCTTTCTAGAATTGTATCTAGAAAGTAAATCGAAGTGGCATTTTTAAAAATAGTTTTATCCGATGAATTTCTGAATGTATCTAGATCTTTGGCAAATTTTGAGCTAATCACGAAAAAAACATCATCTGCTTTAACAAAGAAAGAATTCTCATCTTCGCCATTTTGAATAATATTAGTCTTCTTTCGTAACTCAGATACCAATAAACGATCTTTATAATTGTTTTGATAGAGAAATACTTCGAGAATTAAAGGTTGTACTAATGGTGATATGTAATCATTCATACATTCCAATCTGTTTTTCTAGGGATTTGAAAAGTTTTTTCATTTCCTCTGGACGGTATTTGATACATTCATCTAGTTCTCTTGGACCTACTGAATTTCTTTGCATCCAAATAGTTGCAATTTCTGGATCAGGTTTCCAACGTTTTTCTGTTGTAGTAGATACTTTTTTCGTCTTAGTATATATCCATCCTGGAACTTTACTAAAACGAGAAGCAACTAATTGCCATAGATCAATGATGGCACCGGGATTAGCACCTACACGATTAAGTGATTGAGCAGTTGTTGGGTATTTAATAGACATGAATCTTTGAATCATAAAGAAGTTTTTAGACTTTTCATGATAAGATAGCTTTGCATATTTCTTTTGATCAGAAAACATAATTCTGACAAGATCGAATAGTTCCATAATAATTATATGATTAGATTTGTATTTGTGGTACCCAATGTGTTGTTCTACCATCTTGAGTTCCTTCGGTAATTACCTCATAGCCGGCTTCGCAAATGTTTCTTCCATAGACTTTAAAGAAGAATGGAAAATCTCCTGATTCTCCGTCTAGATTAGCATATGTTCTTATTGTTGCACCTCGATTTTCATATGATCCAACAATAACTTCTTTAACTGCAGCATTAAGACGAGAAAAATCTCGGTCATTTAAAGATTCAACAATTCGATGAGGAGAAAGTTGAGCTCGATAAAGAGCTTCTGCTTTAATATAATTTCCAATACCACCAATTAGACTTTGATTCATCATAACTGCCGGGAGTGTCAAATGTGGAAATTTCATCAAACGAGTCTTAAATAATTCGTCGGTAATTTCATGTTGAAGATGATTTGGTCCAATTCCATTTGATTTTCTTCGAGTAAGTTCTTCAGAATCAGTGAAACGCATAGTTCCAAAGTTTCGAGGATCCGTGAAATAAAATCTACCATCTTCAGTTACTACTTCAACATGACCATGTTTAGATGGTTCTAATCGCCATCCACCAGACATTCCTAATGTATTCCAAATAAACCAAGGTTTGTCATTTTTATCTTTTAAATAAAAAATCAAAAGTTTCCCGGAAAAGGAAACTTTGTCTACCTTCATAGGAAGGTTATTGGTAAATTCATCGAAACCTGGAGGTTTTCCGTGTCGAGAATATCGACCTGATAAAATGTTAATTTCGGAAATTTCCGAATTATACATTCTCTGGTGTAGACTCGTTGCTGTCCTCGCTACTTCCGGTAACTCTGGCATCTTTGGTTTCTTTAAGTAATTTTTTCTGTTCTAGAATTAATCGTTTTTCTTCGATTTTATTTTTTCCTTCTAATGCATTTGCAATTCTTTCTAATTGCTCAGTTAATTTAGGAATATCGAAATCGTAGAATTTAGATCCTCTACGAGTTGAATGAAAATTTGTTTCTGCCATATATTTTTTTTATTTTATGATCCTAATAGTATTTTAGAAAGCCATATTCCTAGGAAAGAACCGACTACTCCTCCAAAAGCATAACCTGCCCATCCATGAAAGGTATCTTCACTTTTAGCAATTTTACGAATTACAAAAAACGAAAGAGTCGCAATTACAAAGTCAGTAATTGCTGATTGCATGTAATGCGCTTGAGCAACGGCTCTAAAGTTTATACATAATAGAGAATATGAGATAACTTGTATTACGAATAATGTAGTAAATTCTTTTAATTTAGGTTTCATATTATTTAGTTAGATTTGACCAAAAATCATCATTGAATCCTTCAGCCGGAGTTTTAGTTACCGTTACTTCATGATTTCCTTTTATAATATCTTCAATTTTCATTGCTTTGAAAACTCCTGATTCGTTAAATGAATCTGTTTTTTCTTTTGAATATGTAGTTCCTCGAAGAATAGCATCTTTATCTTGAATACCATGAACTGAAGCACCTGAAAGTGATTTGTTCCATTTAGTTTCGATATTTTCGAACATAAGACCGTTTACTCTTTCCGGGATACAACGCTTATGTAAGAATACTAGATCTCGGTTTTGTTTCCATTTGGTAATAATATCTTCGATAGGTTTATCGATTTTGATTATTCTTTTAGCAATTGTACAGATTTCCTCGATGAATTCATCTTGAAAAAAGTGAGATTGATTAACAAATACTTTATCGCTTTTGAATTCATCTAGAACTTGACGAGCATGATTATCGGTAACTCGATAAGTAATAGGTCCTTTTTTAGTTTCTTTAATCTTGGTATCTAATGGCGAAACATTATCGCCGGCATCACCAATAAGTACTTTTTTGAAAACGAATTCAAGAGTATTTACTTCATCGATTTTCATTTTATTAGTACGAACGATATCTCGAAGATTCAGTTTTACATTAGACATTAGATCTACTGGAAGATTGAAAATATCCGTTGGTGCAGATTGAGTAGCATCTTCATTTAACCATTTTTCGAATCCTCGGAAGACGTGAATATCTTTATCGAATTTGTTGTAGTAAATAGTGTTTGTACCAGCAGATGTATCATGATTAGTTAATTGAAGTAAATCATTATCACCAGAGATAATAAGGGCATTTTGACCATTTTGATTAAGGAATGCTGACCATGCGAAAATTAAATCGTCGGCTTCAGCACCAGGTACTCGAGAAATTGTAACACCAAGAGATTCAAGAGCTTTAGCAAATTCATCATGTACTTGATAGATTGCATTCCAATTGATTTCGCTAGATTTTTTACGAGTTCCTTTGTATTCGGCTTGTGGAAAGAATTCCTTACGCCATGAAGATGAATCGATGCAGTAAACCACACGATTAACGATTCCGTCGAAACGTTTTACTTCGGCAGCGAAGTCTACTGAAAGTTTCCAAAGAAGCAAATTCTTATCGGCTTCGGGTTCGTCAAAGAAATTAAAAGGTTTTCCTTGTTTAATTTTTTGACCGATGAAATAGGTTTTGTGTAACCAGAAATTTGCATCGAATATAAGAGTGTATTTACCAACCATTTTATAAATGTTTTATTATTTTTATATGATGTTTTTATCTAAGTGGAATGCTTAATATTGCTCTAGATGCAGCCGAAAAATCTGATTCGTTGACCATTAATCGATAACCGAATTTTGTAGATACTTCTGAATATTTGATTCCAATTCTTTCTAGAGATTTTCGAACATTATCGTTATACAAACGACGATATTTGCTTATTTGCAGGTATATTACTTGTTTTTGCATATGTAGATTATTAATCGTTTAAGATGTGTAATTCCGTTTCTTTTGATAATGATCTAGCTTTTAGTTCTTTATCCGTAGTAATCATAGTAAAATCCGGAATAAAAACATTTGCAATAATTTCACCATCAGATGATTTTACTACATTTTTTTCTTTGTAAAGAATACTCGTTTGTAGTTTTTCTGACCATAACCATAAATAATAATAAGATCCAAGAACACCTGGATGATATTGTGGTTCGATTCCAGAACCTTTAAGAGAGGATGCTTCTACAATAAATCTTTTTGTAGTGGGAGAGTAAGTAACTAAAGCTTTATCTCTTGGATCTAATTGGTTTTCTTCGTGTTTGTACATAATTTTAAATAGTTTAAATTGTATATACAAATATAATAAATCTTTGTGGAATAAAAAAATTTATTGACAAAAAGTTATTAACAATTTAAAGATAATGGATTAATTATGTTTAGGTGACGAAAACTTAAAAAGTGAATCTCCTATGCTATATGGGATATCCGAATAAAAATAAAGACCACATTCTGTTACATATGCAGTAACCGAATCATTTTCCTTATAAATATCCATAACATAACAATTAAATTGACAATCCTTTATAATCCCATAAAATGCAGTATCTTCTTTAAAAGATATATTGTTAGTATACTCAACAACCGGATATTGTATTGTATCGGTTGTTCTGGTTTCTTTAATGATATATGGATAGTCAGAATTACATGATACGCAAATACTGGTTAATAGGATAAATGTTGATAATAGTTTCATTTTTGTAAGTTTAAAAACTAAATGTTATAGATAAACCCATTATTGCTACTCCAGAAATTATTGCAGCCATACGTCCCGGCGATTCCCAAATGTGCTCATTTCGCCAATAACCTGGTTGTCCATAAGCGGTTGCATTATAACTGTTTTGATCTATCACCCATTTACGATCAGGTTTCTGTAATATTCCTGCCACGATAAAACCTCCACCAGCAATTGCTCCAATCATGGTTGGACTGAATTGCAATTTATAGTTTGTTTCTTTGTTGAAAGATTGTGCGTTTACTTTTGTAAAACTTAGTAAGCTACTTACTAATAATACCATCATAATTGATTTTTTCATAGTTTATGTTAATTATTAACAATTTAGATTTTCAGCGATATCAACAACCATCGAATTTAGAACCATATCCGTTGCATGATCTTCATCAAATGCTTTATGGATTGGTTCCTTTTTAGTCTTTACTAATTTGTTGTAAAGACAAGCGATTTCATCAATGGTTAAATTACTTTTCTTTCCATTGATATCGATCGTGCATGCAACTACGTTACCTTCAATATAACCTTTATCGGAATCTATTCGATCGAATGATCTTGCATTAGGTCCATCTTCAGTAAATGTTACTCCTGTATAATAACAGGTTTTGAATCCTAACATACGTTTAACATATTCAAATGATAGGTTAAATTCGATTTTACGATCCATTGCACTTTGATGTATATTAATCATCTTCTTTGCAATTTCTATATCCGTTAGCTCTTTTGTTTTGCTTACCGGTTTTTTCTTTTGTGCTTGCGCCATTTGTTTTGTTTTAATTTTATTATTTTATGATGGAATTGCCATTATAATTCGAATGTTGGTTTTAACCATAGACCTCGACTAAATACTAATTCAATAAATCCAGGTATAGTGGCTTCTACAACTGCAAATAGCTCGAGAGTTTTTATGGTATCGGCTTTCATCATTTTGTAAACTTCATCTCTTATTCTTTCAGCAGAAACTACATGTTTAAGTTTTTCTAATATATCCGGTTGCATCATAGCAACAAATATAGAAGGATGTATTTGAAAATCTTTAGTGATGGAAAATCTTAAAGCTCTTAGGAACCTTAATGGATCATCCATCATCGTTTGTGAAGCCGGAAGAGGAGTTCTAAGTAAACCATTTTCAAGATCTTCTTTACCGTTGAATAGATCGATTAGCGTTCCGTCTTCTGCAACAGCCATTGCATTAAGAGTAAAATCTCTTCGTAAAAGATCATCCTCCAAAGTACCTAATGCAAGTATTGGACGTCTAGTTCCTTCAACATAACCAATTTCTTTTCTAGCCATTACGAAGTCAGCGACTAAACCTTCGTTTGTATCTCCTTTCGGAAATTTAGCTCGAATAGTAAACATTTCTGGAGTTGATAGAAATATTACAAATCCTTTATCTTTCATCCATTTTGCCATATCGGCAAAACCATGTTCGACGGTTTGTTCAAGGTTATCGAGAACAAATGTAAAGTCGATATCTTTTGAATCAATTCCTAGAAAGGAATCTCTTACACAACCTCCTACTTTAAATAATTTTGGCATAATGTTTTGTTTTTATATTTGACCATATCTTTGTGAATCGTATTCTTCCTTCCATTGTGGATGGAGATAGTAATGTGAATCCATTAAATAAATGAGAACGAATTGTTCAGAAGCACCGTATGTATCGGTTTCTTCTAGATGAACGATTCCTTTTTTAACGAGTGATGAAAGTACACCTCGAATGGATTTCGTTGGAATTCCAGTTGAACGAGAAATATCTTTTGCGTCTACATCGGAAAACCCGGGTTCTGCATAAAGATTGTCGATTAGATTTTCAAGAACTCGTGTTTCTAAATCGGTTAATAGAAGATTATGTTTTTCCATGGTTATTTGTATTATTAATTATAGTATAAATATAATACTTTTTTGTGGAATAAAAAAATTTATTTGAGGAAAAGATTCAAAACTTATTAACATCTTTATTAACATTCTTCTCGAACATATCGATCAGATTCTCTCTGCTTAATAGTTTCTCGTTTGTCGTATTCTTTCTTACCTTTGGCTAATGCAATACCACATTTGATTTTTCCATTCACGGATTTGAGTGCAGTTACTATAATAGTAATTCCATCATTAAGTCCCTTTTCTAATTTACGAAGTTCCTTTTTGTGTAGAAGAAGTTTTCGTATTCTCATTGGTTCATGAACGAAAGATTTGTCAACCGGAGTTATATTCATTGATTTGACAAATAACTCACCTTTATCAAAGAAACAATATGAATCTACTAAAGACACTTTAGCCGCTTTGATACTCTTTACTTCGGTACCAAATAATACAATACCGGCTTCATATTGTTCTATAAAATGATAATCAAATTTTGCTTTGCGATTTTGTATGTATATTTCTTTTTTCATGGAGTACAAATTAAAAAAGCTCGGAAACTTGCGAATCCGAGCTTTTGTGAGGTTATTAAATTAGATTACAATAGCTTCAATCGCTTTGATAAGAGCTTTAGGATCAATTTCCATTCGTTTAGCTAACTCATACATTTCTGATGAATATCCAAATAGCTGATAAACTTTGTTATTTGGTTTGAACATGGTAGTTCCATAACTACAAAGATCAATTGTATAAACATGTGGTGAACCAAATTTAGATATGTAATTTGAGTATGTACTTTTTCCTTTGGATGACCATTGATTACCATTAATAATATCATCTCTTCCTTGCATATCGGAAATAATGAATACTCGATCATATGCACCATTTTTTTCTAGGGTTGAGAAGATTGAATTAAATTCAGTTCCACCATGAGATCCTTGACGAATAATCTTTTCTTTGATGGTATTGGAGGTATCTAATGGATTCACATTTACTCGTTTACAAGTATTAGAGAATTCATAAACATCGGCATTTAAACCTTTAGCAAAAGTTGCAGCGATTAAACCGCCTTTATCAAGTGCTGATTGAGAACCGTGTGCTTTATTTGCTAAACGAATTTGAGAATTCATAGAACCAGATGTATCAAGTACAACTGCAGTTCTACCACTCATTCCCAATTCAGCCATATTAGGAATTGATAGCTCATATGCATCATTAAGAGCTTTAATAACTCGATTGCGACTAGTAGAAGATCCGGTTTCCATAATCATTTCCATTGCTAAATCGATTTGATATGGAAATACTAGAGATTTGTGAATTGCACCTTTGTTAGTTAACATTTCACAAACTGAATCGATTAAATCTGCTTCGGTTGAATTCGAGAGAATATTGCGAACATTTCTTAAAAGAGCAAGATAACCAATTTTCTTCGTTGTGATTAGCTCACGATAATTCGATTCCTTTGCAACCTTTAGCTCGATCACCGCTTCATCTTTAGTGATGGTTCCTTCTTTCACTTTCTTTGCAACTTCTTGACCAGATGAGGTATTCTTATCTTCAACGGTATTGAATTGTTTAAGAGTTCCTTCCATCAATGATTTAAAGATGGGTTGCATTTTGATATTCGGTTTTGGATGAACTAGGTTTATTAAGTCAACCAATGAAACCGTTCTTCCTTTACCTTGATATTTAGCTAGCTCATAAGCATCGGATGATTCAAGAGTATCTCGAAAACCTTTTTTCATTGAGTTAGGCATTGGTTTACCGGGATTAAGAGCTTGATAGCAAGCCATAATTTCGAGCATATCATCAATGCGATATACAATACCACCTTGATTTTCTTTACGATCTCGTTTAGAGAAAAATCTTTTTGCGATTTCACTTCCTGAAAGTTCGGATGCTAAAGCAACGGATCCAAAATGTGTTACTGATCGTTGACCCATTACTGAACGAGTATATACAAGAGCTTTTGCAACGAATTCCAAATCGGTCTTTGCGATTTCTTGAATTAAGTCTGCAAATCGAATTTCTCGATCACTCAATTTCTCGTAATAGGTATTATCGAATCCATTAGCTAGAATGCTTACCAGCTCTATTTTAGGATCTAATTTTACAGATACTCCACCTTGGTGGTTAGTTACAGTTTCTACTGTATTTGTCGGTTTTTGATTGTAACGTGCCATATATCGATTTTATATTAATTTCAATTCAATAAAAAAGGGATTCGCTCGAAAGCAAATCCCTTGTAAAAATGTTTGATAGAGAATCCCGGGTAGAGATGGTTTTGAATAAAAGCCTAAGCTTAAATTCGTGTGATAGTGGATCAATTAAGAACCGCAATCTTTGGTTTTCATTTATAGAATTAATTGTATAATAACTTCTTGCGAAGTTGGATTACGATGTAACTCTACGCATAACTACTATCAAAATATCTTATCAAGGGAATGATGGGTGAGTGTTTTTCTGATAACGAAGTAACTCGACCGCTTACCACTTGTTAAAGTTTGTGTTAATTTAAAGAACGTTTGTTTATATTATATGATGGAAAGTTATCCAGTTTCACAGAATACAAACATTTTAAAAGTTTGTTAATTATATATCTCGGTACTTTGATTTTTAACGGATTTTTGACCAATTGTTATCAATTTCATTTCCACTTTGCGATGCTCGATATTTAGATCCCTTAAGTTTCATTACCAAACCTTCATTTCCACGAGCAGTAAACATCTTAAAGAGCGATTCAATATCCTTTCCGGTTTTTGCACTATGAGTTTCTACTTCAATTCCAAAATCCGATTTAAGAACTTGAAGTCTTTCCTCAATAGTAGCATCAGGTCTTTCTGGTAGATATATGTCAAATATACGAATTTGATATCGACCACTTTTTATTGCACCACGAACTCGATGTTCTACTTCTTTGTCCGTTGAAATGATTTCTCCATCTAGTTGATATTCATAAGGTTTTTCAGGATAATCAGTTTGGACTGGAATTGAATTACCAGTCCTTGTCCATGATTTATTTTTATGTATTGCAATTCGCCATCCACGCCATTTAGGTTGAATTATGTAATTCTCTATCTTGGATTCATGTGGAAGAATTGCTGTAGGTTTAGGAGGATATGCTAGCATAGATTATGAATTTATAAATTCGATTGAACGTACTTTATCGCGAATAGATGCATATACATCGAATACCTTAGTGGAATTGATTTTATCACCAAGTTTTTCTAATCTAGTTCGTATTTCAGTTTGCATTTTTTGTAACCCATCGACACCTACTAAAGAAATGATTTTTTCTTCGGTTTTATCATAAGCTTCAGGTTCAAATACTTTACCATCAAGTAAACATGATCGAGTACCATTAGGAGTTTCCATACAAAATGCGTCGATACCGGAGAAGTTCATTGAGTAAATTTCAGGCATATCTAAATCTGGAGAATTTAGACCGTTGTAATGTTTTCCATTTTTGTTTGTGAATCCTTTCTTGGCGGCAGCAAAGAATACTGCTCTAGCGACTGCAAGTGATTTTGCAAATTGTGGTTCGTGATTTTGCATTTCTGCAGCTTCCTTGTAAACCATTGTACAAATAGGGAAGCGATTGATAAAGAATGTTGCCATTGATTTGATTTTTTAATTGATTAATATATTACAAATATAATAAATCTTTTGGGAATAAAAAAATCTTTATGAGGAAAGTTATTAACAATTTATCAAAAACAAAACCAGGAGTAGCGAATTCCTGGTTTTTATAGTCGTAACTATACCGGTCCTAAAAGTGGAGTCTACTTTAGAAGTGACTCGCCGGTTGAGAGATTATTTAGTAATAGTCCACATTTGTGTGGTTTTTGGATCGCTCCTTGAATACGTTTGATATACGGCAACTGCAATTTCTCCATTTTTTAATTCAAAAGCAGCAACGGTAGTAGATTCAGAACGATTAGTCCAATTATAAAACATATTCCATTCTGGCATCGTAATAAATTCATTAAATACTGGAGATTTTGCTCGGTCTTCAATGTCTTCTTTTACCTTTACTGACTTAGAACCTAATTTAGATTGAAGTTCCAGGTATAGCTCTTTTTGAATGCTATTTGGAATGTCATATTCAGATTTCCAATCTCCGTAAGGCATTGTTGGCCAAACGTCAGTGAATTTACCTTCGTTTATGATCGATTCGTTAACGAATTCCTCAAAATTTTGTATATGTTTCATATTCTGATGTTTTATTACTTTATATATCTAGTGATTTAAGATCGTACGATTGCCTGTATTTTATAAACCAAAGAAAGCATGGTAATTACCGGATCAATTACAAAACGTTGTTCGTAAGAGTGTCGATTTGTTTCGAAACAGATTTCACCAACTTTACGCATTAGATGAGGTTTTTCGAGTTGAATATATTCGATAAATTCAGTTCCTAATGCTTGAATAACATCTTCAACTCGATTTGAGTAATTGGAAACGAGAAATTGATAATTCTTGATTTCGTCATTAGTTGAGAATATGTGTTCGTAAAGATCACGGAATACACCATGAAATTTCTTCACATCTTCGGATGTAATTTTATTTCTTCCTTCGGCATTATAACCTTGAAGAATCGAGATGGTAGCACGAAGATCTGGGAATTTACGACGAACTAATTCAAGTAAAGCATCTTTTTCGATTTCCATACCTTCAGTCTTAAGAATATCAAATACTCGACGAAGATATTTCTTTTCGATTTCTTTAGATTCTTCGTCGGAAAAGTCGAAGTTAATACATTCGAATCGAGATTGAATATTATCGGGAATCTTATTGAAGTAATTACAAGTTGCAATAAAACGAGCAGTTTTATGAAATTGTTCGATTGTTCCACGAAGAGCTTTCATATATTGATCAGATACACCATCGAACTCGTCGAGAATAACCACTTTCATTTTACGTTCACCATCGATTACAGAAAGAGTCGAGCAGAATTCTGTGATTTTTGTGCGAACCACATCGACACCAGTTTCTGATGAGCAATTGATATACATTGTTGGATGTTCTTTGGCAAGTACTTTTGCCGTAGAAGTTTTTCCACTGCCTGGACCACCATAAAAAAGTAGATTTTGATATACGCCATTTTTAACTTTGGCAAAGACACGTTCAGGGAGAATAAGTTCTTCTAGAACCTTTGGACGATATTTCTCGGTCCATAACATATTTGATACCTTCATATTAAGATTTGAATTGTTTTAATTATATGATTGACAAATTACTTTTTTACTCGTTCGAAAGAGGCAAATAAACAAATTACGGCCATAGTAGAAGAAAGTGTGAAGCAAGCCATTTCGTTTTCCACGGCAGCAAAATGAATGTACCTTTGTGCAAATCCTGAGACGATTGAAAAGGAAACGAGAAATGCAATTACGAAGTAAGCGAAGAATTTAAGATCGATAGTTAATTTCATATGTTTATATTAATTGGTTATAACAAATATAATACAAATAAGTGGAATAAAAAAATTTTTAGTCAATTATTTTTCAAAACTTATTAACATTTTGGTGTTAATTAACTAGAGGATTCTCTATTGTATAGAGGAGTATCCGAGAGATCATCTAAGATACTTTAAGATCTCTTTTATATAATACCACATGGGAATAAAGAGATCACCTGATGATCTCTTTTAAACAAAAAATTAAGTTTATTGAATTAATCACAGGTTGAAATATCTTGGACGGATCCTCCATTATCAATTTGATAAACTGAATAATTGGTACGGTACCACCATTGGCTCATTCCAGCAAAAGCAGAGGTTAATTCTTGATCCGTATATAGGATGGTTCCAAAAGTTATTTCTGAATCTGCTGAGAAAAGCGTTTGAGTTCCAATACCTGGACCAAATGCACAAGCTCTACCAGGAAATGGAAATGGTCCATCACCAAAAGTATAACTATATGCGGCAGAAGCCGTTTGATCGTATGAATACCAAGAGCTAATACTAAAAGGAGCAACTTCATTTGGTTTATGTCCACTATTTGGATTAATTGCGACATAAGTTCCAATAGATGCAAATTTAAGACTTATTCCTGTACGTGGACGTTGATTACCTCCACTTAATTCTGTATATATGGCATCTAATCCAATTGCACCGCTACTAGGAAGTGCCATTATTTAGTTTTCTTTTTATCCCATTCGAAAATAATTCCGGCATGTGGCTCTTTCTTCGCTTCTCCACCATGATAAGCTACTGGGAATGAGGATACGATGAAGGTTCTCATTGGATCAACGGAACAACCAATTCTCTCCATGAATTTACGATTCACAAGGAATTTAGTACTCTTGGTTGAGCGATCATCTAATGCAACTTGAACTTTCTTATAAACTTTACCAGCAAATTGAATATCCATTTCGATAACAGGACGTTTCTCGATAGTATCACCTACTTCAGTTTCAGTGAATCCTACAAATTTAGATTCAAAATCTCTTCCACCAAGTGTCCATTTAACAATCTTCTCTTTCTCATTTACATCTAATTTATCATAAGTGATTGTGCATGAAAGAGATCCATTACCGGTATCAAATTTAGCAACCATATCTCCAATATTAGGAATTGTAATAACTTCACGGAATCCAACACGTTTTCTAGAACGAATCCAATTGGTTTTATCCATTAAGAATTGAACGATATCTTTAACCACGTTAACTCCAGTTGCTTTCTTTAATCCGGTAGTTCCGGGAGAAGCATTAACTTCAAGTACGTAATTTTTTCCAGTTTTCTTATCTACAATAATATCCACACCACACCAATTGCAACCAACCGCCTTAGCTGATTCGATAGCAATTTTTTCTTGTTCTGGAGTTACTTTAGTTTTTTCAACAGTTCCTCCTAATGAGTAATTGGTACGGAAGTCTTTTTTAACACGATTTCTTCTCATATAACCAAGAAGTACTGAATCTGTATCTTCTGGTGTTGGCGAGTTGAATTTTCTCGTCAAAACGTGTATTCTTAAATCATATTCAGATTCAATTTTCTCTTGAATCAAGATTTCAACTGAAGGATCCACTTTCCAAATGGTTTGTAGAACTGATTTAAGAGAAGCAAGAGAATCAACGATAGAAACTCCAATTCCTTGAGATCCGGAAAGTATCTTACATACTACTGGAAATTTACCACCAATATCTTTAACCGCTCTATCAATAGAATCTTCTCCATCAACGATTGCAGTTTTAGGAACTGGAATTCCAGCTTCTTTAAGGATTTTAGTAGTAACATATTTGTTTTCGCAAGCCATAATAGCTTCAAGAGTATTAACCACAAAGAAGTTATTATCTTGAAGTTTTTCAACTAGAGATTTTGTATAAGTATTTCTAACAACTCCACGACGAGTAAGAATTGCGGTATTATCAGCATTGATTTTAAGACCTTTGGGATTTTCTTTATCACTGATTAGAAAATTACCATCTTTGGTTTCGGCAATCATTGCTGTACTAATATCAATAACGATAAATTCAGCACCCATTTTTTTACATTCGGCTGCAAAGGTAGGAACTGTATGAGATTCTTTACTAGCATTTGTTAGAAGTACTAATTTAACTCTCGGATTTTTAACAGTTTTTGCGTCAGTGGTTTTTGCTTCGTTAACAAAATCACTGAAGTATTTAAGATTCATCATTTTTCTTGATATATTTTATAATTTTCTTTTGATCTTCTTTCATTAAGGTTTTCACATGTTCTGTGAATCTCAAAGATTCCTCGATAATTCTTCTTGGAATTTTTCGAGTTCCTTTAATATATGTATTCTCGCATTTCATGCAAGTAAAGTTTCCTGGTTCATAATTATCTATACGAGATTTGATAGGTTTATTGCAAAAAGTACAATTCCAATCAAATTGATGATATGATTCCCTGATGATTTTAAATGAAGATATTTCTCCACTTTTAGGTTCGATAAAAACTCTTTTTAGATGTGATACTTGTATTAATCGATCTTCTATTTTGAAGATACATTTAAGAAGCCTATCATCCGTAGAATAATTACGAATGATGGGATTCTTCTTCAATATTTTTTGATATCTAGGTTTTAATCGATCGAGAACGATACCGAACTTCGTTGGACGTTTACCTAGATTTTGTCTAAATATTTCCATTATTCATTAATTAAGAATTGATATTCTTCCATTTGTTGATTGATTCTCTCTAGAATAAATTCGATTGCCCAGATTTGTGAGTCAAAATCATTAAGAGATTCATTAGGCTTAGGAGTTCCTCCTTTTAATGCGGTTAATTCTTCTTTTGCTTTATTAAGATTGGCTTCAATTGCAGCAGCGGCTTTTTCTTTTTTAGGTTTATCGTCACCTTCTGCTTTACTAGCTTCATCTTGCATTTTTTGCCAAGCAACAGATATAGCACTAACTTTCTTATCTAATGATTTTATTTTAAAATCTTTCTCTTTTGCTGCTTGAGTATCACCAACTGCTTCTATATCAGCATCTCTACCTTTTCCTTGAGAGGCTTTTTCGGCTGCTTCTCTTTCTTTCTTTTGAGCAGCAAATTTAGCTTCGGTATCTTCTTCTCCACCTTCACCACCTTTAGCAGCCTCTTTAGCCGCTGCTTCTTGGGCTTTCTTTAATTCCGCCTTTTGTTCTGGAGTTGCATTTTTTTCTGCATCCTCAGAAGATTGAGATTCGGCATCCGTAAGATTAGCGTCTGCTTTAGCGATTGTTTTTTCTGCTGTTTTGTTTTGATCCTCAATTTTTTCGGAATCTTTATCACTAGACAATTTAAGTCTCATGTTATTATATTCTATAGTGTTTTCTAATCTGATTTTAGTTAAGAGATTTTTAAGCATACCATTATCTCCAGCAATTTCATTACTTTTCTGCCCTAATGCATCGAATTGCTCATCATTAATATCTGATTTCTGATCAATATCTTCTTCTAAAGCTTTTGCTCTAGCTTCTAATTTTTCTATTTTGGCTTTATCTTCAGGTGAAACATTTTTAGCAGGTTTTGCTGGATCTTCTTTTTTTACGGATTTTCCAGCACCTTCAGCTTTAGTCAATTCACCGTTTGCCGTTTCTAAAGCCGTTTGAGCATTAGTAATGGCAGTTTCGGCAGCAGCTTTTTCTTCTTCGGTTGCGTCTGATTTTAAAGCAGCCTTAGCCGCTTTTGCGGTTTCAAGTGCCTTTGTAGCTTCTTCAACTTTCTTCTTTGCGGAATCAATAGCAGCCTGATCAACTTCAGTTTCTCCTTTTTTAGGGGTTTTTACATCTTCACCTTTAGCTTTAGTTAAGTTCGTATTTGCAGTATCTAAAGCCGTTTGAGCATTAGTGACTTCGGTTTCTGCCTTAGTCTTCTCTTCAGGAGTTGCATCTGATTTTAGAGCAGCCTTAGCTTCAGTTGCTGTTTTAAGTGCGGTTTTAGCCTTTTCAACTTCAGCTTCTGCAGCTTTGACTGCTTCAGGATCTACTTTAGGTTTTTCTTCAGTTCCAGGAGTTTTTACATCTTCACCTTTAGCTTTAGTTAATTCTCCTTCAGCAGCCTTAACTTTAATATCTTCATCTGCAACTGCTTTCTTTAATTCTTCGGTTTTAGTTTCATCCTTATTATCGGCTAATGCTTTTTCAGCATTGGTTTTAGCTTCGGTTGCAGTTTTTACTTTAGCTTCTGCAGCTTTGACTGCTTCAGGATCTACTTTAGGTTTTTCTTCGGTTGCTGGAGTTCCACCAGAATCCTTTTTTAAATCTTCTATTTTCTTTACAAGATTATCATGAGTTAATTGGGCAGCTGCTTTACTTTCAGGTGTAGCAGTGGTTATTCCGATTTTAGCGGCAGCTAAATCTCCTTCTAATGAAGCAATAAGTGCAACTTTCGCAGCAGCTTCAAGTTTTTCTTTTTCTTCTTTAATCTTGGGATCAGCAGCAATAGGAGCAGCTGGAGTAGCAGGAGTAGCCGGAGTTAATTCTTCTGCTTCATTAGCAGATTCACCTAATTTAGATATTTGCTGTTTGATCTTTATATACTCATCGTAATTTTTAGCAGCATCAGATTTAGCCTTAGCTATTTGAGATGCCTCTTTTGCATCATCAGCACCTTCAAGTTTCTTTTTACTTGCTAATAACATAGCGGAATCAGCTCTAAGACCTTTTTTCTTTGCTTCTAATTCACCTTTTTTATCTGTATCTTTCTCGGTTTCTAATTGTTGAGATATCGATTTAGACTCATCGTCAATCTTCTTCTTTTCTGCATTAATCTTTTCTATCTTTTTAGCATCTGCTTCTGGATTAGATTTAGGTTTTTCTTCACCTTTAGGTTTTTCTTCTCCTTTAGGTTTCTCTTCCGCTTTTGGCTTTGCCTCGGCTTTTGGTTTAGCATCCGGTTTTGGTTTGGCATCCGATTTTGCCTTAGGTTTAGGTGCCGGTTTCTTAGCAGCAGGTTTCTTGGCAGCCGGCCTAGCAGGTTTTCTTTTAGCTCGAGGTTTTCTTTTAACTGCCTCAATAAGCTCTTGATACGTTTCGTTATCAGAAAGATCCCAATCTGAAAATGCTTCCATAACATCTTCTATTGTTGCATCTTCATCTATAGATAAGTTAAAATGTTCTGATATATTTAAAACAAATTCAGAAAATAAGGTTTCTACCTCAGCACTATCAAAATTTTCTAATATTTGTTTTTCATATAGAGCAATTAAATACTCGTCTCTTATAAGATTTTCTAGATTTTTAGTCATCATGTATATTATCTTTTTGGTATTATTTCTTTTTAGAGGCAGGAGCAGGAGCAGATTTTTTCTCGGCAGGTGATCCTGGAGCAGATGGCATTCCAGGTAACGAAGATAATCCAGTGAATTCTTCTCCTTTAAGAGTAGCCAATTCCTTTTTTATCTTGTATATCTCTTGATAAGGTTCTAATTTTTTCATAGCAACTCCAAGTTCTGCTTTTGCAGCACTTTTTACTTTACCTTTTTTAAATAGATATTGAATAAGTCCTCCAACTTTCACTACTCCAACTACTGCTAATGCTCCAGCACCAGCCACTGCACCAGCAGCACCAACACCGGCAGCAGCTACAAGTCCTAATGCCGCATCTTTCTCTTTTGCGACATCGGCAACGGTGTTTGAATCTTCTGCTATTAAAGCGGATTCAAAAAGAGATTCATTAACATTATTTTCTAGAAGATGCATATCCATATTTTCATAGAAAAAATCTACTTCACTAGATTCACATGTATGGCCTATTCCAGTATGAAATAATAAAAGAAATTTAAGAGTCTCCTCATATTCTTCTTTGCTTGGTTGATAACCAAATTTTGAACAAAGTTCTCGGTATTCTATTAGATCTGGTCTAATTTGAATGGCTTGACTGGGATATATCATTTCAATTATATGATCGTATTTTATTTATATATTCATGCAAAAGCTACAAACAAAAAAAGAGCTTCCCGAAGGAAGCTCTTTAATTTTATAGTTAGATTAGTTAATCTTTTTAGGATTATACTAAAGAACCGAATGTAGCACTTAAAGATACACCTGAAGTTAAGTACATAGTTTCTGGGTGGAAACCAGCTTCAACTAAAGCATAACGAGATTTAACCGCAACTTTAGGAGCCATAGTACCTTCAGCGATAGTTTGAACGCTTTCAGCCATTAAATAAGGCATGAATACTAATCCTGGAGAGTTACCGTCACCTTTACGACCTACGCAGAAACGAGTATCTGCCCAGTTCATGTTAGGATCGTTGTACACTGCCATACCAGCTAAAGTACCGATAGGATAAAGTGAACCACTCATTTGGTTAATTGTGTTAGCCATTGGAGCAGGTACGAAACCAGCAACGTCTTGTAAAGCTGAACAAACTTGACCGTTAGTAACTACGAAAGTAGCTGGTCCACGACGACCTCTAATAGCGATTAAGTTAGCGATAGCTAATACTTTAGACATAATTTTACGTTGACGAGTATGCATGTTTTCTGAAGCAGAGTTAACGTTTTCAGTAGCAGCCATTGTAGCACCACGTAAAGTAGTTGATTGGATAAATGAACCGAAGTTAGTTGCTGACGCAGAGTTAGAAACTAAAAGGGCAGTAGCACCTAAGTTCAAGAAGAAGTTTTGACCTTGAGTACGGATTACGTATTCGTGGTTTCTTTCTCCTAAAGCGAAGATACGTCCAAGGATGTTCTTGTTAATTGATTGAGTTAACTCATTGATAAGAACTGCTTCTACTTGAGAAACTGCATCAATACCAAATTGTTTCAAGTCTTGAACTTGCTCACGAGTAACAGCAGCAGCAACTTGGAAAGTCTTAGCTTCAACTGATTTGTTGAATAGACTTAAGTTCATTACGTTATCTGTAGTACTTTCACCGTCGTTACGAGAATATGGATCGTTAATATCAAATCCAGTGTAATCGTTGTTAGCAAGAGCATTACCAGAGAATCCAGTGATGTGATCTTCTAAAGCTTTAACTAATTCGATAGAATAGTTAGTAACAGTTCCAGCAGAAGCACCACCGATTGTGATGTTAGTTAAACAATCTTTGATTGTGTTAGAACCAGTTAAAGTTCCAGCAACACGTAAGATTGGATTACCATCCAAACGAGAAGATCCTACCATGTAGAAAGTAGCACCACCAGAAGCACCAGAACCACCTACAGTAAATGAAGGGATAGTGTTAGAACCGTAGTCTAATTTAACCATTAAAGGAACATCAGCACCAGTACCAGCAGTTTTACCACCAGCATATACGAAATCCAAGTAAGTTAATACACCCATTGGACCAGGCATTGGCACGACTGGAACTAAATCCAATCCGATTGTTTGAGCTGCAACTTGCATAGCAAGAGGTAGCAATGTGTGAGCTTTATCACCAGATCCAGAAGTGGATGTAGCAAAAGCATCTTGAGTACCAGGGTTTCCAGGGAAACGAGTAGCACCCATACCGTTCACAGCGCCTAGTTGTGCATATGAGTTGTTCTCATATAATTCGTGGTTATGGCAATATTTTGACATCCACTCAACTCTAGCACGCTCAGTGATTCCAGTATTAGACTCGATAATTGGAGCCCATTTTGAAAAAATTTCACTTTCGTTAATTAAGTACATTTTTAAATGTTTTATTTTGTTGTTTTATTGTTTAGTTTTCCGTTACACTTTTTGCATCTTAGTGTGGTGGAATATTATAATCTATTTATCTATGATCTCTTGGATATTTTATCTTTTGAATCTACGTTTTAATTCAGCAGCAACAGTATCCATATAATCTTGAGGAGTTTCATACTTAGAAGATTCGTTAATAGGAGCAACCGGTTCAGTTGATTCTACTTTAGAAACTCTTAAATCTCTTGAAGACCAAAATGAATCGATTTGATATTGTGTACTAAGAACTCTTACTGATGCTTGAGCTTTAATAGCATTCTTTTGAGATTCGTTTAAAGAATTCCAAGCTTCGTTATAACGATTTGGCATATTAGCTAACCAATCATTTTTAGCAACTGGTTTAGTGAAAGCAGATTCCCAGATGTTATTAGCATCAATTGATCCGTACCATTTAGTATTTTCGAAAAGATCAACAATTTTTTCTTGAACTTCAGCAGTTAAAGATTCAAATTCGTTTCTTTTAGATTCAGCTAAGAAATTAAAGAAATGCATTTTAGATTTTTTCTCTTCATCTTTTTGGGATTTAGCAGATTCTAAAATAGCATCAACTCTAGAGTTAATTTCATTTTCAAAATCATCAGCACTTTCAGTTGAATTGATAGCTTCAGCATTTTCATTTACTTTAGTATCATCTTCGTTTGCATTTTCAGATTTGTTATTATCGGATGGATCGTTATTAGAAGTACCTTCGTTAAGACCTTTAACAACATAATCCATATAACCGGTTAAGCTTGCTTGATTCTCTTTTAGGTACTCACTGTACTTAATAATTGAATCACAACCTTCAACGATATAATCGGTATGTGAAATGATATTGTCAACTTGTTCATTGATGTAAGTTTGATAAGCAAAACGCTCATTAACTTCTTTAGCAACATGATTTTGATATTCGATCGAAGAATCAACAGATTCAGCAATTCTTTCAGTGTAAGAAATTCCACTATCTGCTTTTTCAGCAACCATTTTAGTATATTCAATTAAGTGGTCAACCGATTCAGCAAGTTTTTCTGAGTAGTTAATTCCTTGATTTGATTTTTCGCCAACCATTTCAGCGTAATCTTTAACCTTTTCAAGGTTTTCTACGATGTAATCATTGTGAGATATCAAATGATCGAAGTTCTCTTTTAAAGATCCTAAATTTTCTTGGATTTGATTTACTCGTTTGGCAATAGTTTCAGTGTACTTAACTAATGATTCAGTACTTTCAGTTACAGAATCAGTGTTACTTTCAGCGATTTGTTTTTTAAGATTTTCAATTTCGTTTTTAACGATTTTTGTATATTCGTTAAAATCTTCAACTGATATGTTCTCTGTTGTATTATTCATTTTTGAAGATTTGTTTATGTTTTGAGTTTGTTTGTTTTCATCAATTTTTTCGTGATCTTCGAAAGACTCGGCTAATTTAGCACTATAAGGCATTTCGTAAAGACCTAATGTATCATCCATTTCAAATCCAAATGCTTCATTTACTCTTGATAATTCAGCATTAGCAAATCCAGGATCTGCAACTAAATCGTAAGTAAACATTTTTTTGATTTTAACGTGACCATTACTTTCAACCACTCCAGCAGCACGACTAGAAATGTGTAAAGGAATACCAGCATCAACCAGAGCCTTTGCTTCTTTTCCAGCACTAGTATTAAGTAAACGGATTCTTCCCATTACCTTCTTAGTGTTTTTGTCGTAATCTAAAGCTTCAATAACATGAGAAGCATTTTTTAAAGAAACTTCAAAAGATTTAGGATGATCTAATTCACCTAAAAGTTTACTTCCTTTTACTTTTTGAAGAAGTTCATCTATGTGAGGAAGAACTTCCTTTTCGTCGTAAATACGATTGTTTTTGTTTTTAACGCCGATTTCTGTAAAGATTCCTTCTAGGATGTAATTGTCACCTTCTGTTTTGATGTCCAATTCAGAAGAAGATCTTTCCAATACGAGCAAATACTTTTGACTCATTTTACTTAGTTGATTTTTTTATATATCTAGGTTTATTATGATTACATTCCAGTTGCTTCAGCAGCTTTCTTAGCAGAAGCAATTTTTTCTTCATCTTCAATTTCTTTCATTTTCTTATTAGTTCGGATATCATCTGATGATAAACCTAAGAAACGTTGAATTAAGAATTCTGATGCAAAATACTTGATTTCGTTCATATTAGCATCTTGTTCAACAAGACCATCTTTCATTGAAGTAACAAAATCTAGACGTTTTTGAAGGATTTCAATTTCTTTCATTTCTTCAAAGATGTTATATTTGTTAAACTTAATTCCAATTTGAGCTTTAAAAGCATCATCTTCTTTAAGTTCTGGAAAGTCTAAACACATTTGAATCCATAATGGTTTAACAAGAATCTCTTGATAAACTGAACGCATACGATTAACAAAACGACCAAATTTAATTTCATCTCTTGTCATACCTTCAGCATTCATTTCCCATGATGGAGGTGATTCCATATCAAAACGAGAAAGAGGAATTTTAGATACTTTAATTAGTTTTTCTCGGAAATATTTAAGAGCATCTGTATCTGATAAATCTGGACCATCATTACCAATATTCTCGATAGTAGGTTCTCCAGCTTCACCGGATGGTAACCAATACTCTTTATTGAAAGGCATCATTGGTTTACCGTTAACTTTAAGTTCTCCTGATTCTGTATCAAAATCAATATTCTCACGATAATTTTGCATCAAAACACCTAAGCTTTGACGAGCTCTAGTTTTGGATTTACCACCAACCGGAATTACAAATTTAGTTTTGAATGAGGCATTTACCGTAGCCCAAATAACTCTTGAATGCTCCATGATACGAAGCAAGTTAAATGCACGAATAAGACGTTCTACGTAAGAAACACGACTTACGGTATTGGCATGTGCATATGAAAGATAAATTAGTTGAGAATCATATATAACTCTTTCTTTACCAGGTTGAGCTTTAAATTGTTTCCAAATTTTCTTACCCTCTTTATCAAGACCTGGTTCTAAAGATACTGGATCAAGTTCTTTGAAACCGATAATTCTAGTTTGTTCTTTATTGTAGATAATCTCAAATGCGAGATATCCATCAATTAACCATTTACGAAAATAAGACCAAGCAGAAATATCGTTATTGAAACCAAAGTATTGATAAACTCTTTTAAAGTTTGTATCTAATGCATACTTAACGGCTTCTAGTGTTTCCGGTTCAAGTGTCTGATCATCAAAAGTTAATGGTGTACAGAAGTAATTTTTTTCGTCATAGACGACACATTCGTCACATAGGGTATCGAGAATCTCTTCAATTTCATCTTGAATAGAGAATTTTCTAAGATCCTCTCTCTTTTTAATATAAGATTTGTCAAAAATAGAAATACTTTTACGGAGATTAATATCCGTCATTGAAAGGTTGGCAAATAGAGCATAATCGTCATATTCACCACCGGCTGCATTTCTTGGATCTAATCTCCAACCGAAACGGTCTTCATTGATACCTATGGCTTTTGAGTTTCTAAGAACCATATCATCGTATATCATCCCGAAAGATGATAACGACTTAAGAGCTTTAGAAACGACATTTCTCGAAGATGCGGATGGTCTACCAGCGTAGGTTTCCTCTCTATTTACAAAGCCTGCCATATTAGTTTATTTTAGTATTTTATTATTTATTCGTTGTGATCGAGCCATAATGACTTCAATTACTTATTTTATGAATTTATATCTATTTAGTTTTTTCGCCATCTCTCGTTTCTTAGCGTTTGCGGCACCATTACTCATTTGAGATCTAAGATAAAGTTCAAATCCTTTATATACATCGAACAACGAAACTTTCCCTTCTAATTGTGGAAAAATCTTAGGCTTATCCATTCTAGAAACAATTTCCCAATCTTCATAACAAACAATTGCTTTAGGTGATTTTATTCTATCTGGAATATAAGTTCTTACGGCATATGATAAACCGGCTCTATCTAGAGCAACTTTAAGAGCATACAAATCAATAGGTACGAATGCTTGTTCTTGTCCATCAAATGGATTCTTCTTTGATGCGGCTTCATATAGAGGTTTATACATTTCTCTAATTTTACCAACAATATATTTTCTAGCTTTTGGAGGATACCAACTAATATTGATACCAACTTCTAACTTTCCATTCTCTGTCATAACTTGACCTAATGCAATAACAATAGGATGCATATCATAATAATCTAGAACGGTCTTATATTTTGGATCGTATTTAAAAACGTATATTTTACCAGGCTTAAGTTTATTATCACCAGTTTCAACTACTCTTTTATTTCGAGTATCTTTGAGTGTGTCAATGAACCATTGATACGCATCATCGACGCCTTCAGATTGAGGAGTTTCAGGATTTGTATTAGCTTGGACTTTAATAAGGTCCAAAAGCATTCCAAAAAGATCTAATAGCCCTTTCATGAATTAAGGGTTTTGGTAAAAAAATCTTCAGTGACTAACATATATTCCCAACCTCTATTTTTAGCATACTCTTCGGCATATTTCTTTTTGCACATATTAGTAACAAAAGCTGAATATGCCCATTTATAACTTTCTAGTTGTTTGGGAGTTTTACGTTTTGGAGGATTTGGCTTCGTTAATTGAGCCTTGGGTTTAACTTCAACTATAATGGTTCTTTCATTAGAAGTTTTTACCAAAAAATCAGGGAAATATGTATGATATTTCTCGTCTAAAGGATTGAAGTATTTAATAGAAAGCGATTCCGAAGACCACTGAATGATCTCCGGATTCCTTTCGCAATATAAGCAAAATTTCTTTTCCCATGATGAACGGTAAATGATTGGTCCATTACCGAAGTATTTCTTGCACTCTTGGATAGGGAAATATCCTTGAACGAAACCTGATTTCTTAGTTGGTTTGTTTCCTTTTATTGAGCGCATACATGTTGAAATTATTAGTTTTGTTTAATAATTTCGCCATCTTTAATAGCTGATTCTAATTCTTTGTCAGTTAATTCTAGAGGTTCCGCTTCACCAAATTGTGTAGATGAATTGAATATATGAATTCCACCAGTGTAACCTTGATAAATGTTTTCTGCTTGCCAGTTATCCATTCCAGGCTCATATATAACATATTCAGCACCAACTTTTAACTCTTTACTGTTTTTAACAGGAGCACCAAAATCTCTTCGTGGATCAATATAATCAGGTAAAACTTCTTTTCCTTTATAAAGTTTAGATTCATCTAATTCGGTAGATTCTCTTAGAGCATCAACCTTTTTCTTCAAATTAACAACCGTCATTTTAGCATGAGCTAAATCCAATTGAGCTTTATAAACATTAGCTTTTTCTGGTTTAGATTTCATCATTTCTGAATAACGAGCAATTTGATTTTTGATTCGATCTTCTGCATCTTTATTTACTTGATCTGCAGTTCTTTTAACTGCTTCATTTACTGGTTGAACACCACCATCAGAAACAGCACTATTAATTTGGTCATCCTTAAGATTAAGCACAGTTTCCATATCTTCGGAATTGAAGATATAACTACCATCACTTACTCCTTGATACATCATATTCGAATGAGTTTTACCATCTAATTTAATGACGTATTCTTTACCAGGCATTAGCTCTGATGCAGATTTAATTGCAGGCAATAGAACATCTATATCAGATGTATTAGCTGGATTAAATTCAGCGGCTTCTGATACGAATTCAGAAAATGTTTTTAGATTCTTCATATAGAATTTTTAAGTTTTTAATTAAGCAGCAACGATTTCACCAGCTTTAAATGCAGCAGCATATTCAGCTTCAGTAAATTCACATGGAGAAGTAGTTATACCATCTTCTTTAGCTTCTGGGTTGAAGATATAAACTCCGTCAGTATTACCTTGATAAATGCAAAGAGAAGTTTCTTCTCCTTTTTTAACATTGTATTTTTTTCCTGGAGTTAATTCTTGATTGAATTCATCGCTAGTAGCTTCTGCTGCCGGATTAAATCCTGAAGCATCGTATTTACCAGCTTCATTAACTACGAATTCGTCGAAAGACATTAAATTTTTCATATTTGTATTATTTTGTTTTTTATATTTATCTATGACATATAGTTATATGCCTAATTAAGTCATAATTGGATTCCAACCACCAGATGCAGGATCATTAGTTTTGTATATACCTTTAGTTTTCACATTTAGATCTGATGCAGTAGAGGTATAAGTTCCTGTACCAACAGTTCTATTTGGATCTTTATTAATAGAAGATTCTGCATTAGAATTTGATGGATCTAAAACAGCATCGGCCATTTGTTGCAAATCTTCTTCAACTTTTTGACCATCATTAGTTTCTAATGGTTTGGTTTTAAGCATCTTATTAACTTCTATAAAGAATTCCATTTCTTCTGGAGTTAGCTTAGATTTTACATATTTAGCCATTTCTCTTAAGATCTTAGATCTTTCTTTATTATTGGCAGCAACTTTAACAGTTTCTCTTTTACCTGCCATAAGAGGCTTCATATAAGGGAATTGTTGAAGTTTAGTCATAAATCCATTTAATTCTGGATCATCGTTAAATTTAGTAGCGATTGCTCCAGCCGAAGCTTTCAATTTAGCATCTTTTCTAGCGGCAATCATTTTCTGAGAGATACCGGCAAACCATTGAGAGAAAATTACTGCGGCAATAGCAAGACCACCACCGGCAATAGCCATTCCTGTTTTAATTGCATCAGCAGCAAGTATACCTTTGGTAACTTCCCACCATTGAAGATCTTCATTAATGGCTTCATCGATAACTACATTATGCGATTCAACTAAATGATGTACTCCTAAATGATCCCTGAACATTATTCGTCCATTAACCATTTCTCTTGAAATTATAATACCCGAGTAACCATCAGCAGCTACAATGCTTTGACCAACTTTTAAGTTGGTTCCATCAAATGCAATTGGAGGACCTAGAATAAAATCCGAGTATGTTGGTAAATGATTCATTGTTATTATATATTTTTTATTCTTCTTCTGTTTTATCGGTTTCTAATTCACCTTCTGCTTCTTCCTCTTTTGGAGTTCCACCAGGAAGAACTTCTTTTTTACCAGTTTCGGCATCGGTTTCTTCGGCTTTAGCTTTTGCTTTAGGATCAACTCTTTTTAACTCAAATTGTTTAGGTGAATCATTGGTGAAAACTACATTACGACCATAATCAAAAACGAAAGATAATTTAGGTTCTTTATCTTTAGTATACACTTCGAAAGTTTTAGTAAAAGAATCTTGTTTTATAGTATAATCTTCTTTGTTTTCAATTTTCCATAAAGCCCACCAAGTAGAACCCATAGTATAAGTTCTATTAAATCCTGAAGTTTTACCTTCATTAACGAATTCTGAAAAGGTTTTAATTGCGTACATTCAATTATTTTATATTTCCCCTCGATGATATTTGTCTGATTCGATTTGATCCACGACCATTAAATCTACTAGAGCTTTAAAAGCAGCAAATGTTTTCTTCGAATACTCTAAATCACCCATTTCTCTATCAGCATAATCATCTAGGTGATTAGCTAAAGGAACTAGAACTTCATTAAATGTAACTGAATTAATTCGTTGATCTTTGTATTTAGAAGTTACATACTTAAGAGCTTCATTGCTTCTTGCAGCTTCATTAATGAATTCCGAAAATGTTTTAATAGTGCTCATATTATATTTTATATTGAGTAGATACCTTCGCGATCCATACCACCATCAAGTGATAAAGTTCCTTTGTATTTACCTGGATGTAGTTTATTCCATCCTTTAGCATATGCATTCTTTGCAACTTGTGTATAGAATGCAAATGCGTTTTTAGTTTTTTCTGGTTTGAATCGATCCCAGTACTTGAACAAATCCAAAAGAGCAAAAGCGATACAATCCTCTCGGTCCATTGGATTTTCATATCTTAGCTTTTGATTAGCTCGTTCAGCTATTAATATGAGCATCTTCTCCGCCTTTGGAGTTAGTTTCTTTTGCTCTAGTGATATACAAATTTCTTCGTATAGTTCTTTTGGTTTTACGTATATTGCCATTTTTTAAATTTTAGCGAAAAGTATTCTTTTTTTCGCTTGAGCTTTACTTCCATCAGGCATAATAATATCAACCATATCATCATCTCCTCTTTTGGTAAAATCTAAAGCGTCCATCTTTACTGAATCACCTTTTGCCAAACCTTTAAAGGGTTCAGCTAAAGTAGCAACGACATAATCGTCACTTGCTTCAATTAAGAGTTTTTTTTTGTAAGCTCTTCGGATTGAGTGTTAATTTCACTCTCTACTATAGCTTTCGCTTTATTTATATGCTCAATATCGTAAACGGATAATTTCTCGATTCTGTTAAGTTCTTCTAATTTCTCTTGTAAGAATTGAATTTTTCTTTCAATTTTAGAGTTTTCATCAGCAATTTTAGCTTTAGTAACTTCTTCAGCTTCAATCAATTTAGTCAAAGAATTAGTAATATCATAATTCATAAATTCTTTAACGATTGATACGGCGGCTTCAGCAGTTTCAGCTTTAACAAATTCATTAACATTCATTGCAGGATTAACCTTTTGAATGTAGATATTTTCTGCAATAGTAAATACAGTTGTAGATACTCCACGGAATTTTTTAGATTCAACTCGGTAAGCGAAATCCATATCTTTAATTTCTGCACCTTCGGCAATTGCACGATTGATAACATTAACTTTATTGATTTCGTTGAATTTGAAAAGACCAGTTTTAAGTAAATGTGTTTCTAGATTAGCAGCTTCAACCAATTTACCATCAACTGTAATTTTAGTACCATCTGCTTCGAAGGTAACATCTAAAATAGATCCAGCCTTAGGATAGAATCTCATACCGTTTTTAACGATAGTAGATGATTCCATTAAGTTAAGTAATCCTTTAAATTTTTCATCAGGAGTAATTGTAGATTCAGTGATTTCTTCACCTTTAATCGTTAACATTTTTCCGTTAGAATAGAATGTATAAGATTTTTCTTCTTCGTTAATGATAACTGGAGAATAAACTTTAGAAACTTTGTAGTTACTATCGCTTTCTGAAAGAGATCCTTTAGATTTTTCAGCAAATTCAACTAATTGTTTAACTAGAGGAATCCATTTTTCTGATGTAAGATCTTCAGATATGGCAAATACTGGATTTTCTGCATTTGAACATTCACGAAGTTTATTAATTGCATTCATATAGAATTTAGATTCTCTGTGATTTTCAAGATCAAAAATAACAGATTCAACTAAGATAGCAAATTCATTTTCAGCAAGGATGTTATTACATTCTTTGATGTAATCGTTAATAACTGGCATCCAAGAATAAGCAGATAATTCTTTAACTGCGGTTCTCATGATATTTACCTTTTCAATTAAGTAAGGATTAGCAACCCGTGAAGTTGATTCGTTGATAGCAGCATTAGCAACACTTTTTGCTTTTGCTTGTTCAACACCTTTACCCATTAGGTATGTGTATGCATCAGTTGCAGTTGTAGTTCCTTCAGAAACTTCTACTGTAGCGAATCTAGAAAGAATACGTTCAGCAATAAATTTAGATGTGTTGTTTCTATCAATACTCTCAAGTAGAGTTGAAACTCTATCTTTCAAAGAAGCAGATTCGAAAGCGGTTTTTAATTTTGACATGTTTATATGTTTTTTTGTTTTAATGATTTTACTTTGCAGCACCTACACCTTTAAGGTTAGGATATTTTTTGATAACGGCTTTAACGATATCATTTTTAAGATCTTTATATTGTGGCCAAGTTGCCCAAACTAATGCAGTTTTACCATGTTTTTCGTCATGTATAGGCCATGATCTTTTAACTGGAAATACGAAATCGTCGTCTTTCAATTTAGCTCTAACTTTAGGATCGAGTTTTTCATCTAAATGATAATCTAAAACGTCAACTAATACTTCATCTTCGATTCCTTCAATTTCCATTTCCATAGATTCTCCAAGGATTTTCTTGATTTTTTCTAGCTTTTCTGCATCTTTAAGAGCAGATTGTAATGCAGCAACTTTAGCGGAAGCATCATCATCGTCAGTTTTAGTTTCACCATCTTCTGCTTTATCTTCCATATCGTCACTATCTCCCTTTTTCAATTTATCTAAGGCATCTTTAACATCTTCATCGGGTTTAGCTTTTGATGGTGGAATTCCTTTAGTAAGGTCAGATGTATCAGCCTTAAGGATGTCATCATCTTCAAATAAACCTTCATTCACTCTTTCAAATACTTGACCAAGAACACGTTGTTTGCGTTCTTCGTCAATTCCTAAAGTTGTAAGGTAGGTATAAACTTGTTGAGGGGTTTTTCCTTCTTCAGCTAATTTTTTTACAATAGGGTATAATGACCCTTGTCCGTAATAAGAGTAAGCTCCTATTAAATGTTCGTTTACAAATTCGTCGTAAGATTTGATACTCATGTCACTTCTTGATTTTATTATATATCTTTGTTTTTATGCATTAATAGGTCCTTGGGGATCAGTTGATTTTGGCCAAGGCACAGGATCCGCTGATGGGATTGCACTATTTATTTGCGTAACAGTGGTTGCGTTGTAATTTGGATCGGTTGTTGACGATCCACTAGCTCCAGTATTTCCAATTATTCCGGTAGGTCCTAAAGTAAAAGGAGGAGCTACTGTAGATGAAATGAATCCTTGCATAGTATTTCCAGCAAAAATCTCGGTTTCTGGTCTAAATATCGGTAAATGACTCTTAATTTGAAGAGAAAAAGTTACCTTGAATTCTTTCTTATCATTGAATGTGAATTCTACGGTTCTTTCATTGGCAAGATCATCTGGGAACATAATTAGACATGGTATTCTAGTATAACCAATATCCACTTGATAAACTTTATTCTTATAGAAAGTTTTGATAATAGCCTCTGAACATTTCAATTGATCTAAAATAGAATCCAAATAGATTGTGCAATCTACATTCATAATCATGGGAACCATATAGGTTTCGTAATTATAGGTATTAAGAGTACCATCCTCTTCTTGTTTAAGTCTATTCATACGAACAAACTTATTAACGATAGCCGAAGTTTCAATAGAAATTCCAGAAAAGTCACATATTCCTCTAGGAATCTTGTTATAGAATGATTCTGCCTCTAATAATTGAGGATCAAAATCTATATTATTTAGGAAGTTATCTTGTAAGTAACGTTCAGTACCGGTTGTACTAAAATAAAAAGGAACTTTAATTTCTCTTTTATCGCTAACACCCCTTCCGGTCTGATTATACCATTTGATGGAATCATAAAGAGTCGCTAGCAACCCAACCATGACGTTTCTAAAATAAACGTCATCTTTATTAAAATGAAGATCGTATTGAGACAATTAGTATCTTTTATTTTATATATTCTCGTGTAATTACGAGATATTTTCTATATGCAATTTAGAGAACCCAGATTCTTTTATAGCTTCAACTCTTTTATCGAAAAGTTCTATTGGAAGTTCTGTATGGTTAACTACCCATGTGTTTAATGAATTTTCAACCGATACATCTTTTAGAATTTTTAAAATTTCATAAATACCTCCAGAATCTACTGATGAGAATATTTCATCTAAGAAAAGAAGGTTTAATGAAGGATATCTAATTTTAAGCAATCTTAAAAGAGAGATAATAATAACAAAATCTGCTTTTTTACGTTCACCAGTTGACATGCTTCGAGCATTAATTTCTTCACCTAAAGAGTGTATCGAACAATCGAATTTTTCATCGAATCTAATCAAATAAGGTAAGTGCATTTGTTTAGACATATTTTGAATAGATTGATTGATGGTTGGAATGATAGTTTTCATAGCTAAATTCTTAACACCATCATCGCCAAGTACACTTTCAACAATATCTAAGAAGGTATCTTCGGTTGAGTTATTAGAGACGCTAGATTTTCTTTCAAGAAGTTTAGTTTCATTCTCGGATAAGATTTCATTAAGATAATCCATATCTTCTTCTCGAGTCTCTTTAGCAATTCTTTCAGCTTCATTTTTGTATTGTCCGATAAGAAGATTGATCTTAATACAAGATGAATCCATTTCTTTTATTTTAGAAGAAAGAGAATTCATTTTGCCGGAAAGGTCTAGATATTCTTCTTGGATATCGTTATATTCTTCCTGTTTGGTTCTTACTTTCTCTTCTAATTCAGATTTAAGATGTTGATGATTTTCTGTATTTAGATCTGCATTACATGTAGGACATTTTGCATTGTTGTATAGCTTTAATGAATTTACTGCATTTCTTAGCTCAAAAGATAATTGTTCTTTTTCATTCCCTTTTGATTTGATTGCATCATTAAAGTCGGTTTCTTTGGTTTTAACTAAGGCTAAAGCATCATTGATCTTACGTTTTTGTTCAATCATATCTTTAATTTTCCCTTTGTATTCTTCTATTAATCTAATTCGATCTACTTTTTTAGAAGATTCTAATGTAGAAATTTTAGTATTGACAGATTCAATGGATTCTTGAATAATATTTAGCTCATCACTAAGCGTTTTAATTCTTTCGCGAAGATCTTTTCTTTCTGATCTAATTTGGTCACGCATTTGATTAATTATAGTGAATCCAAATAGCCTATCTACGATGTTTCGTTTATCACCAGTAGACATTGTTAAGAATGATCTAAAATCATTAATTGAAAGTACAATGATATTCTTAAATACTTGATATGGAATATCGAATATTTCGGTTTCTAGATAATCTTGGACATTTGCATTACCAGCAGTATCATAAGTAACCGTATCTATTTTAACTTCAAATAGATTAGGAGATACTCCACGAGTAATTTCGACTAATTTATTTTTCGATCGAATAACGATTCGACACCAAAGGTTTTTATTAATTCTATTAGGAAGATCTGATTTGTTTTTTCTTTCAATTCTACCGTAAAGAGCAAATGTAATTACTTCTGATATTGTAGATTTTCCATGACCATTAGATCCTAGAAGCAGGTATAAATCTCCTGCATCTTTTTCAAATTCAATCTTCTGAATTTGATTTCCATAACTATTGAAATTTTTCCATTCTACTGTTTGAATTCGCATATTAAATTTCTTTGATGGTTTGATTGTATAAATTAGAGATTTTAACCTCGATTCTTTTCTTTACGGAATCATCTACACTACGCATTTGAGTGATGTATTTTTGGCACATTTCAAATATTGAAAGTGTTTCTAGATCTTCTCCATTGATATCAATATTTTGATCTTCTTCAAATGGGAATACCTCTAGCTTCCTAGCCACTTCTGAGATGGCGTCTATGATTGGATTAACTTGGTATTTAAGTATATAGTGCGAAGGTATATACAGATCAACTCTGTTATTCCTACATTCATCTAATATCTCTCCTAAAGTATTCTCTAAATAACGATTTAGATGAACTCTAACAAACTTAGGTGAATAAGTATTCTCATGAAAAGTTTCTTCAAAGGTATTGAAGTTAAATTCATAGAATCCTTTTGGATTTCCAGCATCGGAACGAGTCATTTGATATGGATTGCCAACCATTGTTACATTTCCTCGTTTCTGTCCCCAATGTATATGACCAGAATAAACTCGTTCGTAGGTTTTTAGATCATCGGCATGAAGACCTTCTTCTACATCTCTTGAATTATCAAATTTAAGCGAGTAGATGTTAGTATGACAGAATAGAAGTTTAGGATCTTCTTTACCAAATTCGGCAATACAAGTTTTTTCTTCATTAACATCGGTTCTCCAAGGCATAAATAGAGCTTTGGTTCCATTGATATCTGCTAAAGTAGGTTCTTTGATGATATGTACTTTAGGAATGTATTTTAAGCAATCTAAAGATGATATGTCGTTTGATGTTTTTTTCATAACATCATGATTTCCGGCTATAATGTATATAGCATCAAAAATATGACCAAGTTCTTCGAATATTGCCATTCCTTCATGAAGAACCATTAGATTAATAGATTGACGATTATCAAATACATCACCAGTATGTATTAGAATTGTTCCTGGTTCGTAAAGCTCTTTTGCTTTAGGTATAAAATCTTCGCGAAACCAATCCATCATTGTGGTTAACCATTCAGCAGAATTTGACCTTGCTCCTAAGTGTGTATCGGATACAATGATTGCTTTGTTTGCGTTTATCTTCATTAAAAAAGTGCTTTTATGTTTTGTAAATATCCTCGGGACTTGAGATCTTGAATAAGTTCGGTTTTGAACTTATTAGATAAAGATTCGTAGAATTTGTCAGGTGATATTTCATATATTTCACACATACAAGAGTAAATTTCAATTCGAGTTCCTGGACCAATTGCTTTAATTAAATGACTGTATATTTCATTAATTTCAGATTTTCCAATTTTCTTAAATTCACCATTGATGGGTTCTAGGTATGCTTGATATTTCTCGACTTTAGCAATTTCTTCATATAGTCTTTCTTTCACTAGATCAACATCGATTGAATCTTCGATGGAATGAGCTTTATAAGAATCATCAATAGAAAACGTTTGATTGGAACTTTCTAATTCGATTTGATCGTAATCGTTATCGAATATTTTATCTCGTTTTACTGCATTTTCTTCAGGAACTAATGGTAGACCATCTTCCGATAATTCATTTTCTGGTATGTTATTTTCTGGAGTATTCATTTTATATACTTGCTGTTATTGTTGTATCGCTTTCAGTTAATCTCATATATTCATAATTTATTCGATACATGGTTCGGCTGTTTTTACCAGAACCGTTTCTTATTTTTAATAGTTTCAACCAATATTCATTATTCATATGCATTGAGGTATCTTGTATAATACCATAAATCATATCGGCAGTATGTGATAATCCGGCAGATTCAGCGATATTTCCTAGGTTTAATTCAGTTGAATCATAACCACTTCGATTAATTTGAGTAGCAGTTATTACAACCCAATCGTTTCGAACTGCCATAGCACGAAGATCTTCGGCGATTTGTTTAATCTTCATGTAAGTATTTTCTGTATTGGGATTTCGATAATTTGCTAGAATATTAATATAGTCAATTATAATTACTTTAAGTTTAATTCCTTTAGTTAATTCTAATTCTCTTAAATACATTTCAATTTCAGGAACAGTTACTTGAGAAGTTGGATATTCTTTAACGAATAGATTTCCAGTAGGGATTACTCCATTTGCTAAAGAAGCTAAACGAGTTTGTATAAATCCTGATTCTTTAGATTTTCTTTCGTATTCACTTACTTTAACATTTAATAGGTTTGCACCGATACGATGAATGAAATCAATATCTGCCATTTCAGCAGTTATTACTGCAACATCGAAACCTGCACGAACATAATTTACAGCATCATTAGCTAACCAAATTGATTTACCGACATTTTGTTCACCGGCATATACAATTAAAGATTTTGTTCGATAACCACCACTGAAATTATCAACGAAATTATGACATGTGGTGATTTTAGAATTTGCTGTAGGTATGTGATTTTCAGCAGAGAAGAAGTCTTTACCTAAGTCCTTATCAAAAGTAATAGAGTTTCTTTCATTAATAAGAGATTTTACTTTTTGAATTACGTCTTTAACATTATCAGGATTAACCTTTACAGTTTTAACATATTCGATTGTATCAATCAAAGATTTATCTAGAGATTTCCAAAGAATCCAAGCTTCACTAGTTTCTCGAATCCAATCAGGATCGTATGAATCAAGAGGTTCGTCGAATACAAGATCTATAATAGATTCCGTGATTCGATCTTTAAATTGATCTTGTCTAGCAATTAATTTAACTTGGTCTCGGGTAGGAATTTGTGAAAATCTACTGTGAAAGCCTTTTGTGATTTTGTGTAAAGTCGAGATTTCGTCGTTATCGTAAAATCCTTCGTCAATACTTGATAAGTATTCTGGGTTTTTACAGGTATATAAGTAAAACGCCTTTTCAAATTCGGATGATCCAATCATAGATTTTATAATTATATGTTAATTATATGTTGTTATAGAACTTCATAGTATATTGTGAATTTAGTATCTTTATTTACTTTTATTTTGTTGTCCTTTAGCAAATTGCTAATAAGGTCGTTATATTGTTCAATGTTTCCGTTTAGTTTTTCTTTCAAGGTTGAATCTGGAAAAATCACATTACCGGTTTCTTCTAAACCACGATATGTATGTATAAAATTATGACCACCTTCTACCCAGTACCAATTATGTACTAGGTAGAGGAAGTCCTCATATGTAGGAAAATCTAGTTCATCTCGAAAAGATCCGAGCATGTATTTGATTTTTATTTGTTCTTTATTCAGCATCGCTAATATCATCAGAGTTTAAGAAAATTGATTCAACTTCATCTTCAGCAGAATTAATTCCATAGCTGAATTTAGGTTTAATACATTTTTCATTAATCATCTGTAGTATTTCGTTAGTCCAAACTTCCGGAGTAAATAATTCATTAGCTGGAATACCCTTTCCTAAATGTTTAACTATATAATTACGAGCAGTTTCGCGAGGAATGAAGTATTTGGTTTCACCTTGATAATCAAAAGAATGAGCGGTTGCTTTATCTTTATCGCTCATTTTCTCGTATTCTTTATCGGTAATTAAATTTCCTTTTTGAATACCACAAGTTTCCCAATTCATATATTCTTCCATTCCAATATAAGGGTTCATTCCTTTATCCCAACGGATATGAAACTTAATAGGAATTGGTTTACCAAAACGATTTTTAAGAGTTTTAACGGTAACAATAATTCCAGTTTGTACGGTTCCTTCTTTAATTTGAGCTTTAGATAAAGCCAAGATAACAGAAGCCGAATAGATTAAACCTCCACCACCGGATAGGTTCACTGTAGGGAACATTCCAGTAGAAGCGTATGTGTGATTTGTAAATACGAATGGAATTCCAAGACCAGTTAGATCAGAAGTAATAATACGGAATAAAGAGCGAATCGATTTTGCACGAGTCATATCAGCGGCAGTATTTCCACTGATTGCATCATCAATTTCTTTTGTAGTTGCAAGCATCCCTAACGAATCGAGACAAATCATGATTTTAGGTAGAGTCATTTTAGCTTGTTTAGCTTCCATCATTTTTTTCACTAATGTGGTAATAGAAGTTCTGAATTTTGCAATATCTGAAACCGGTTGATGATCGAATCTTTCAGGATTAACTCCAAATGATTGAATGTTATCTACATCGACTGCACCTTCAGTATCATAATAAACCACATAATAACCCATTTCCTGAGCTTTTGCGACCATATTAAGAAGTAAGAATGTTTTACCAGTACCTGAATCACCAGCTAAACATATTGTTCGATTGTTAGGAATACCACCGAAAAGATCACCACTAAAAACTGCGTTTAGATGATAATTTCCAGTATCGATCCATTCTGTTATTTTTGAAAATTCCGATTTGCTGATAACGTCACCAAATGGATTGATTTTTCTAAGCTCTTTCTGAAGCTCACCAATTGTAAATTCTTTGCTCATGTTGTTTATTTAATTTAATTTTTATATGTTAGAAAAGGCTTACTGTATATGCCAATGAAGGATTCAAAGCCGGAATACCTGTTGGCGTTATGATTCGATTAAGTGGATCTAGAATTGATCCTTGAAATTGTCTTTCAATATTCATTTTAGGAGCAATTTCCATGGGATGCATTCCTGCTTTATAGGCGAATACATCACAAAATGAATCGTTTGCATGATACCATTTTAGCTTATCACCTGATCGAATCATTTCGTATTTACCTTTAAGTTTGGGATTTTGATTAAGTAAATAATTGTAATGTGCTGCTGCTCGAACATGAATAGGACAACCTTTTTGAAGTTCTAGCTTATCGTTATCGTTGATTACAAATTTTTGATAATCGGAAACCGAACGACCCATTGAAATTTTTTCAATATTAGATAGCTTAAATTCTCGTTTGATTTCTTTGATTAGCTTAACTAAATCACTTACGTCTTTTTCGGTAATCTTACCTTTTGAGAACATATACTTTACAGCATCGATAAGTTTACCTCTGCAAAATACAGGAGTTGATGATTGAATAATTTCTAGACCAGTTGTTTTGATATATGAAAGATTATCGTAATCTTTACCATCTTTCCAAATGATATTTTGGATGTATTTTTTCTTAGCTACCCAAATTGCATTTTCTGCAATAGTTTCTAATTCGAAATCTAGATAATTTTCGGTTTGAAATGTTTTGGCATAATCATTAAGAACTTTCTTAATATAATCAGATAATCTAAAGGAATTAAGAGTTAGAACAAATTCTTTTACGGTACCTTTCCATTGAACCGCTTCCATACATTCTTCGAAGATTAAATAACCTGAATCCGTATCGGTATATTTCCAAACATTACCTTTGATTCTAGGAACTACTTGGTTTTCGATAACACCTAATTCAGTTAGTAAAGGTTTGTCTCGATGAAAGAATTCTTTGAAATACTTATCAACCATACGTTCAGTAAATTTGATAGCATCTTGTCCTTGAAGAGTTACTGTTTCTGCAACTGAAATATTATAGAAGTGAAAATACTCATTCGCGAAGGCTCCATAAATTGAGTTAATAATTAGTTTAATTCCCTGTTCCTGAGTACTGCATCGAAGTTGTTCGGCTTTAAGAGCGGTTATAGCATCTTCTCGATCTTTACCTGATAGGGATTCGAGAAGTGCTGGAATATCTTCTATTGCAATTTTTTCTGGATTGAAATTAATCATTTGTTTTTTGTTTATGGTCCTTTAATAAATCTTCAATTGAATTGTATTCTTTAAGAGATTCCATTTGTGTATTATCGTTAAGATATAAAACGGCTTCTTCTCTATCGAAAGCGAACCATTTTTTCGTATATTCATTGTAATGAATAAATTTTGGGTATAGGTTGTACATAATTTTTATTCTGTTATTGCTAGGTTTAGAGCTAATTTTGTGTTTGTTTCAGTTGAATCAAGAATTAATTTATTAGAACAAACATGGATGCGATAAGTTTCTTTATCAATTCTAGATAGAAAAGATTTGAAGATATTTTTTGGAGTAGATTTGATTTTTACTCGATCATCTACGATAATATCAAATCCTTCATTTTTGATATGTACACCTTGTTCGTCGGAATAAATTGATAGTAATTCACCCTTATCCATTGTTTGTAAAGATACAATTTTATTGAAGTCTTCAGCGGCTAAGATAAATTGGAATTCTTCACTACCAAGATCAAATGCTCGAATGGTTTGATCTGGAGTCATTGAAGTGAATCCTAAAGAAATATCTTGACAGGCAATTTCAATTTTTAGTTTTTGATCTTGTAGAATGATTTTATCTGCATAGATTAGTTTATCTTCCATATCTTCGAAGCAAGATACTTCGGCAGAAAGATGATGTGCATCAAAATATTTTAAACATTCGAGTAGCTTAGATCCTGAATAGAACGATAACTTAATTGGTTGTGTTATTGGTGATTCAAATTCAAATACGCTGGCGATTGGAAGGTAATTAGATTTTACAACATCCTTTGTTGGAGTATAAACATCTGACCAAATTCTTTCACTATCAAAATTCAAATAGATTGAATTGTCCATTAGCAACATTTTCCTTACTAACATAGATAAATTTGCAACGGAAATTTTCGTGATTTTAATTTTCATTTTTATTGATTTGTTTATTATTTTATGATTGATTTGATTATTAAGTAAGCTCTGCATATCCATCTCGGATATAAGTATTTAGCCATTGTTCCATATCTTTGAGTATAATACACGATGAACTAGCGGTAGATCCGTCTTTTTTGTTTATGTGTTTTACTCGAATGAACCATCCATCTGAATCCATTGCTAGATCTTCTTCAAAGACAATATCTTGTCTAGATTTAGGTTTACTTAAATGATGTAATATCGCCATATTTAATTATATGAAAAAGGGATCCATAAAAATGAATCCCTTAAATATGTTAATTAGTTTTTACTATCCGTCGCAAGATGCACAATTTTCATCGAGTGCTTTAGCGGCAATATCACCTCGAAGAACAGATTCGGTTCTCATGTAATAGAGTGTTTTAATTCCTTGTTTGTAAGCTTCCATATGAACTTGATTGATAAATTTAGGAGTAGCTTCAGTAGGAAATGCAAGATTAAGAGAAACTGATTGGTCAATGTATTGTTGACGTAATCCGGCTTGTTTTACTAATTCCAATTGATTAATTTCTTTGAATGTCTTAAATACATCTTTGAATGGAATCAATTCGGTTTTTTCAATATCAGATAAAGTTTCGATCTTTTCTTTATTTACCAAAGAATCTCGGTGAAAGAACCAATCATCTAGAAATTGTAAACCTTGAATCGATCCACCATCAATAAGTATTTGATCCCATACTTCTTTTTGATTACGTTTCATACGTTTAAGATATTTCTCCAATGTAGGATTTTTACGAATGAAAGTTCCTTTAGCAGTTTGTTCGGTAAATACGTTTGCTGCCCATGGTTCAATACCAGCAGATACATTTCCACTTAATTTAGAATTGGATACGGTTGGTGCAATTGCTCGTAAATGAGTATTACGCATTCCAGTTCCAATACACCAAAGTGGTTCTCCATATTCTCTAGCCATATCTCTAGAAGCTTGATCAGATTCTAGCTTAATTTGAGAGAATATCTTGCGAGTTTCGAATCTTGCAAGAAGACCTTCGAAAGGAAGCCCTTTATCTTGTAAATAAGTATGCCATCCTAAAACTCCAAGACCTAATGCTCTTCCTTTTTCGGCAGATCTAACAGAATTGGTAAATCCGCTCATGTATTTTGCTTTCTGTATAAATTCTTCAAGTACACCATCTAAAAACCAAGTTGATGTGTAAATAAGATCAGTATCTTTCCATTCATCATATTTAGCAAGATTAATAGAAGATAAACAACATACAAATGAATGAGATTCGTCGGTATGTAAAGTAATTTCTGAACAAATATTAGTCATGTAAACTTTAAGACCATTTTGTTTATAGGCTTCAGGATTGTTGCGATTAACATTTCCTTTGTACATGATATATGGTTCACCGGTTGTACGTCGTTTACGAAGTACTGCAGTCCATCTTGATCTTGCTTCTTTATCTCCTTGTTCAACTTTATTCATAAATGCATCAGAGATAATAACGCATTGATGCAGATTAAGAGATTGTCGATTAACATCACCTTTTGGTTCTCGAATTTCTAACCATTCCCAAAAATCATTGTGTTCAATATCAATATTAACAGAAGCAGCGCCTCGTCTAACACTTCCTTGTGAAGTTGCTAAAATAGTTGAATCATAAATTTTACAAAAAGGAACGACACCATCAGATGTTCCATTATTCTTGATTATTGTTCCGGCAGGTCGGATTTGATTAATACCAACTCCAACACCACCACCATGTTTAGCAAGCAACATAAGTTCCAGATTCTTGGTACCAATATCAAAAATTGAATCGGCAACATCAATACCAAAACATGATATTGGAAGACCTCGTTCAGTTCCGGTATTTGAAAGAACTGGAGTAGCTAGATTTAACCAACCTTTCCAAATATAATCAAAGAATTTAGAAGCCATTTCTGGTTTGCCTAAACGTTTTGCTACGGTTGTACATACTCGCCAATAGGCATCTTTAGGAGTCTCTCCTTTTAACAAATATCCTTTAGATATTGTCTTTACGTAAATCTCGGTATTTCCCCACATAGGAAAATCTACACCGAGTTCCCAACCTAATTCGGTTCCATGATGATTTATATTATCTTTTCTTTCTTCCATATATTACTTAATTTTTAATTCCATAGTTCATCATCGGACCAATCTTCACCTTCACCGGCTTTTGCATAATCAGTTGAACGAATAGCAAAAAAGTCGGTATGTGTAGTTCCACCAGTTAAGTGATCGAACCATTCTAATTGATTAGCTGATTCAATATCATATTCTAAAATAGGATCGTAACCTAATTCCATTAGCTTTTCATTTGCTCTACGAGAAATAAAGTTTTTAACATCTTCAGCTTTGAGATTTAGTAAATCTCCTTCTTCGAATATTTTATTAATAAATTTATGTTCCATATCTACCATAAGTTTCGCAGCATATTCAACTTCATAACGAACATCTTCCTTTAATTCAGGATACTCTTCACACATATGACGGAATAGTTGGCAACCCATTTTAGAATGTAGTGATTCATCTCTTACTGACCATTTCATTTGTTGACCAATTCCTTTAAGCATGTTTCGCATTTGAAAAGAATATAAAACGGCAAACGATGAATATAAAGAAACACCTTCAGCAAATGCAGAAAAGATAGCAAGCGATTTAGCAGCATCTTTTCTAGCCTTAGGAGATTTTATTAGATCTTCATGAGTATAATCAGATTCCGTTGAAAGTAGATATTCGAATTTAGCAGCAATAGTAGGTTCATGCATAAAAGCAGCAAAATCTTCAAGACCTAAAGTTTCATTCAGATAAGAATATGCAGTTGCATGTATTGTTTCTTGAGAACCAAAGGCTATTGCCATTTGTTTGATTTCATGTTTAGGAAACCATTTAGTAACCATTCCAGTCCAATAATCAGAAACAGCACATTCAGTTTGTGCGAAACCAAGAAGAATATTTCCAACTAGATTTTTTTCATGAGGAAGAAGGTGTTCTTTCCAATCTTTTACATCACCTTGCATTTGTATTTCTGTATGCAGCCAAAATGCTTGCATTTGTTTTAACCATCCTTCATTATAGTACACAGGGTACTCAAAGGGCTTGTACTCCAATCGTTCTTCGAATAGTTTAGGCATTTTTCTTTTTTATTTTAATTAGAGATCTTTCGATATCGAGTCCACGATTTTTATTCGTTTTACGTTCAGTATAAAGGTCGGTTAGAATTTCTTTTAACACAGAAACCTTAGAGTTATCATATATTGCACCGGTAACCGATACAACGAAATTGGGATCTTGACGATATTTTTCTAGATTTTCTTGGTTTAATTCTTTTCGTAAGAATGATTCAGGTGACACATTGTATTGACGCATAATTGATGGATATAGAGATGCATAATCAAAACATGTTGCCGCTCTGAACATTCCTGGTTCAGGTTCTTTAACATAAGCACCTTCATAAGATCCTTTGATTTTTTCGGTTCTATCATCGGCAATTACTTGATTTCGATTATAGAATCCTTTCCAAAGAAGAGCTTCAGTAACATTCACAGCCGAGGAAGCTCGATAGATGGGAACGCGACAAATACATCCGATAGAGAATACCATATTAAGAGTTTTTAATTTACGATGTATTAAAGACACCAATGCAGCATCGACGGCATTATATAAAATGTATTTGTCATAATCATTTTCGTATAACTCTTGTAGAGTTCCATTGTACTTTAATTTGGTTGTTCCTAAAACAGCACTAGCAACAAAATCTAATGAATTGCTTTCTTTGATAGCTACTGTTCTATCCCATCTTCTATAAATATCAAGATAATCGATAATACCAACGTGCATTAAGATATTGTCATTACCTTGTACTTTCTTACTAGGAGAAGCCGAGGTAATATCTATCCCGAGCTTTTTACAACGATTATAGATGTATTTCCAGTCAAAGTTCATAAAATTCCATCCAATCATTACGGAGAAATTTGGAATAAATTGATTAACAAAAGTATACATCATATTGAATTCATCCTCGAAACAAATATATTTGAAATCCCAATCACCGAAGTTTTTCAGATATTCTCGATGTTTATCGAATATTTCTTTCTCTTGTTCTTTTGTGATCTTTTTCCAACCAAGAACAATAGTTTTATTAGTTTCTGTTGAAATTGCAATTGTGGTGATTCTTTCTCGAGCAATATTTGGATCTGGAAAAGAATCAATTACTTCAGTTTCAATATCGACGGATTGTATTTTAGGAAGATGGAAGCCGATAATTTCATCTTTATCTTCATCTTCTAAATTGTTGATAAATTCATAGATGGAGAATTTTTGAAGTTTTTTATCTTTAACTTTCTTTACTGGTTTTCCATCCCAATTCCTGAATTGTGTAGATTTCTTGGTATCGGATTCAGAACATAATCGCCAATTGGAACATTGTTCTTCAGTTAGTTTATATTTCTTTAAACGAATATTTCCTTCCTTATTGAAATAAGAAATGGTTAATTCATTGAAATTGTTTTCAATATCTAATATCATTTACGTTGTTTTTACGGTGAATTCTTTATTTATATGACCGCATTTAGTGCACTCGAAAGTTGGTATTGGCATGTAAGAATCTTTAGCACTTCCGGTAATTATAGATGATATTTTACGAATCAAATATACTTCTCGGAAACGTTCATTCTCACAATCTTCAGCTTCACATTTTACAGCGGTTGTCATCGATAAATCGACACTCGGTCCTTTTAAATTTTGATTTTGCATAATTTGTTTTTTTTTATTTTAATCCAGTTGATCCAAATCCACCTTCACCTCTTTCAGTAACACCATCATATAGATCATCGATGGTTTCGACTTCTTCTGGCATTGAATAATTAATAGGTAGCAAAATAAATTGCATTAATTTTTCACCTGGAATAATGTCTACATAACCAGTATCTATTGCATAAGCACTATCACCGAAAGTTTCGGTTAGTTGATTTGTGTTTATAATATGTAAATGAATTTCTCCTTGGTAATCTTCATCAACTACTTCAGCACCTACGACAATACCTTTCTTCGTGGCAATTCCACTCTTATTAAAAGCAATAAGAGCATGACCATCAATTACATTTACTTTGATTCCACTGGGAATTAGAACTCTGCCTCCTGGAGGTATTGAGTATGGTTGACCTTCATTCCATTCATCAGGAACAAAAAAATCGATACCGGCAGATCTTGAAGTTCCTCGGATAGGTGACTTCACATTACGTACTTTTAGAAATTTCATATGATTTTATAATTATATGAAATTATATGTTGGGATTTTACTTTGTAGAAAACTTTTTATTTGGATCGGTTAAAAAATATAAACCAAAAAAGAATGCCGAAATGGAATAGAAGATAATATCGGTTATTAGATAAGATCCAGTCAGTTTCGTCACCAAAGCGAATAAGGCGTCGAATCCAAGAGGGTTGAAGAATGTTGCTAGGATCAGGCAAATCGTCCTCCAAGACAATTTGTTGAATGTTCGTTTTACAATTATCACTGTCCATTTTCTCTGTTTTATTAAGGACCGCTAACTTAAAAGGCAGTTCTAACTTCCTCGCTTCCTTTAATGAAGTCTTTAAATTTCTTGAAGGAGGATTTCTTCTTTTTCTTCGGTTGGCCTTTAACCAACGAATAAGGTATATCACCGGATCCTGTCTTTTGTGAGACGAATCCAGCTTGAGTTCCAGGATTACCTGGCAATGCCGGAGCACCCATTCCATTTACAGAAGCAGGTGTTGCAGCAGAAGTATTTTCTTTTATAGGTTTCATTATTAAGATTCTTGAGTAATCATTGCTTGGACAACATTAACAGATATCCAACCGGCTTTCTTGAAGAATTCTTGTGCTAATTTCTTGATCTTTTGAATTTGAGCACCTTTTATCATATTTTCACCATCAGCTTCTTGGTTCCATTCAGTAACAGCATCTTCAAAGGTATCCTCAAAATCTGTTGATTTATCTGAATAATGTTTGCTTTGTCCTTGAACTCCAGCATCATCATTATATCCTGCCCAATATTTAACATCAATGTTTTCATTAATGAAAGATTCGAACGTAGGTATGTGTTTATTCATTTTATAGTTTTCTTTTATTTTTTGTGGTAGGCCTTTATGTGATGTTTCAGCAAAGTCTTTTAGGTCTTTTTCTGTCATTGATGCGGCTAGATCTTCTATTTGTTTTCGATATTTAGGATCTAAGTCAGAAGACTTAAGCTCTCCAGTTTTGAGAGCGTAAGCCTGACCCATAAGTCTTTGTTGTGCAATTGAAGTTGATGGCATATTACCAAGCGTAATTAAAAGTACTAATCTTGTTATAAGCGTCTTTAATAGATTTAGCATATTGAGCAGATCTATCACGTTGGTATTTGTCCATTTCACCCCAACGTTCTTCAGATTTAGCTTGATCATTTTTACCTTGAGCATAATAACCATAATCTCTAAGAATGTTACTCATATGATTACCAGCATCACTCATTTTAACTTCTCTTCCTTTAGGTGAAGTTCCAACAAGAATATCTCCATATTTGGTCATGGTCTTTTTAGCTACGGCCGCTTTAATTTGTGCAGTAAGCTCTTCGATTGCGGCAGAAACTATTGCATCAATATCTTCATTAGAAGCACGATCTTTTAAAATAGCTTCATATCTAGCTTGATTGTCCGCTTTAAATTGTTTATCATCGATAAAAGCAGCAGCACCAGATTTAGATTCTTTTCGATCATCTCTAGTTTGTTTAGATGAAGGAACTGTATCCGGATTGATGGCATAAACGATATCAGAAATATCTGCCATTTTCTTAAGGGTATTGATTCCACTAGAACCATATCCACTACCTTGTTTGTTATCAAGTCCTAATGAAGAACCAGCATCGGTTCCAGGAACTAATTTATATACGGCTTTTCCACCTTTGGAAGCCCAACGATCATAAGATAACCCCATGAATAATTTACCTTTAACGATAGCTAAAGGAACATCTGCTTTAATTGTTCCGTAGTAATATTTACCATCTTTGGAAACATAAGGATTTTCCTTTTCAGTTGTTGAATAATAAATTAAGATTTGATTTGGATTTGCAGCCGCATATTTAGCAGCATCTGCAGGTTGAACGATATTAATATCTAGGTTAGTTACTTCAGAAGGAGCAATACCATAGTTTTTAGAAAGCATATCAAAGAATTTCTTATCAATTCCTCCTTGACGTTGTTTAGTCACGATGCTTTGTAGAATGCTCGAATTGAAAGCTTCTAATAGAAGTTCTTGTGATTCATTTAGATGAGTAATGAACTCATTAAAGTTAAGTAATTTCATATTTATGTTAATTTTTATTTAGAATTTGAATAAACCAACAGATTCGTTGATTTGTTTTTGTGCTTGAGCTTTAACAATATACTCATAAACTCGTTGACCAAATTTAGAAAGAGTATAAACTTGTTGACCTCGGTTTTGATATGATTCAAAATATCTTTCATTTCTTTTGAACCATTTGTTAGAGTCAAAATCAGCTCCACGATCTTCTGCTAATTTCTTAACATAATCTTTAAGTTCAGATTCCGTAACATGTTTGTTTTTTACGAATTCAATAATTTTGTTTCTGATTGGACCTCTTTCATATACATTGATTGCTCCATGTTCCGCATATTTGCGTTTAATTTGATGAGTTCCTTCGTTTAGATCTTGTGACATACTTAGATGTTTTTTTTATGATTGTTGTTTTATTTCTCCTTTAAGGAAGTCAGTAACTTCTTGAATATCATCTTTTGAAGATGCAATATGATCAGCTGCCCAATCGTGTCCATTATTCAAAAGCATATCTACTTCAGTAGGATTCATTTGCATAAGATCATCGATCATCATTTTAATAGTTTCGATATTCTTAAAGAACATGTAATGCTCAACATTATCATGGGCTTCATTCATACCTACAGTTTTAAACTCATTAAATTTTGGAATAGCTTTCATTTGGTGTTTTAGTCTTTTATTATATATTTACCTTCCTGTTTTCTTTTTAGGAAGTCTTCAAATGTTGCAAGACCTTCATTTTTGTTTGTGTCTGATTTGCCTTGAACTTTGATGGAAATCTTATCGGCAATCAATTTAAGTTCTTTTAAGAGAAGATCGGTAAGAGTTCCGGTAGGTTTCTTCTTGGGTTTAATTATAGAAGATACAAGAATTCGGAATATGATTTTATTCATTTTAGATTTCTCTAGGAATTCGCGAGTTTCTTCGTTAGTAATGAATCCGATATTAAGATCAAATTGAGGAACCGAATTAAATGAAAGAGGATCCATTTCTACGCCTTCATATTTGTATTCATTTTTCTTAATATATTTATTATATACCAAGCACATTAACTCAAGGAATCTTTCCTCTTCTTCAGTTTCTTTTAAACTATATTGGCCAAGACCGGTAATTTTAAGAAATTCAACGATATCAGATAGGATAATTCCATACATATCCGTTGGTTCTCTATCAACTTTTTTATCGCGGTTTACATTTGCAATAATGGGATCTACTACTTTAGCAGAGACGGTTTCTTGATTTTCATCAGATATGAATTTGAATATGATTGAATCAATCGGTTTGTTCAAATCATTATTAAGTGCAGTTTTCTTTAACTTTGGATTCAGTATAGAAACCACATATTTTGTAAATGAAGAGGTTTTATAAAGTAAAGTTAGCTCGGATTCTGCCGTCTTTATAAATGTCAAAAGGTCTTCTTTTTGAGCGTCGTCTAATTTACCATACCAAATAATTGGAGGTGATTGAACGGTTAAAAGATCTGATATTTTTTGAAGAATTTTAGGATCTTCAATCATTTTTCCATCAGATGTTCTTTGAAGATCGGTTAGAATTAAACCATTGAGAGGCATATTATCATATTGAATAGCTTCCGGTTTGGTATTTAAGAAGTATCGGAATCCATAACGATAACCTTCAGGAAGTTCTTTTATAATATCTTTGGATAAAGTTTCAATATACCTAATAGGTTGTTCGTATAATTTAGATAAAGATCTATCGACCTTAGTGATTTTACCTTCCTTCTTAAAGAAAGATAAACCATTTTCGGTTTTTTCAAATGCAAATCTAGTCCCACCAACTTTCTCAGAAACAACCACAAAATTGTTGAAAAGTTTTTGGATGAATTCCAAGCCTTCTCTTTGAAATATCGACTTTAATGATTGTAGTTCTGCCATTATGATTGTTGGTTTCGGTAGGTTTTTAATTCATCTAAGAATTGAGTAAGCTGAGCATCATTTAATTCAGATGCATCTTTAGCACCTAAAGCTTCTAATTTAGAATAATATGCTTCTTTGAAAGCAGTTGAGGCTTTCTCTTTTAATTTAGTCGCTTTAGTCTCATTTCGTACATTACGAAATTGTTTGAACTTTAGTATCGCCATTCTGAGTCTACTATTTTTTATTATATATTCTCTGAAGATCTACGGTTTTTATGGTGTATGGAAAGTTTTGATCGTCGTAGATAGCTTGACGAGCTATAGAGTGCTTATATAAGTAGTTTTGAAATTTTCCTGATCTAAAATCATCCACGAAGTCAACTATGAGAAGTTTTTTCTTATCTTCATGTAATCTTAATCCTCTACCAATAGATTGACGAATAATTACTTCTGATTTGAATGATTCAGTTAGATATACCGTATGAATATTCTTTACGTTGATACCGGTTGAGAAAGTTCCATATGATGCAATCATTATTTTCTCTTCACCTTCTTCGAGGGCTTCACGATGAGTTTCTCTGACATCTTTGTCAATTCCACCATCTATGTAAAGTACTCTTCGATCGGTTTTATCTCTTAGCTTATTGAATATTTTTTGGCCATATTCGATTCGATAAAAAAGAACTAATGCATTTTTCTTGTTCTTTAGAATTAGATCGGTAATAAAATCTAATCGTTCTTCGGATTGGATTGCATAATTTTGTTCCATATGAAGTAGCTTCTTACGATCATCTTCTGATCTTTGAAATAAAGTTTTGAATCCTTCTTTAACTTCTTTAGTGGCATAATCCATTTCAACTACATATACTTCACATGGAGTGATATGTCCTTGTTCAATTAAAAAATCAGCACGAACATTAGATATAACCGGTCCGGTATATGCCATAAGAGTTAATCTATCAAGAGTTCCTGGTTTTGGAATAGTTCCAGATAAACCAAATTTCCTTGTTGCGTTTTCACATTTTTCAAGAATAGTTTTAATTGATGCAGATTTAGCTTTATGAGTTTCATCTACAATAACAGCATCGAATTCGTCGAAATATGATTTTTCTTTTTTAACCAGAGATTGATATGTACCGATAACTACGTTAGATTTTTCTCGAATAATAGATCCAGCAAATATTTGTTGAATGTCTAGCTTTAATCTACAAGACTCTTCGTTATATTCATAAAAATCTTCTGTTCCTTGTACAACAAGGTCAACGGTAGGAACGATCATTAAAATCTTGTGAGATCTTTGAGTTTCTAGCAAATAGGCGATTGCCATGTAAGTAATTAAGGTCTTACCAGCAGATGTAGCAAGTTCAGCTAAACAATTTTGATATTTAACAATATTGAATACGGCTTCAACTTGATAATCTCGAGGTTTCATCTTAGCATCTTTCCAACGATCATCAACCCAAGCTTGTAAATCTTCCATCGTAATATCTCGATCGAATTTACGTTCAATACCATTGATTTTAAGTTCAAAATTATATTGTCTTCCTAATCCTACTAGTTCATCCCATAATCCAGCAGGAAGATATCGGTTTGATTTGAAATAAGAAATTTTCCCATTCCACCAACCTTTCTTTACTCTTGGATCCCATTTGGCATTTGCTACTTCACGTTCAAATGTCAAATTGAGTTGTTCTATCTCCATTTCCGTTGCAGAAACTAAAGTAAGTATTTTATCGTTATGTGTTAAGTTCCATTCCATTAGTATGCTCGTTGATTAATTTCCTCGATTTGTATTCGATTCTTTATTGAGAATCCCATTTTATCGAGAGTTTCAACACATTGTTGAAAGAAGTTTACTTGAGATTCTAGTAATTCAGTTTGACGGATTCTAAGTGCCATATCCGAATCAATGTATTGGTTAATTTCTCGATGATCTAATCTAACATCATGTTGAGTTTTATAATATTCATATCGAAGTTTTCGATAATTTGAATCCGATGTTTTCTTTTTGTAAAGTGCTACTCGATATTTAGTTATCTTATCAACCATCATGTGACGATAAGATAACATAAGAACTTGAGCCTCTGCAATTTTAGATACATCGTTAATACTCTTGATTAGCTCAAGAATCTTTACTGAAAAATCATCTCTTTCAGATGTTAATGCGGTATCTAAGGTTTCGACTTTTTGTTCTTCTGGTGTCATTAAAATAAATTATTAGTAGCCTTTTGTTTTCGATTAGGTTTTACCACAATGGCCTTACCCTTATTTTTGGGTCTTTCTTTATATTTTATGCTGGGAATCTCAAATTGTTTATGTAGATCTTCGGCTACTAATTTCTCGGATGCGATAAAATCTATTGGCGCTTTGAGATTTTGTTCCTCAAATTCTTCGAGTTTTTTAGCTTCGTTTTCCATTCTATACAGATCTGATATCGAGGGGATTTGATGTAAAGTATTCACCATAATTTTTAATTGCTTCATTCTTAGTTTTCCAACAATAAGCGAATAGATCTTGTAGATCTTTCACCTTTTCACGTATCTTATAATCTCTTATGATTTTATTCCACATAAATACTGATCGTTTTTTCTTTAAGATATCTTCCATTTTCTTTCTGCCAATATAATCATTATCAAATAGATAACGCATATTAGGCATTTCATTAAACATATCAAATGGTTTATCGATTCCTGAAAGTGCTATTGCATTTTTACAAAGAAATGCATCCATTGGACCTTCAAATACAGTTACCATTTGAGTAAAGTCGGTTAACATTATATTGAAGAAAAGTGATAAAGTATTTAAACGCATTACCGTTTCACCACTTCCTTCTAGAAGTTTTTCTCGAACGATGAGATGCATTTTTTCCATATTATAACTTACATATTTTGCTTCATCGGTTCTTTTACCGAAATTACGAATTTGCCAACCTAATACACTTTGTTTATCTGGTGTTAGATTGAATATGTAGAGTTGATCTCGTTTAGGATCGTATGCAAAGAATTCCATTTTGTAATGCATGAATCGAGCTTTTAAATATGCTTCAATTCTTAAATTCTTATTTGGATCAATTAGATTTAGCTTGGTTTTTACTTCAATTAAAGGTATTGCACCTTTTCGAAGTTCGCCAAATATACCTACTTGAAGATAATCTTTAGTTGGTACTACAATCGTATTTGCTTGAATAAAATCTAGTACATAAATAAGTTCATCTTTCTTATTGAAAGATTTTCCATGATCTTTTAAAAAATCAACTACCGTAGTATGTGGTTTAGGACATCCACCATTGTAGCAATGAAATTTTAAATTTTTCCAATAAATATTTCCACGTTTCTTGTGAGCACCATGTGAATCGCCACAATAAGGGCATGCAAAATTTATACGATCTCGATATATTTTTGGTTGTGCCTTTTCTCCTGAAAATTGTTCATGGAGAATTGAATCTATCAACGATGTAATATGATTCCTCGAAGATTCTTTTAATTCCATATTTATTATAAGAAAAAAGGGGTCCATATAGAACCCCTTTATGAATTTGTGTTAATAAGATTTGATTACTTGATATCAAATTCTTTCAACCAATCCTCGATGTTTTCATCGGTACCTGGATTAGATGGAGTAGGAATTGATTCTTCTTTTTTAGGAGCAGATTCAGTTCGTTGAGGAGCTGAAGCAGTTTTAGCAGGAGAAGTGACTGCATTATAAGCAGCACCGGGATTTCCTGTAATTTCACTCAATACGTTGTTAACCTTATTTCTTAATTCTTCATCCCATTGTTTGAAGTCATAGATTTCAATATCAGCAGCACCTTCGTAAAGGTCCATAATCATTTTACGTGATTCTGAATTGTTATCCATTTTAACTGCATTTACCGTGATAGGAGTTTTAGCTTGAGCGAATTTACATTCGTCATAATTCCAATAACCACCTTTCATTGTAACTTTTAATGAGAAGTCTTTTCCTTCGAAGAAGTCGAAAACGTTAGTTGGTTCGGTTCCCATTTCCAAATCAGTAACATCTGGTTGAATTTGCGAATCGATTAATTTCTTAACGGCACGAGGGTAACGAAGGATTTGTACGGTGTTTTCGTATTCAGGACGTTGTGGATCTTTCATGATATAAACAAGAGAGTAGTAGTACTCTTTACGTTTAATCTTTTCAGCTTGTTTTTTATCGAAAGCGGATTCCGATTTGTATAGCTTCCAGAAAGTGTCTTGAATAATTGATTTGTCACCAATTGATGAAGGACAATCTACGTAAAATCCATTTCCACCTGCGTCTTCCAACCAGTATGAGAATTTTTTAACGAAAGATTTCTTTGGGTTTTTAACGTTCGGTATGAAACGAACGATTGCTCTGTAGATAGAGTCCTTAGATAATTTAGGATCTGTTTTGTAAAGATCCTGACCAGATTTTGGTTTTTCTTCTGTTTTGAAATCTTCCAAAGACAGATTAAAGATGTCGAATTTGTTTTCCATGTTTACTTACTTTTTTATTTACGTTGTTTATTTAATATGAACTTACTTAAATCTTAGATTCACTTACTTACTCCGGATTAAATTAGTTTCACCTAATCTAAGCTTGTTCTACTTACTTGGTTATAACATTTTTTAGATGTTATAATTATTATATGTATCTCACTTCAAATGAGATTTCGGTTTCAAAAAATTATGCAGGACCAGTTAAACCGGTTCCTATTGATGTAACGGTTGTGATATCGTCATTTAACAAAAGTAACATCGTTTGCTCTAAAGGCAAATCAATTGGTTGAGCATTTGTCATTTGTTGAAGTAATTGCTCATCTGATCGTTGACGCATTATTCGGTTTCTGTTATATAGCCAGGCATTATTCATTATGTAGTTCTATTTTTATCAATCCATTCTCTAAATATCTTGGCAGCAGCTTTCATATCAGGTGTGCTAAATTTATGGGTTTTAGCTCGATTCTCCATAGTCGTAGCAATTGCCATTGCGTGACTATGATCGGTTTTATTTAATTTATTAATGATGGTGATTGTTTTGTTTGCCGCTTCTGCATCTTTATAACCGGTTCCTTTTACTGCATCATCTTTACCCGGAGAAAATAGAGTTTTACTTTCAGCTTCTTCAACACCTTCACTTTTCTTATTTTTATCAATCCATTCACGAAATATCTTCATGGCATCTCGCATTCCATCTGATTGATGAGGATGTTTTTTAGCTCGAGATTCCATAGTAGTTGCAATTGACATAGCCCAAACGTTTTCACCTTTGTCCATAAGTTTATCTAACTCTTTTACCGTAAATTCTGCCTTTTCTTTGTTGGCATATCCAGTTCCTTTAATTGCGTCTCTTCCTCCTTTAGAATAAAGACCAATATCGGGTGGATCTGATTTGTAATGTCCTCTTTTTACAGTATGACCTACTCTAGGTTTCTTCTCTTCTTCATTTAAGAAATCGTCGAAGCTTTGTATATGTTTCATAATATATTTATCTTATATGTTTTTTATCTTAAATCAAATACTATAATTTCAGATTCTTCTTTTGGAGAGATATTTATTGATTCTTCTTCAATATAACTTAAACCATCTCCTTCAATAATATCTAAACCATTTACGTTAATTGAACCATTTACCACATATAAATAATATTTTCGGTTGCTTTTAATTTCAAATTTAAAATCTTCAGTAAATATACCTGCTAATAATTTAGCATCTTGTTTGATTGGCAATTTTTCTGTTATATCACAAAATTTATTTAATTTATCTTCTCTAGTGAATTGATGCCATTCGTGATAAGATTCCGTATTAAGTTCGTTTGGTCTTATCCAAAGTTGTAAATATCTATTTGGTTTATCTGAAGCATTCCCTTCAGTATGTTTTATACCTAAACCGGTACTCATTCTTTGAACGGAACCTGATGGTATATCTAAAGATTTACCGTGACTATCGGTGTGTCTACAAGTACCTTCAACAACATAACCAAATATTTCCATATTCTTATGTTCATGTAAAGGAACATGACCACCTGGCTGAACTCTATCATCATTGATAGTTTGGAGATCACTAAAATTCATATAATTAGGATCATAATAATTTGGAAAACTAAATGTTCTATATGAATTAATCCAATCAGCTTTTACGTTTCCTCTAGTGGTATATGGTCTATGTATTATCATAAATTATATAGTAACCTCGGTTTGTTCATTTGATGTCCATTCGGAAGCGGATAAAATTGGAATTATTTCTTCGTATGTATATGGACCATGTTTAGTTGTTAAATTATTAACACATTCTGGGATTTCACCTTCCCACTTCACAAAAGTTTTTGTTCCATCTATGCTTTTTCTTGAAGTATCAATTGAAGATTCTAACACTTCTTCAAAATTGATTTGGGATAATTCCGATACATTAAAAATCATAAATTTTCGGTTTTTATACTCTTGCATAAGTTTTATTTTATATTTAATCGTTTAACAATAGGTTTGTACATTACAGCCGCCTATTGTTTGCGTAATTGAAGTAATTATTCCAGAACTATTAGTTACTATTCCGTCAGCGGAATAGTCAGGATCATCTGGCCAGACATTTTGAGAAAATGTTTGGCTAGCATATAGTGTAGTTAAATTAGAATCCGCATAAACAGTTTTACCAACAGTAAGTCCAGCAGATGCAACCCAAATTACCGCAGAAGCAGCATTACAACCGTTATACACGGTATAACCGATAGTTGCATTGGCAAACCTATCCTTAGTTGCATTGTAATTTTGGAGAACTTCTGCGTTAGATAGAGCTCTATCATAAACGGATACGGAGGCTATGCCTCCAGTAACATATCGTTCAGTAACATAATCTTTACCTATTGCTAAACTTGTTATTGATGTTGATGCGTGATTAACCACGTTAGTAGCAGTAGCTCCATTCAAAAATGCGGTTGCTAATGTTGGTGTTACGGTTAATGATAAAAAATGCCATCCATAATAATCTAATACTAATCCAGAATTCCAACTCCATGTATTTGTTACACCATTCCAACTATACCCTAATGATTTATTATTATTGTTATTTAATAGTAATCCAGTTGCATCTGCCGGAGAAGTTCTATTTGCTACTACTCCTGCAAAACCATATGTTCCATTTTGATTAGCACCATCTCCACGAAACCAAACCTGTATTGTCATGGATGTAAAAGTTTTTACTAGAGAGGTTGAACAATAATCATTTACTCCATCAAATATAAAATTTCCCTCATTCGTACTACTAAATGTTGGTCCGTTAACTAAAGTTGCAATATTACCAGATGCAGATAAATCAATCCAAGTAGTTCCAGTACGAGGATAACTTGCAGTTAAGCCTGCATCTAAATACAGAACTAATCCTGAATCAATTATTGGTATCCAATTTGTCCAGTATCCGTTTGTATTTAACCAGGTTTTTGCAGCAATTGCGGATGCAAAAGATGTAGCACCAATTTGATTAGCCAAATTTATAAATGATTGATCAGTCTTAGCAATCGATCTTTTATATCCAATGTCATTTACCGAAATAGATATAGTATTGCCTCCGGCAGTTCTCGGAGGAGTTGCAGTATATGCAATAATATATCCAAGATCTTCATCAGGACCACCTCTCCAGGTTAATCCGGTTGCAAAGAATCCTGAAGTAGGTCTTCCTATTGCAATAGATCCCATCTTTTGAGTACCGGAAACGGTAGCACCAACATTATATGCGAAAGTTCTAGTGGTTGCCATTTAATTAGAAATTGTTAGTTGTTGAATTATAGAAAACTAATCCGGTTACGTTTGTTGTTTTAGTAATAGTTGGAGTTGAGTAATTAAATGTCATTACATCTCCTCCACCTTGTTCGCCAAATTGTATTCGGATTGGATAATAAACTCCAGCGGTTAAAGCTATAGAACCAGATCTTTCAGTGGGTCCATGAGCACCTCCATTATTAACCGTTGCATTTCCGGTAGTAAATCCGGTTTGTGCATTACTTCCAACCCAAACATACGATGCATCATCGGATGACGTGAAAAATGTGTAGGTTTCGGTGGTTGTTGGTTTGAAATATCCCAACCATTGACAACTGAAATTAGTTCCATCATCAGTAGCCGGTTCAAATATAGAGGTTGTTTGTACAGATGTTGCCGGATTATTTCCTACTGAAGCAGGAGTTGCCGTTGCAAAGAAACTAACATTGTCAGCAAAATATCCACTATATGTTGTCTTATATAATCCAGCAACATAAGGTAAATATGAAGTCCAGTATCCATTAGCAGTTAACCAATTCGTTGCATTAGTGACCGTTGTGAATGTGGTGGATCCTATAGAATTTGCTAATGTAAGAAATGCATTATTACTAGTTGGACCAACAAGAACTTCAGTACCCCAAAATTGCACGGAGGCAAAAGGGCGATTTGGATCTGATGTTGGTTGAGTAGCACCTGGAAGAGCAGCAGCAATCACATAACCTTTACCTTCACTAGGTCCACCCCACCAAGTTAATCCAGTAGATTCATAGGAAACTGACGGATATCCAACACATAGATATCCATAATTGGTTGCTCCGGCTACACTCACGAGAGTCGGGTTATATGCGAATGCTCTACTATTTGCCATTAGAAGCTAAATTTAATTTTATTCAGTTTATATATCAATACTGAATCTGCCCCTATCTAATTGTCATATAACCTTTATCTAAGGTGATCGAGGAAATAATATAGTTCTTCAGGCAGTACTAGTATTTACTAGTTAGGTTAATCTCCTTCATTCTCCTTCATTCTCATTAATATCTAAAAGATAATTAACATACTTCTCTTCCTCACCGAATTTTGGTGATTCGTACCAAGGCCAATTAGAATCAACGAATGCCCAATCTTCTACGCCTAATTGACGGAATCTGTTTCTGATATCCCAGTTATAGAAAACTGAAATAGATCTTACTCTTCTTTGAATATCGGCTCTTGCATTACCATCATCTTGAGAATTTCCTCCATGATAATATTGGAAGTAGAGAGGTTTTGGAATGTGAACCATTCGAGTTTGTAGGAATGTTCTAACGATTAACTCATAATCATCAGCTATGGATAATCTTCTATTATGAGATCCAACTGAAAGATAAACATCTCTTCGCCAAGCACGAAAGTGATTTGGAACAGCCACAATGTGGCGAATAGTAAGAGGATTAATATTAGGTTGATCTACGGATTTGTAATCTCTTCCATTATGATGATAATCATAATATTTACCATAACCTAAAGCCCATGTTCCATCAGGTCCATAAGTTAAAGATTCGTGTTTTTCGTTAATCTCTATACAATCTGAATAATAGAAACCGGCATCTGGATATCGATTATAAGCCTTAATAATATATTCATTTGCTTCTGGATGTAGCTCATCATCATGATCCATTTCCATAAGAATTTCTCCTCGAGAAAGCATGAATGCACGATATTTGGCTTCACCAATAATTCCACCACTAATTGGAAGTATTCGATAGACAGTTACTCTCGAATCATCTTTCTCGATTTCTTTTGCAAGATTAGAGGTATATTCATCTGTCGAATCGTCAACAATAACCCATTCCCAATTCGTGTAAGTTTGTTCTTTGATTGATTTATAAGTTCTTCTTAGCTTATCTCCAGTATTGTATATTGGAGTAATAATACTTAAAAGCGGTTGAGTGGTTTGTCTATTTAGAATATAGGCAGTTGCACATTGATAGGCATCTTCTCCTATTTCTGGTGAGTACTCTTCGAAATGCAACCACCTTTGTTTAAAGTCAAATGATGAATTAGCTAGCTCAGGATAATCTTTCCATTCACCGCCAATCGATAAAATACAATCTGGATTAAATTCAGAAACGACCGATTCATCATATTTCTCTATTCTTTTAACTGTAAGTTCTTCACATTCAAAATAAGGTGGATTGTTGGATATTAACTCAACATCTTTATCGTGTATTAATAGAATTCTTGGAAGTTTTCTATTGAGCTTCTTCTTCTGAAAATAATTGTAATTAGTAAGGGTTTCATTAATGAAATGAAATATCTCGGGTTTTTCTGCCTTGATGGCATTGATGAAATATCCATCTCCACTATAATGAGCATGAAAACGATGTGGATTCATTGTTCCTTTATGAATAAGTAGTTGGCCAACATCTACTCCTTGCCATCTCATATTATCGAGAGTGGCTTCTCTGATATGTAATTTCGTAAAGTCTTTTCCTTCGACTAATTGATTGAATGCCCAGATTCCGGGAAGGTTAACTCTTTCTTGTACGATTTTGAAAAATTCAGGATGTATTGCATTATCATCGTCAAGAATGTATATCCATTCATCATCGGGTAAAGTATCAATTAGATTATTGATTAGGCTATATCCAAAAGTGTTTGGTTCACCTTTTTCCATAATGATCGAGGTAGTTTTACTCTCAATAAACCTAAGAAGTTCTGAGGATATTGAGAAATTACCTAATATGTCAATGATAACATGCCAATTTATCTGGATGTTATCTACTCGAGAATCTTCTATAGATTTCCAAACCTCTTTAAGGTATTCAGGTCGAGTGAGCCTAGTTATAATATTAACTTTCATGAAATTACAGTCTTTAACTACTTATATGATGGATTGTGTACTCGGGTTTAATCGAGAAAGAGCTACGGCATCAACAATATCGTCAATCGGTTTAGGGATAGCGTATTCTCCTTCTTGAATAAATTCAAGTTCGGTGATTTTATCTCGAAGAGGAGAAGAATCCATCATGAAACGATTAACCATCATACATTTTGAAGCATTGCCATTTCCTGTATATAGCTTCTTAATAGATTTTGGAGGGATAACCCAAATCTTCTCTCCTACAATTTGTAGCAGTTTTACTTTTAAAAATGTATTGTATGATATTAGATCGATGAAAGAATTTCCTTTAGATCCAAATGAGAAACCTTCTATATTGATAAATTCTGCTTCTTCTAAATAAGGTCTAATGTGAGATATTATTTGATCGGATAATTCGTTAGCATTACGAATCTTAATTCTTTGATCTTCTAAACTATCTTTAGTATTAGGTTCTTTATTATAGCTAACAACCGTGACAATTTCTCGTATTGCATCATGTGTTCTGAATGCGGCTTTACCTGATTGAAAATTTGGAACGAATGAAAATAGAGTGAGGTTACCTCCTTCGTTTATAGATACGGCTGTACTGTTAATTGAGAAATCAATTCCTATTATCATACACGTTTTCCTAATGCAGCACCTAATGCAGCTCCAACAAGTCTACTTGTTAGTAAATCGTAAATTACGCCTCTCTCAATACCTAGTACATTTGCAATAATTTTACCGATCGAAGATCCTAGAGCAAAACCGGTAAGACCTCCTAGGATAGATCCTAGAAAACCTTCATTTGTAAGCTCTTCATTAAATTCTTTTATATTCTTGTTTTTATCAAGATATTGACTACAAAATTCTTTGATAGCTTTATCGATTTTAGCTTCTTCAGCTTCAGTTAATTCAGACTTAAGATTTTCATTAAGTGCTTTGATTTCTTCTTCAGAGAAAGTATTACTTTCAATAAGATATTCTTTGAATGTTTTCATTATTTAATAGCTTTTGTAATTATTTCTTCTAATTTATATGGGTCTAATCTGAAAATTACTCCTGTGGCTTGATTGTCAATTGCGAACCAAAGAGCACTTGCAAATTGAGGCATTGCTGAATCTAGTTTATCTTTTATATTTTCTACCATGTCATTCTTAGAAAATTTATCTAAAGTCTTGCCATCCGGTATAAATTGTACGTATAGTCCTTTTGCATCGTTAAAAACTCGTACAAAAAAATTCATTTTTCCGATGGAAATCTTTCCTTCGTTAATAAATCCATCAAATGTTGGAATGATATTCATTAGTTTGTTGTTTTTATATTAATTTATATATTCAATCCTATTCCATACTTGGCCAAAATGGATCAATTAAAACTAATTGACCTCTTCGCATCATCCAATTCTGAGGACCAAAATCTACCTGATATCGATATTTGTCAATTGATCCATTAAGGAATGCAATTATATCGTTTAAAGATTTTTTATCTGAATCTTTTGAATATTTAATTATAATAGATTTTAAACCTTCAAAAAAGTTGGTATCCTCTTTATTATTACCGAAACGATATCCCTTTAATTGAGTTTCTAAATACATGTTTAATTCATTGGTAAAATCTCCACTTGGTTTTTCTAGATTTTCCATGAATACTGCAAATATCCATCTTTCTTCATTGGCCCAAACCTTTAGAATTTTTTCTATTTTAGGAGTATATGAATTCGTTTTATTAGATAAACAAAATGCTAAATATCTAGTCATTCCTGGATCATTGATAGGAGCATATATCTTGATAACTCCACCTTGGTATTCGAGTATTTCAGCAGATGAACCGCCGGCAATCCTTTTTGCGCCTATATTTATGAAATGATTAACATAATCATCCATATTTTCAATTTGAATATTCTCTTCATTTCCTATTCTATCAATCACCGATGCAATAGATGCCTCATTTAGAAATTCATGATATTTGTAAAATTTCATTTTATTGAGTTTCAAATTCTAATTTTATCTCATTAAATGCAAATGTAGCTTCGAAGGTTCTAAATTCAGGAGTTAATTCTGAATAAGAAAGTGTGAATTGATTCATTCCGGTAAACAAACAATCTTTGAATATTGATGAGTACATCTTATTTCCTTCAGCATCAAATATACCAATAGGAACATCAAATGTATATGGATTACGATTATCAAAGCTATAATAATGAAAGAATGTTTCTAATAATATCCAATAATTAACATTTCCGTCTAACAGCTGAAATGTGACGGTGAAGTTTCTATCAATTAACATCTCTGGTGATAGAGCTTGACGAAATCTTCTTGTAGTACCTTTAGCTTCTGCATAATAACCAGGCTTAACCTGTTCAATTGGTTGAAAATTAAAATTAGGAATAGTTATTGATTGAATAGAATAATTCACAATATCGGCCACATCCGTTACTGGAGTTGGCATCCTAAAGAGGTATGGTGCGTATCGATCTTTTATTTCTTGAGGTACGAATATTCTAGGTAACTCAACTTTAAAAAGATCATTTCTATTTTGAAGTATCATTTATTGTTGATTTGTTCCTTTAGATGAAGTTCCTTTAACATTAGTTCCTTTAACATTAGTTCCTTTAATTGCAGTTTGGAAAGGTGCAGGAACTGAAATTGTTACCGATGGAGCGGCAATTACATTCGGAGAAACCGTTACCACTCTAGGAGCTGATACTGGAGTAACTGCAAAACTAGGAACAGGACTAGATATAACTGAAGAAGAAGGAGGTAATACTGCTACTTCATTTCTAGTTATTGCAGTAGGAGAGCTTATCAAATTGGTATTCGCAGAAATACTACTAGAAGTTCCAAAGTTTCTAACTTCTATAGGAGTAAAAGTCTGAATCGGTTGTTGAACTGGAACTGCTCGTAAAGCAGAGATTGTTGCATTAAGAGTACTTATTAAAGCTAGCAAACGATTATTCTCGTTAGTCAATGTAGTCTTTTCATTACTTATATTTTGTATAAATGTAGTTTGTTGTCCTACTACGGATTGAATTGTAGATAATTGTTTTGATAATGAAGCAATTGTTGCATTGAATTCAGCGTCTTCTATATTATCTGCTGCTACTAATGCAGCGTTATTTGTTAAAGCCTGAGATAAATCTGAATTAGATTTAGTTAATTGAGAATTAAGAGATGAAATTTGATTATCTTTGTTAACAACGGTAGAATTTCTTTCAACGATAATCGTTTCTTGTCTACTGATTTGACCATTTTTTTCGTTAATGGTTATTAGAAGATCTTCAATTTTATCAATTTCTTTTAATTTAGCATATTCGCTAGATGAATAGAATTTACCAGTATAGAGTTGTTGTTTTTCTCCTCTAGAGGATGCAGCATTAGCTGCTGCTGTATTGGTTATTTCCATAGAAGTTACTCCGGTTAAACCGGCAGTAGTTCCCTTTTCATTTCGTATGTAAAGATTAAATTCTCGATTTTTTAAACCTAGAATATTAGTTGATTGAGTTTCATTTAAACGAAATACAACTTGACCTCTTGCTTTATCGGCTGCCGTTGTTGGAAATTCATCAAATGTAATAGATTCATCAGTATTAGATCCAAATTCTAAAATAACATCACCTAGACCAGAAAGATCTAGAATTGTATTAGCATTATTTTTAGTCTGATATAAAGTAAAACGTACATACGAGGTTCCTTTAGATACCATTATTCTTCCTAAACTTTGAGGATATATTCTCAGATTAGTTCCGTTTTGTAACACATTTTGAATAGTTCCTTGAGTGGCAGTTCCACCAGTAGTAATATTATCCCATGCGATAGAAATAGCGTTATTGTCGGTGAACGATGTCAAATATCTTACATTGCTAATGACTGGATCTAAAGCCCTTTGTAAATTTATTTCTTTAGATACTAATTGATTGTATACTTTAAGTTGAATAGGATTTGAACCTAAATTAATAGCCTTAAGAACTCTTCCATATTTATTAACCTTACTAGAAATCATAGATGAGGCTTTCCAAATTTGTGAATTATCTGATCTATTATATAGTCGAAGTACATAATCTATTTTAAAAGATATTGCATTCGTGTTCTTAATTACTGGACGAAATGTATTGGGTAAATCATAATTGTCAACTTGTGAAAGTTGAACATCGGCAGTTTGTACCCACGCATAAGTTGCACTAGTTTGATCGTAAACATATTCAGAAACGACTAAATCGTGAAGTAACATGTAATCATAACCAGATGCATTAATATCTAGAATAAAATTCTCGATAATATCACCATTGAATTTTCCATAAAATTCTATATAATCACCATCATTAGATTCTGCAATATAAGCACTAATAGATTCGAATTGATCTTTAGTAGGTATTTCTGCTTGAACTCCTTCGTAAAAAGTTAGATAATTTTGTCCATCAACAAAAGTTGGATTATTCAAAAATCTAAAATCTATTTGTATATTTTGAGAAGGTTCAAAACCGGATCCATCCGTAATTTTTTCAGCAACTGAATCTCCATTAAGTGTAGTATACCAATAATCATATACTAGATTGTAAAGAGAAAGAACTCTTACTTCTACATATGAATCATAAACTCTACCACCAAATAAGAATGATGATGGATTAAGAGTTTCCCATGCATCTGATTTAGAATAAAGTATATTGGCTAAAATTAGATTAGTTCCATTTCTCTTCTTGGCTTTTATTGATGCCGCAAAAGCTTCATTACCTTGAAAATTAAATCCTTGTACAAGATGAAATTTGACAGTATCATATACCGGAGATTTTCCTGTGTTGAAACTGATAGGTAAACTAGCAGACGAAGTAAGATCTGTATCGAAATCATTATAGAATACAATACGATCAATATCTAATTCTGCAACTTTAGATCTTGAGATTTGAGCATATGAATGATTTCGGATATTAGCCGTTCCTACTGGAAGACCATCCTGAATTATTCCACAAGCATCATCATTAAGAATTTGATATTCTCCGGTATGTAGATTTTGAGTCTTCCATAACGGTGCAGTTGTAGTAGGGATACGGAATTCGTTCCCTGGTACATTTATTTGAGCCTGATCCGCATAGATGTATTCCATCAATACCGCATCATTAAGTAAAATAAATTTTGAAGATGTAGCCATTTACGTTTATTATTTAGAAGGGCTTAAAGAGCCTTTTAATCTTCTTATTCAAGTTATATGTAATTCCCAATCCAAAAGATACATTAGGTCCAATAGTTTTATTCATGGGATCAACACCAACACCAACACCTACATAAGGTCCAAATACCCAAGAAGATTCATCAGATTGAATCATGTTCTTGTCAAGAATAGATCCTTGTATATCAGAAATTGTCATTCCAGGATAATTAGATTTTACAAATATTTGATAAGATCCATCAAGTTTAACCAAACCTGTGGTCACCGAGATACCGATTTCATCTTGTGTTATAGTGGTTCCTTTATCTAGAACATTCGCTGAATCGTATTGAATCTTAGATATCCCTGCCAACTTTCTGTAATTACCTTTCGAAAAGATGGAATCATATTTCCAACCAATATCTACAATTCCATCGGCATATTTAGTGATGGTATTTGTCAGATAAATTGGATCCGATTTGATTCCGGCATTGGCGGTAGTAATCATCTTAACGTCACCCTTTAGATTTTTAACTTCTCTATAAAGTTCCGCATTAAGTTCTTTAAGTTTCTTACCGTCTGCAATGAAGGTGTTCTTTAGAAAAACTTGTTCGCCTAGCTTATTAGTTGTTTCTCTAACTGAGTCGTTAAGTGCTTTTTCATTTTGTCCGGCTACCATCAATTCATCTTTAAGACCATCCGTAACTGAACATTGTCTAAGAAATAGAAGCAGCACAATCACAAATCCAATCATTAAGATTTGATTAAGCTTCAATTTTTTATAGTCAAATTTCATAATTTTTTAATTTTTTATTACGAGAATCTCATTGGACCAGTCCATCCAGCACTAGTGTACATATATAAACCTTCTCCAGTAGGACCAGGAGCACCGGGAGTTCCAGTTACTTGATAAACCATAAGACCTTGGGCGACGGATCCCATTGCAACTCTTTGTGTCTGGCTCATTCTCGGTGGTGCAAAACCTTTAGTTGTTGAGTTAACTGATAGAGCAGCAGTTTCAGGATAACCTAAACCATGTCCTGATACAGTAGCTCCGGTTATTGGATCTCCAACTACAACTACATTAGCAACTAAACCACCGGTATAATACGGGTCTTTTGTGTACCATGATTGAGAATATGCAGATCCTCCAATAATAACTTTTCCTCCAATTAAGGCAGCCGCATGATTAAACATACTTGAGTTAACTATACGAATATCTTGTAATTGACCATTTGCTCCATCCGTTGTTTTATTAGATCCTTCAATAATTATAGGTCCTTGGAATGCTCCAGCAAATATTGATGGAATTCCTCCATTTCCAACTTGTGATTGGTAATATTTATATCCACCTAATGCTCTAGCAGTAAATGTAGAATCACCAATCGCTAAAAATGATTCAGATCCAATTCCTCCGGTTCCTCCATAATATCCATAACCATCAAATGATGCAGAAGCTCCTGGATTATTTGCGGTTACCCCTTGGTATATAGAACCTTGAAGTCTAATACCATTTGTTGGTGGTTGATAATCTCTATGCCATGCAATCTCTCCTACAGTTATTGATCCACCAATGGCAAGTTTAGATCTAATATATTGACCGGTTCCTCCTAAAAGATTAGACGAAGTAGTTGGAAAACTTAAACCTACTATTAAAGATCCACCATTTGCACTTCCTCCAGGATTAACCCAAATGTTAGGAGACATATTTGTTGCTCCTCTAGCAAATGTTCTTAGAACAATATCATCCCATGAATAAATTACAGTAGCTCCCATTGGACCTGATAAAGATGTAATATTATAAGCTGGAGTAAGTCCATGAATAAGACCACCACCTCGAGCATCAATAACATCAGTCATTGATAAAACTCTTAAACCAGATAAATTTGCAGGAAGAGTTAAACTGGATATACCAGCACCTGATCCATTAATTGTATTTAGATTTCCACTATCTTGAATGATGTGAAAGGGAACCTTAGGCGTATAATTTTCTGAATTCCAAGCGCCTTTTAAAAATCCGGCAGATCCAGTAGCTCCTGGAGTAGCACCAATAATACCTAAACGACTCGAAGCAAATTGAGTTCTAGGAATTCCATTCGCATCAGTTGAAGCAATAATTTTTGCAACTGCATTTGATGTGTTATCGGCATGTAATGATATATGAGAATCGTAATTATTTGATGCACTAATTCCACCGGTATTTCCTCTTGATATAATTAATCCAGCAACAATATTACCAGCTAAACCGGCAGTAGTACCAATAATGGTATTTCCCAATCGATGTTGATAAGATCCTATCGAATAAGTTCCATCAATTCCTTGAAGTACCACAGCACCTTGTTTACCAACTCCGGTTGAAAGAGGATTTAATCCAACGGATTTTGAAAATATATGATGAAAACCTAATGGAGTAGATCCGGTTGAATCGTTTCCGGTTAACCAAGATTTTTCACTTAGATAATCGTTAAATTTTAAGAATTGAGATTCTATATAAAGGTTAGCCGGTGTTTCTAGAGGAGTGGTTCCACCAATCTTAATTGCCATAGGCATTTTAGGTGAGTGAATAACCGCTCTTTGTATAAGAGTTCCGTTATACCAAGGATCCGTTGTTGTAGTTTCAAATCCATAATATGTAAAATCTAGAGCAGATACCGGTTCATTAAGATCTCCTGAAGTAGGAAGTGTTCCAGCAGTACCAGAAGTTAAACCTACTGCACCAAATGCAATTCCACTAACACTATCTCCATCAATATATCTTTGAATTACTGTTAATGTAGGTAGCTGTTTTTGTAAATTAGATCCAGTCGGGAAGTAACCAAAATCCGAAAGTTGGTCAATTGCCCAACCAGTAGATCCCATAAATACAATATTCTTCTCGGCACCAACATACGAAATAATATCTCGATTTGAACTAACCGTCGTAGTTGCACCATATGCAGTAGCAGCAATCCATGAGTTAACACCAATGTCGGTAGCTCCTCTAAAATATTGCCATTCGAATGATCCACCAGTAACTCCTTGAGGACCACTAGGACCAACAAGATTAATTCCGGTATTGTACCATCCGGTTGAACCTCCAGTAAAAGAGTATATGTAGACAGTTCCTCCACTACTTACAAATCCATCACCTAATTCTAATGGATTACCATAGGCATCACCAGTAACTCCTCCATAAGTAGTTCCAGCAAACCAATAATTTCCTCGATCTCCTACTGGACCTTGTCCACCAGCAGGACCAGTAACACCAGTATCTCCTTGAGGGCCACCGCCACCAAGAATTACTTGATCGAAGTTAAAATTTATTTTTTCAACGGCATTTATTAGCGAATCCGCTGGAAAAAGTTCTTTTATTGAAATGTTAGCCATTTACTTATTTTTTATTTAATGTGACTGTGCAAGAAATAGACACTTGCTTGTCTGTTGGTAGTTTATATATCAAGCTAAAATTCAATGGGTTATTTCCCAAAGGAACGGTTTGGAAATTAGTCGAAACCACATAACCATTATCTTTCTTTTGAGCATCTGTATAATCTAATCGAATCAAAGGTTCAACAATATTTGGTTGATAAGTCTTTTCCCAGAATGTTATGTTCGATACCTCATACCGATCAAAGATATTTTCTTCGATGTATTTAGTGATATCGTCGTCTATTGTTCGCTGATCAAATGAATAATCAGGATCCATATATTTAGTAAATTCAGCACCAAATCCTTCGGAGATTAACCATTTACTTAATGCTGATGTAACATAAACATCTAAGGTTAACTCTTTTTGTATGGCAGTAGTATTAGTTATTTCAAATACAATATCTTGAGTTATTGTTTTGATTTTAGCCCTAGTAGATCTTCGACCAAAATCGTTTCTATCAATAGCTCCTCCATCAAATTTTTCAATAATTGGAGAATCCGGAATAGCAATAACCTTAGATCCAAAAAAAGCTTTTTCTTCTTTAGGTTCTCTTGTACCTATAACCGCTTGAGATATATTACGTCGTATATATTTCCAATAATAATACGGATCCCAATTAGAACGAAATACAAAGAAGTCTTTATGGTCAATAGAAATCTCTCCTATTGCTGGATATATTGAACGAGTTGAGCCAGTTATATTTTGTCCACCAACTATATTTGGATTTTCAACATTAACTTTATAAACATAAAGATTCGGGATAATTCCTAACGATTCATCTTTCCAATAGTAATATGGCGAAGCCGTACTTCCACTTCCTCCACGTTGAACATCCCATATATTAATATTAAGATATTGAAGACCTTCTTCTTTAAGATCCGTTTCATCTACAAATTTAATAACATCATACCATCTGGGAACATATTCTCCACGATATCTGTTCATTCTAGATAATTCTACTCTTGGTGCACCTATTAATTCGAATCCAATATCAACTGATGATTGTAGACCAGAAGGTTTATCTTGAGATGTAGCAATGTCTAAATAACTGGCTTTAACAAGATCATCCGGTGGTAATACTGAAAGCATAAATGTATTAAATTCTACAGTACCATCATCGTTTACTTGAATATATTGAACATGTGGATCTCCACTATTAAATGCATCGGCAATAGAAGCAAAGCTAATACCGGTTAAGATATTAGAATATGCGTTATATCCACCGAATTCATAATATATCCGAGATCCAATTCCTGGTTGAAATGGTTTTGTATAATCTGCTCTCACTGAACCCGGCCAAGCATTTCGAATATTCACATATGAATTATAACCATTAGGCGTTAAAGTTGGATTGAGTGGAAGACCTTCAATCGTTGTACATTTAAATGATCTAGTAGAAATATCAAATATTCCTCCAAATTTATATATGTATGTAGTTACACCTACCGTATTAGCTAGGTATACGGAATTGAATCCACCTTCTTGATTAAGAGTTAAATCATTTCTAAAATCCGGTTGTTCTCCATTAATATCCGTTCCGCTATAAATTTCAAAATATTCTCCAGTATCTACCCAACCATTAATAGATCCTTTAATTACAATATCGGCATATTGAAAAGCACCACCATATCCAACATAGCTATATTTGTCGTTTGCCGAGTATAAGTAAGCACGATCAATCCAACGATCTCCAACATAATTTGTTAAAAGCGGATCATTCATATCAGCTTCGATTAAAACCGTTAAAGTTTTCCATTTATCATTTTTGATAGCTTTGATTGCAGTAGATTCTCCATAAGTTAATATTGCTGAGAATTTATAATCATCATATATTGCGCTAGGAACTGTTTTAATTTCCTCAACATTATAATCAATATTAGATGTACCACTTCGGTCTTTAATTGCAACCTTAGCTCCTCTAAATAAAGCTTCGGCAAAGGCAAAATCGTTTCCACCATTGAATATTGAATATCTAAAATCTCTAGGCACTGGATTTCCATCCACCGTTTCTCTAGTGAAATAATCAACGAAATAATCATCGACTATACTATATAAACCACCACCGGAAGATCCGGTTATTCCTGTATAAGAAGCATAATCACCAGTAGGTCCAGTAGGATTAATAATTGCTGAATCGAAATATGAAAATGAATTTCGCTTTTCATCGAATGTCATATACTTGGGATATTCTTGTAGATAATACCATTCATGAGTAAATAGCTTGGGATTTCTATTATATTCATCAAATGAAGGCGTAAAATTGAACATACCGAATGCTTGATCGACATTTAGACGATATCCATTTTCTCTAACGTCAGTTGATTCATTATCATAAACCCATTTGTTTATAAATGGAACTACTCTAGAATAAACTGAAAGTGTAGGATTGTCATTTTCTTTTAGACGATCATATTCATTTGTTATGTCATCTGCCGTATCATCATATTCATTGTATAAACCAATAAGTTTTTGGAATCCTCCAGTGATGGTAAAAGGAGATTCAGCACCAACGGCTTCGGTAACATTGTTTCTAGATTCCTCGGTAAGCGCCCACCATTGAACAAATGGATTTTCATCAGGAATATCTACTGGGAATATTTCTAGATCTTCTCCAAATGAAGGACTTGTATTAGTAGCTCCTGGTAAAGTGATACTTCCCCATGCCACATTGACTGAAGTTGTTCCGATAACTGAATTTAGAAGATTTCCTCCTTGAGTTAAGGTCCATAAAGATAATAATCCAAAATCATTTTCATGTGCCGATGTTGAGTATGCTGGACCAGAACCTAAATTAAGACTAGTAGGTATCGGTTTAATTATACCGTAATCTGTTATAGGTGAGAATCCAGTAATTCCTCTAGATATTACAATTGAAGTTGCTCCAGAAGTATTAGCGAATGTGGATTGTCCACTTACAACATAATAATCCGGATTTGCAGTGGATCCTAACCAAGGGAAATTCTTTACTCGATTAAATGAATAGAAGTATCCACCAGAAGTACCTCCAACACTGGCTCCAGTAGGTCCCATTGGTTGATATTGATTGGATAACGAAGTGGAACCTATAAATTTAGTTCCATAAATCCAGGGACCAGCACTAGCTCCTACAGATCCTATAAGGCCAGTTGAATAATTCGATAGTGCAACTACCGTATTACCAACAGTATGGAATTGCGCAGATTTAGTAGCAGATATCGAAACGAATTCGGATTCTCCATCATAATCTTCAAATATAGTACCGGATCCAGTTAAACCGGAAATATAATTAGTGTCAAAATTTCCATACCAAACCTGTCCAGTAGGAGCAATCGGAGCAATTTTATAAAGAGCTCCTAATCCAAAATCGGATCCGCTATAAACATCTCCATAAACGAATCCTTCAGGACCTTGGAATGGAGCATAAAGAGGATTAGCTCCATTTGTAGCTCCTTTAAAATTAGCTTCTACTTGATATGAAGTACTAACATTAATTGGTAAATTAGCATCATAGCTCCATACAACTCCTTGTCCGCCAATTCCTCCAGCGGATGATACTCCATGTAATCTATGAGGATTTGCCGAAGATCCAATCGAAATTCCTCCTAAAATACCACTTCCAAAAGTGGATGTTGTGGTAAACATCGAACCGTTGTTAGCTTGGAATTGTCCAGTATTATCTTTAGGAAACATAAAATTTGCCGGAAGAGCAGTTGAATAAAGGGCATCTAGATCAAGACTAAAAGGTCCTCCACTTGCGCAACCGAAAAGTCGATGAAAACCCGAGTTTGTTGGATCGTCAATCAAAGAACCTCTTGGTTGAACTGTAGCAGTTCCACCAAAATAATAAAGAACTTGAATTCCTCTATCTTCATCCCATGAGAAAATAGTTCCTCCAGTATTTAAGTTTCCAGTGCCACTAGCTTCTACTGCCTCAATTCCTCCTAGAGGAGCTACACCAAACCAAATAGGTTTATCTTCAAATGTAACCGTTTTAACCGCTATTTCATTATCATAAAGAGTACGATCTTCCCATCGCCATTGACTTAGACTAGCACTCCACTTCCATACATGATATATTGATCGAAAAGTAAAATTATTCGATTGAATAGCATCTATGGCATATCCAGTTTGAAGGTATAATTCACCATCAATTCCATCAAATTTAGGTAAACCATAACCATATCCGGCAGTTGGAGCACTTGCTGGAATCGTATCCCAATACATTTGTCGATAATCGAATGTTAGATTTGCCGGTCCAATTAAACCAGTATCTAAATTCGTCGCTTTGCCCCATATTGATGAATCGGTGTTTGTACCGGTTGGAATTGCAGCAACACATCCAGTTTGCTCAGGTATGTAAATTGAGTGTCCTGGCATATCAAATGAGGCATTATAGATAGGATCATCTCCCTGATTCCAAGTTGCAGTAAATATTCCTCCGAATTCTGGAAAGGTTGCAGATACTAAATTTAATGAATTACCGAATTGAGTAGCAAAATCATTTTGATTCCACATATTTCTTCCGATAACATATTTTCTAGTTGTATTATAATTACTTACTAAATAATTACTGAGCACCATGTCTTTTCCCAAATATACGGATGCGCTAGATCCAGCTCCTCCAACACTAAAGAAAGATAAGGCACCTACTGGTTTTCCGTCCATAACATTATAATGATCTGAATAAGATCCAGTAATACCAAACGCTGCTACAGTAGTAGCTCCAGTCGAAATATTTTGAAATACCCATTCAGCAGATGCACCTCCACCAGACATATCTTGAGCAGTAAGTAATGCACCTAATCCATTGTATGCGACGATATCTGGACCAACTTTAAATCTTCCGTCACCACAACTCCAAAGTGGCATATCTCCAGCAGTTCCACCTCCTGTATTACCCGGTATTCCGAATTGACAAAAATTAAAAGGATTGACTAAATTTGCCTGAAGTTTAAATCCAAAATTTGAGCCAATATACGCAGATTGATAAGATGTTGCTTGTGGATCTCCGCTTGCAAATTGACCAATTCCTCCTTGAATACCTTCAGCACCTAAATCTGCTCGGGTTATTGGAGCTATTGCGGTTGCACCTATCGTAGTCCATCTACCATAAGGTCTGTTATAGAAGAACAATTCATTCTGATTTTGATATGGAAAATATTCAGGATATTCGGCTGGTTCAGGATATGTTCTAGTTCCAGCAAAAACAACCTCATCTTCGTTGATAGCCGATAAAGTTCGCATTCCAAAATTTGGATAATCCATTAATTTTATAATTGCTAGTTGACTTGCACCGGTCGAAGTAACGCTAAATTTTCTAATAGTAGGATATTCTTCCGATGAAGATGACATAAAAATATCGTTTTCTGCCCAATCTAAATCGATATAATCAAAAGCGGGTAGAGATTGATAAATGTTCCAAGTATCTCCGCCATCTACCGTTGTGTATATTTCATGCAAATTAAGCAGAGCTCCGGTCATACCTTTTTCTCCAGTAGGACTTTTTGCGAATACCACTCTTAATGAAGGTGAATTTGCACCAACTGGAATAGGATATAAAGTTTGATTAGTGAAGGCATTTTTAGTGGTAACTAAAAGCGAAGTGGCTCCGGCATAAGAACCGGCAACATAACCATCTCCTAAAACTCCTTCACCTAATTCCCATTCAAATAGATTGTCTAATGAAGCATCTCCATCTTTATTGTAATCTGTATTGAAGAAGTCAAAATCAAAATCTCTAATAGGCATTAATGAAAGATAACCAACTGAATTTTTTATTAGCTTTCTTAAAGGTATCTTTCCTTCACTTCCTATTTCTAATGAATGAGTTTTCTCGGTTATCGATAGAACATAATATTTATCAAGTCCGGTAAATCCAACAATATTAGCTCCTTCATAAAGAGGAGAATCTAGATAATTCGAGTATTCATGAACTATTGTAGAATATCCTTTATCGGTTTTAACATAAGTTTTATCGGTTTGATCTAGGAAATTATCAACAAAATCTTTTTCAATTATAAATCTAGTACCTGGTTTCGTATTTCCTCCTACAAATTTATATTTATAAACAAATCCCATTTGAGATGCATTATAAGTGGCACCGGTTGATGTAAAAATTGGAGATGCTAAATATTGTTCTTGATTCCATTCAGATAAAGAGGAAGGACTGGAATAAGGTATATCTTCAGCATAAAGAACGTCAGCAAATATACTAAATTCTATATTGTTAAAAATTTCAGATGTATTTTTATAATAAACAACTACTGTCGATTTTTGCGAAACCGCTTCAAATAAAATTTCTTCACCGAAATTACTAGGATCTCTTGTAATTAATGATGTTATGTTATTAATAGCTAATGCTATTGAACTAGCAACTTGATCGGTTGTACCTAAAGTACTATATTCATTTCCATCATTAGTTCCGGCAGATAGACTGGAATTTCCTCTAATTGTATATTGATCTATTAAAGCTTTAAAGGTATTACCGGTTGTAATTTTAGTAGATGCCTTTGAATTAGTAGGATTGATATATTTAATTCTAATCTGATCCTTTCCTTTTGGTTTTTTTAGTACATCAAATGCAAAATTAGCACTTCCATTCAATCCATTTTGTTGAGTGGTAATATACTTAAAAGGCTCTTGGAATCCGCCAAATGCTGCCCAATTGACGGTAGTATCTTTTACTCTTAAGAATGAACTATCGGTATATGTATCTCCTTTAGCCGTTGTTCCTGGATTTTGATATTCGCTATCCCATTTATAATTATTGTCTATTGAATAAACATTACCAAGGGTATCTTTTAAATAACCAAACCTCGGTTTTTGAGTTTCTTCCCATGTAAGTAATCTACCTGAATAAATTCCGGTAGAACCTGTAATAATTCTAGGATAAACTTTAAGACCTTTTGGATTTGTTTGTATTTGATTTTCCGCTAATGTTGGATCTCCTACATTAGGAAGAATAGGAATTGGTGATTGAGTATTTTCAACAAATCTATCGGCATATAGCCTATCTGGATCAATCGTGAATTGTCCTAATTCCTGTTCACTAACGTACATACCAAAGTAACGATAGAATTTGTAATCTTCTTGCTCGGTATCATCGAATAAAAATTCCATGTTTAATAGATTTGCACAAACAATAGAATTTCTAGAAAAACCAAACGTGATAAAATCTTCAGATTCAATTATAGTCTTGTCTGGTAAAACATATTCAGTATTAATTGGCTCTGATTTTCTAGTGAATCCGCCTTCATCTAGAGATATTCCTTGCCAATAAGTTAAATCTCCTTCTTCTGGCGAAAAGTATAGAGGAGCTTCTGGGAAATTAGGATCATTGACATGTCGACGAATATATGATCCAACGTTTGTGTTACCAGTCAGATCAAATTGAGCAATGATTTTAGCCTTTTGAATATAATTAGAGAAAAATAGATCTGGACTTTTAATAAGTTTATCCAATATAGGATCAGTATCTTTATCAATTCCAGAATATTCAGCAGTATTGATATTCTTGGTAACTGGACCATCCATTCTAAATATGATAAAATAGTCAGGAATATTGTCTCGTTCTAACCAAAGAGGAGCAAATGCAGCAAATTCTTCGGTATATAACTTTGAATTTTTAGGATAAGATCCTAAAGCATATGTGAAATCTCTTTGAAATTTATAACGATCTTTTACTGAAATAGCTCCATCTTCTTCGTATACTTCGTAAAGAAGATTTTTAGGAATTGCATTTCCTTGATTGAAAAAATTAAAAAGATCTTGTGAATAGTAACCTTGTACTCCATACCCTTTATATAAAGAGCTACTTAAAATTGGATTCGAGTCTATACTCTCCAGAAAAAGTTCATCTGAAGAGCTTGCAACTATTTTTACGTTAGTTGATAATCTAGGATTAGTTCTTATGAGACCGAATGAGGTTCTCTTTAGTATCTTATTTGCCATACAATATATTTATCCAATTAGTTTAGTTCATAGATCTACTCTATGATATTAGATGATATATCACCTATAAGATCTTATTAACCACCTTTAGCAGATTTGATCAGATTCTTAAGAGACGAAATTCCAGCTTTAGTCTTTGGAGCTGGAGCCGACGATACTTGACTAATACCAGTTCCTTTAATTTGAGTAACTGTAGGATTAATGTTCTTAACCACATTAGTTAATGTATTAATTTGGGATTCGAATGTAGTTACTGGTAAAAGAGAACCTACGATAGAATTAGAACGATATCTAGCGGTAATTTCAATATCAAATGAGAACCTTTGAGTTTCCTTGGGATTTGTGTAAATGTCTATACCAATCGTTTTTGAATATTCAACATTTGCATTCGGAGATGCATTTAGATTTCCTCCAATTTTTCCTAATCCGGAAGTTCCAAATCCAAAATAATCAGTCATTCGATATTGAAAAGTGATGGGAATATTAATAGCATTAGCTCCACCAAATTGCACAGTCTTAACTGCATCGAATCCGCTACCATCAACCACTACATCTCCATGAGTATTTGGATTAAGGAATAGATAAGATCCACATGATTTAGGACCTAATAAATATTGATCGTATTCAACAAAGGCAACCTTAGAATATGTTGCACCAATTGCACCGGCAGAAGCACCATTAAAATAAAGAGCACTTTGTCTTCCATATCCATAATTAGGAACTTGAACAGGAGCAAAACGAGAATTTCTTATTGTACCTTTAGTTATATTAAGTAGATTTGCAGTAGATCCAGCACATGCAGTTTGCCAATCAATAATTGATGGATGGTCAATGTGAATTAGAATATCACTATCATAGAATGTATTAATAATAGATGAAGTAGATCCAACCACAAATTTAGAATTTACCGTAGGTGTAGGTTTCCAAATAAAATCTGAGGCAGCCTGTCCATTTGCTAAAGATGTTATTGCACTTAATGCGGTAGTTCCAGCAAAATATTCCATTTGATCTAACGAAGTGGCATATTGAGCATTTGCTTGTGTAGTAGCTGATGGAAGACCACCAGTTCCATATTGTAAGAATAAGTCAGTACGTTCAACTCCATAAGTAGCACCACCAACATTAGAAAATAATTTAGAAATTCCATCGATTGCTAGGAAACGAGAATTAATAAATTGACCTCTAACTTGAGCACTTTGTTCTGGTTGACGATTGATAATTCCATATCTATTAACATCTAGGGTTGCAGGATTTGAAAGTCCTAAAGGAACATAATCATAGCGTCTAACGGTATTATAATCTGAATCCGTTGTAGAATATCCAAAACCTTCTGAATAAGATGCATTTGCAATTTGATATTTAGAACCCCAAATTCTTGCATACATTTCTAATGGAGATGTATCGGCATTTTGAATTTGAACATAATAATTCTTAGTCATAATAACGCCTTTCTTAACGTTTAATCCGGCAACTTCATCTTTATAGTTTCCAGCAAAAATCTTAAGCGTTTTATTAGCTTCAACACTATATTCAGTACCACCATCCTCAATAACTTTAACTACTAATACACCTTTTGCAACCGTAATAAGTGCAGCAAGATTTTGTATTTGCGTTTGTAAATCATTTATTTTATCAAATAATGAGAGAATATTATTTTCAGGTGTTAAGAATCCGGAAGCAATATCGAATGCGTTATGTGCCCAATAATTTTCTCCTTGAGTAAATGATGTAGATATATGTTGAGGAACTCCATCTTGAATAAGAGCAAGTTCTAGATCTACTCTAACTTTATCTTGTTTTGCTTGTTCGATTATCTTCGTTAATCCTTGATCTACTTCTAAATCTGAAGGAAAATCAACTTTAATAGTTTCGCTATAAACGGAAGTTGAAGGCGATATTGGCCATCCAGCTTCAGATAAAGATTGAACTTTAAATTCAACGGCTTCTCCGGCTTGAATAGCAATATCTATTTGATTGATATTTACATAATCAGGATTTTCAACATCTTCAACCACCCATTTCTGAGAACCGCTTGTAGGATCCACTGCTCTCTTTCTTACTTCGGATTTGTATTCTGTCCATGTAGAAAAAGTTCCTGTTCTAGGTTGACCGTTGTTATCAGTAAAAGGAATTTGTTGCGGTGAATTAGCACTTCCATTTTTCTGTAAGTATCGGTATTGAATATTGAATTGAACAACTTGTTGAGGGTTTGTTCTATCTGATAATTTAGGTTGTGGTATTGGAAAGAAACCTCTAAGTCGGTATTTAGGAACAATATCAGAGTTTGGATCTGTTCCAATTTTAACGATCTCATTAACCGTAGTACCATATAGCTGAGTTGCTGCATCTTTTTGTGTTATTAGCGCATTAAGTTTATTCTCATCTACATCTCTTAAACGAGTAGTTGTATATTTAACGGTTTGTATCTTGGATCTCAATTGATTAATAGATGCATCCAATGAAGATATATCAGCGGAAATACGAATTTTATCTGCTTGAAGACCTTTCAATTTAGCAGCCGGTGAAGTATCTGTTAAATGATTATTGATTTGTACCACTTTAAAATCTCCGGCATTAAGTTTTGGAGCATCAGGAACTAATCCGAAAATAGCAGGTGGAACTTTCTCTTTAGACATTGAATAAAGAAAAGCACCAAAGTCAATTACGGAATTCTTATAATAATCCGATAAGAATATTAAGTTTCCTGTAGCTTGATCTACGATAGTTAATTCATTTGTATAGAAAGAAGATCCTGGAGACCATTTGATAGCTTCTAATTTAGATTCTGGATCAATTGGTTTAATGAATACCACACAGTTTTCATTGAATCCTACATTAATATTAATGCTGATCGTCGAAACATCTTCTGTATAAAAAGATAAAACTCCAGCTCCAATTGAAACTGGATCGAATCCTTCAATTAATTTAAGAGCAACTTTACGTTGACCTCCATCGATTGATGTAATTTCATATCGAGTATTTCCTCTTCCACCTTTGATTATTAGATAATCTCCTAATTTAAGAGATTGAGTAGCTAAATAAGGAGAATTAGAATCATTATAGAAAAGATTATCTAGTTGAACAATGATTTGACGGTTTTGTATAGTTACTCCATCTACAACATTAGATATTGTAGAATCTTCAACATTAAGAACTGAAAAATCTCCATAGAATCTAACTGCTCTAGGAGGAACAGTGATAACGTCTTTATCTAGGAAATAGGCAATATTATAATCAATTAAAATCTTTACAAAATCATCATAACTAATATCTGATCTACCTTTAAGTCTTTGCTCGAATACTTGAGTTTTTTCAAAAGTATCTAAACTAAGGATGTAACGAGCAACATCTACATTTTCAGTATTGAATTTAACTTGATCAGTTAGATCGTATGAAACATACATTAAAGGATTAAGAAAAGATTCAAAGAACCAATTTTCTCGTGTATTAAAAGTAGTTGGATTTGCAACTTTTTGAATATTAGCAGCCTCTTTTTTAAGTTCGCTAACTAAAATTTTTCTAAATGAACCATCAGATAATTGAACATTAGATGCGGATTCTCCTACACCTGAAAGGGCTTCTACATTTTTCGATAATGCAGAGATTTGCTCTTTCATTGCACCGAATGATGGAACTTTAACAGTCATCATTTTACTACGATCACTAGGATCTAGTACAAGTATTTCAACGGTATCTGATTTAGAAGAAACTACCTCAGATAGTTTACTCATAATCTCGTAACCATTATTCTGTAATGCCAGTAGGTCACTAAGAAGGGTAGTTAATGTATATTTAGTTTCGCTCATTTTATCTTAATATGTCTAATTCGAAATTGAAACCACTATCATCAGTACAAGTAATTTCAATTATAGGTTTTGATGATAATAATTCTGATGTAAGTACGGTATAAATTATTTTTCCATAGGCACCACCGCCTAAAGTATTAGCAGCGTCTGTTCGGAAAACCATGTTGTAGCCATCGGTTGCTATAGGGTCATTAAATACTAATCTAAAAGTTTGACCTTTTTTCCACTTAACGTTTGTATCGTCTATATTTATATACAAAGAATCTTGTAAAGTTTCAATACCAGTATCAGGATCAGCATTTGTATTTTTTTGTTTAAAGTAATTGGTAAATGTACCTAAAGTTAAAACGTTTCCGTTTGTAGTTGAAGTAACCACTCGACCATTATTTACATCGGTAAGCAATTGTCCGGATGTATTCTTACAAATAACGAAATTATCGTAATTTTGTTTACGATTGATAATCTTTATTTGATTAGGTATTGATTTGTCTATTAGAATTCCAGGACCTGGCATAAAAGTACCAAGATCATAGGTTAAACTAATACTAGTTCTTCCAGAAAGAATATTACTAATATCCTCTGAATTTTTATCAATTAGATCTAATAACGAAGTTTCACTAGAGAATGCTAATCTAGCATTATTTAATTGTTTTTCCAGAAGAGAAAGTCTTTGAGCTAAAAGATCTAAACCGCCTTGAGAATATGCAACATTTTTTAAATTTAAAATTTCTTGACGGATTTCTGAAACGTCATTTCTTTGTCGCAAAAACATTTCACCGGCTTCTTGTAATCTAACAGAAGCATCAATGAATAAATCCATAGAAAATGTATTGTAATCATTGATTACAGTTTCAACTCCAACATTATCAGCAGATGTATCAAATTTTAGATTTAGCTTCAATCCATATGAATTACCATTTAGTTTGGTAATGGCATTTGGTTTGTATTTATCGAATCTTTTTAGATATGAGAAACTAGATGAAGCGTTAGTATAATCATCTAGGAATAGAATACCATAAAGGTTTCTTGCTCTTACTGTAGGATTGGATGATTGATAAACATCATAATAAACTAGAACTGCATTAAATGAGAAGTCTCCAGCAGCACCACTGGCATTCCATTCAGGAATGATATTAATACCTGGATCATCAACGATAGGACGATATGAAGCGGCTTCAAAATCCAGGATAGCACCATCCATATTAGATATGAGTACTGGTTTAGCACTACCTCCTGAAATTTTAGCAAAACCTGAATTGTTAGTTACCATACCAAATGTGGCACCGGTAGAGTAATAATCAGTTAAATCACTATCATAATAAGCTCTTAAATCTAAACCACTTGGTGAAGTAGATCCAGAATCACGACCATCAATATAAGTGTTTCCATTAGACCAAATTCCTCCAGGGAAGTAATTATAATCTTGGTAAGTTTTGAATAGAGCAAATGGAGTATTTCCATGTTGAGTAGGCACATTCAAATAAATTTCTGAATATGAATGACCGTCTCTAGATACATTATTGATAATGTCAATATCGCCTAGATATTTAACAACTTTATTATAAACTGATGAAGAATCTTCTTCAGTATATCTTGTACCGGCTGCACTTTCAGATGCAGTGGCATTTTTAAAACGAATGGCATTTACTTGAGCTAACCATCGCCAAAACAAACGTTCAGAAACTGTGTATAGTTCAGATTGATTATATCCTCTAGCTAAAGTATTACTTCCTTCTAGGATTAATTGTTCAAAATTAAGTAAATAATTTTGAAGAGATTCTGCCGCATTAATATTATCATCTATTGATAAAGTGGCTACGGATGAAGTTCCACCAGCTGCAACGGATCCAATCCCTTCCCATACAAGATAATTTTCTCGATTATTAGATGGAGTTCTTACATCTGGGATATCAAGGAGAGCATACTTCGAAAAGACGAATCGAGTATCATCGTCAGTAAACGTTTTCGAAATGTCTTCAGCTGAAGACGTGAAAGTATAAAATGTTCCTCCTTGTACCCTTAGTGGACTTAATAAAGGTGTAGCCATTAATTATTAATTTTATTATATTGCTGTACCTAAGGTAAGCGGTTTCCAAGTTCCAGTAGTTCCAGATTGTGTACATATTACTGGATAGCAACTAGCACCAGTAACAACATTAACAACCGCACCAATTTGTGGGTAACGAATGTCTATAATATCAGCAAGTGCTAAACGAGGAAGAATCATTGCACCAACAGGTCCAACACCACCAGTTCCAGCAGTTCCCGAGAAATTAATTATCGGAATAGTAGATGATGGAGAACTGTTAAATACTCTGTTAATTTTTTCAAATCTAACATTTGATCCAGAACCTAATTCAACATATCCACCAGAAATTACATTTCCATTATTGACTGTAACACTTCCGGTAATAACTGTAATACCACCACCAGTTGATCCTCTAACAATTAGATCTTCGGTTTCAATATCGTTATCACTTCCATAGGCAGAATTATTAATCTTACCGGTTGAAATATCAATGATAGCGAGTACTGAATTTAATGCATCACTAATTGTTGCAAAGTTGTCGTTAATGGTTATTCTAGATGATGATAGTGCATCAGTTCCGTTAAGCGAGGTTATTGAAATACTCATTTTTTATACAATTTTTATTATTTGTTTTTTATCTATTTTACTTATGTTTCCGTTAGTATCTTCAAGTTGAAGAGATATTGTATAATCTCCTGAATCTCTAAATAAGTACGAAAAGTACTGATTATTATAGTATATATTCTCAGTAGAATTACTTCCTTCTCTTGTGATAATCCATACAGGATTTTTCTTTCCTTTCATTTTTGAATTATCATAACAGAAGCTCAAAAGTGTCATTCTTGGTAGAATTTCACGATATTTAAGTATTCTAATAGCATCCCAATCAATATTTTGTATTGATGGTCTTCCATAAGTTGTACCTACAATGTTACCAGTATATTCAACATCTACATGAAATGGGGAAGTAAAGGCTTTGGCAATTGCCTGTATTTTTACAGGTATTGACGAAGTAGGTCCTGCTCCACCGGTCCATCCAGGTGCTGAATATACAGTATTATATGTATACTCCATCAAACCAGGATAACCTAAATCAGATGCCTCATTTAAGTACTTAGCTAGATCTATTAAATTAGTTGCTCCAGTAACAAATGGATCTATCATTCCGGTTGAAGTGGTTGGTCCTATTAAAATAGAAGAATATCCGTTGATTTCATAAATTTCAAATGTGGCGGGCATATCTCCAGCATATCCAAAGAACGGAGTTTCAAATGAAGTTACTGTACCGGTACCAGCGATCATAGTTCCTCCAGCCGGTATAGCATAATTAAATCCATAATTGAATTTATATTGACCTTTATGACTATAATCTCTCGATACTAAAGTAATTCTAGGTTGAGGTATGTAGCTTGTATCATAAACCTCATCGTAATATCCAATTAGATCAGGGAATACGTTATGTGGATTAGTTTCTCCAATACCATTTATCTTCTTAATGGCTTCAATATATCCTGAAGTTGAACCGGAAGTTACATTAGGAATCGCAATACCATCTAGATCCTCATTACTATATTTCCATTCGGTTCCATTCCAAACATAAACCCTAGCATTAGATGCAGAATAAATGATAGATCCAGTTCCTCCAGATGGAGCAGCACTAGCACCGGTTGGACCACTAAATCCTGTTGGACCATCAGTCCAAAGTATTTGAGTTCCTTCATTTATATTTAATGTACTGTTTCCTCTAGACACATACATATATGCAGTAGATCCAGTAGATCCAGTTTGATAACCTAAAGAATTTACAATAGCTTGACTGAACTTGGGTCCAGTTCCATCCCACCATAAATGATAACCATCGAACCATGACATCCAATCACCTACTAGATCCCATGTGTAAGGAAATTTGTCAATGTAATTATCGACGTAATTAGTATTAGTTTTAGATTGATAAAATTCGATTGTGTCTAATGTGTCATATGTAAGGTCACACATACCAATCTCTTCATTAGGATGGAAAGGTAATGCCCATGTAGAATTATAATCTTTCCATCGTAAAACTGGTTTATGTGAATCTTTCCATTCTTCTGATAATATTGAATAATCACTTTGTACTGGATATCTTCTATCAGCATCATTCCAATTGTAGGATTTCTGTAATTGCTGATACCATCCAATAAAGTCAGATGCTCCACTTTCGTTAACCGTAATGAAATCATCATTCACTCTAATTGACATATTATTCCAAAGATCCCACATCTTAAGGGTAACTCGATATTTACCAACATAAGGTAGGATTATAGGATATTGATATCCATCTCTTGCAGATAATCTTGGTGACGTATGAGTAAATGTAGCACCGGCTCCAGGAACCATTTCAATTTTCCATTCTAATTCAACGAATCCTCTATCACCGACATTATACCAAGAATATTGATTTGTGTATGGATAAAGGGATGTTGGAAAATCTGTGGCACCTTGAACTACCGGTATACTAATGTAGGTTGCACCTATAGGATAAGCTCCAGTAGGTCCACCACTCACCGATGTCCATCCAGTAACTTCATAGCTATTATCAAATGATGAGAATAAAGTATATCCAGATCCAGCACTTGGACCGGTTGATCCAACGATATCTAATTGATTATATGATACTTCAGCTTCATCCCATGTTAAATCAAATGTATCATTTTGAAGAACTATTGAATATCCAACCGGAATATCAGGTTCATCATTAAGTTCGTATACTGTTCGGTTTAATCCATCGAAATATCCAATGAATGCACTTCCATAATATCCAATAGATGCACCGGTTGGACCGAATGTTCCGTTTGGGGAAATATCAATATATGTTGCAGTACCACCAGTAAGTCCAGGTGATAGGTAAGTTCCTGAAGGAATTGCGGTAGTTGTATTAGAATACCATCCAGCAAATACTGTTCCACTAGCACCTTCGATTGTAGATACGATTCGCATTACTCCACTAGTTCCTCCTTCTTGAAAAATGTTATAATTACGGAATACTGATTCAGTAGCACCTTTCCAATCGGTTATCATTTTATCAACAATAACATTTGCCGGATAAATTTGTTTTCCATTATCATCATCAGTCTTAACAGTAGTAGCAACTCGATAATATGTTGTAGATCCGGCAGGAACTAGATCCAAATAATAGGTTTGTATAGAACTCAAAGGACCTACAGTACTAGCCGTATTTCCTACTTGAATATTCCATGAGTAATAATTAGAAGTTCCGCCTACAGTAAGATCTGGACCAACTGCCGCTCCATAGAAATATAGAGGACGAAGATCTTCTATTTGACCAGTTATTCCAGGAATAATACTTATTGTTGGATTGATTCCTAAACTAACAGCTTCAATTCTTGATTGGTCATTCCAAACATTAATATCATATTTAGCAAAGTAAATAGCTTCGCCAACAATATCAATAATTCTGGTATTGAGTGGAAGAAAGAATTGTTCTAGCTTTTTCTTTAAAGCAAATAGCTTAATTAAAACTTCTTGAATAGTAAAAGTAAAGGATTCCTTTACGATAGGCAATCCATCATCATCAAATTCATTAGTTGCCTCAGTTATGTCATAGAATAAACCGAATTGATTAGTCTTCTTGTATATTTTACTAGGTAAAGTTCTAGCATCATTGAAATTAGCAGCTGGTGAAAATATATCAATAATATTTGTTTGGCGAACCTTTCCATAATTCTTAGATTGTAAATCTACATTCTTCCAATATTCTTTAACTCTTACATTTTGATATCCATAAAACTTAATAATATTAATCAGGGCTTTATAGGAACCTAAGAAAGGAAAGATATTCGAATGTTCATTTATGAGTTCTTTTCTCTTTCGGTTAATCAAATTCCAATCCGGGTTTGGTTCATTAACATCTGATGAATCAAATATTATAGAATCACTCGGTAGAATATCATAACCTAAAGTTTCTAATAATGCACGAAGACGTTCATCTTCATTTAGACCTTCACCATATATTTCAATTTTAGCGAAAGCGGTTCCTCCTAAAGTTTCAAGAAATAAGTATGTTTTATAGGCATCTTCATCATCTGGTCTAAAAGCCAGATTGATTTGCATTGCTCTATTATAAGGATTATTTGTATATGATATGTATGGATAATCTCCGGTAGATCCATGTTGATAATCTCCTATATTGCTATATCCATATCCAATAGTTGCACCTATAGTTATTGGTTGTTGACCGACTGCAGTAGATCCAGATGAATAAGGATTACCATATATTTGATTAATTATATAAGTTCCTGTTGCTCCTGGAGTACCACCTAATTCATAATCAGATTTTACATAAGGTTCTGGAACTTGATTCAAACCATCTGCCGGAGTAGATGATATTGGATCATACATAAATATCTGAGTAACATCATATGATTCTGGTGAATAATCCGATAGAGGTTTTGCTATACCATCGGCATTGAAGTAAGCTCGAACACCATCGATCGTAGACAATCTTGGCCAGCTATATTCGATTTGGCCAGGGTTTGGATTCCAAACCTCTTCCATTATATAAATTTGGTAGTCTTCTATTAGTCCTTGAGAAACCGTATTCATGTCAATTCGACCAGACCAAAAATCAGTAGTCTCGTCGTAATCAAATGAAAGATATTCACCATCTTTACTAAAAAAATTAAGATATTTGAACATTATCGGTTTATACTATTATCGTTTTTATCAATTATGTAGTTGTAAAAGAATTGAACTCTTTTAACAGATTCTAGCCAATTTATAAAAATTGGACTAAGTAATTTAAGAAATCCAGCCATTATTGGATTTCCGGTCATTCGGTTAGAAACAAATTTTTCCATTATATTTGTATTCTGATACTCAAATCCTTTATATTTTAAATTAGAAGATTCATTTAACATCTTCGTATAGATACTGTCTTTATACATTATTTAATGGCATCTTTATTTTTCATGGTTATTCTAGTAGATAGAGTTTCCGGAATTACACTTTTTATGATGACGTTAACCGAAGAGAAATCTCTTTCACTTAATCCTTCTTCATAGAAATTATTATTTCGATCATACCATCCACCTCTAATAATAGGTACTTCATTTTGTTCGATAACAATATCACCAAATTCGTCTAATCCTAAATTGGGATTTTGACCAGGTGCAACCGTTATTTTCTTTAAAGTCTCGGTTGTTAATGATCTAACTATAGAAGAGGTCTTTTCTACTCTATAATAAAATCCATCAATAATTGCATCTTCATTTTCTTGAGAAACGAAAGTTACATCTACTGAATCTACTCCGTTAATTGCCTCAATAATAGCAACCAAATCCGATTTAGGAACTCTGTCTCTTCGAGTAACATTAATTAAGTAATTTGTTATTTGATTGATAACGTCATTTTTAATCGTTGTTGTATCTACCGTATCAAATACTCTAAGAAAAACATTTACCGCATATTTTTTAATAACCGGATCAACAACACTTAATTCTGTTGAAATTATCTGTCTTCCACTTTGATTAATATATGAAATAATTGCATCTTTTTCATCTGTATCTAAATAGAAGTTTTTGATATCTGTTGTAAAATAATCTGCATTTTTGGATAATCTTCTAGAAATATCTGGTAGCAAAAATAAATAAATCACATTGTCATCTGCAACGAATCCATCATCTTTTGTAGTATATGCATCCACATATGAATAATTAAATCTTGAAAGTAAATTAACGTAATTGTCTGGATTTGCTAGGACAAAAGATCTAGAAGTTTTAGGAGCAATTAGTTTTGTTAATTCTACCGGTTCTTCATCTGCACCTAAAATAAGAGGTTTTTCTATTTCTGTTATAAAAAATTCATTAATATCAATTTCTTCTCCGGTATTAGTATATGCAGGATCTGCCCATTTGAATTGTATTGAATTACCTTTTCCAAAAATATTTCCTTGAAAACCATCAGTTTTTACATATTCAACCATAATTTTATTACCAAAAGGAGGAATGTATCCATAATCTTCATTTCCAAAAATAACGTCAATACCACCGGCAACACCAGTTTTAACCATACATTGCTTTTGATCTCTAGTCATATCGTATAGAGAGTCTTTAATATCAAAAGGTTCTCCATTAACAAAAACATAAACCATATCGTTTTCTATAGGTCTATCGGTTTGGAAATTATAAGTTTGTAGAGGATCTCCATTAGATATAGCGGTTTGCGTATCTAATATACCTTGAATTAATTTAAAACTAGTAAATCCAATATTGTTTGAATCTATTTTAGTATTACCTAGAGCATTACCCATTTGGACAAAATAATCTAATCCATTATTTATGCAATTTAATTTACTCTTATTAAGAAATAAAAGGTAAGACGCATTAACATCAGATTGAGCACCAGGTTTCATTTTAACTCGAATAGTTCCTTGTGCAGAAAGTGCTCTAGTTGGATTGTGCCCAACTAATCGGGATAATCCATAAATAGATTTTTGTTTCTGTGCAGTTAATATGTTATTTTCCACTATCGCATCTTCTAAATATAAGAAGAATAGCTGAGAGAAGTTATTAATTACATCAAGTAATTGTCCATAAGGCGAAGCCTTAGAAAATACAGTTTGTGCCTGAGAGTAAGTATCTATCAGGTAAAGGTATGTATCATTAATAAGTTGTTGGTATCCAATCCTATTGGGTGTGAATATCTTGTTAAGCTTTGCCATTATTATATCTATTCATGTTATTAAGGGGTTGCTGCAATACCTAAGACTTTTTGATCTTCAATATAAACATCTACTAAAATACTATCGGTAATAGGTCCTGCAATGAAATTGACATCAATATCATACGAAATTCTAGTACCATAATCACTTCCAAAATCTAAAATTTGCGTCATTATCTCAGTCTTAACTGCACTAGACGTTATTTGTTCATTCCAAAGAAATTGCTCTAAATTACAACCTAAACCAGGATTACCTAAAACTTCACCTCTTTTTGTAGTCAATAGCATTTCTATCAATTGTAAAAATTGTTGAAATTCGTCATCGCCATCAATTTGCGTTGGGTCATAATTAGGATCGGTAGGGATCCTTAAGTATATGTCAATTGCCATTAATATTAATTCTTTTAGGTTTATTTTCGTTTCATTAGATGATCCGGTATGATCGTCTCGATGTATATTAAGATCCTCCAGATGTAAAGAAAAAATCCATTCCTTCTTCGGATTTGATTTCTTCTTCAATCTTTTCTAGAGCACTTTCACCTTCACCTCGAATCAAATCGAAATTAATTTTTATTCCTCCAGGAAGATTAAAGTCAAATGTTCCAATTACTCTAGATAATTGCATTTTACATTTAGCTACTACATAACGAAAGAATAATTCATCTCTCATTAACATATCAATTGGTAGCTTAGTATATGTATGTAACACACAATCTCTATCCGGAGTTTGTCCAGGAAAGAATAATTTATGAGTATTACGGTTATAATTAAAACTGATGGTGTGATTGATTATATGCGATGCAACGTCTAACCAATACATGTTCAATGTGTAATACATTAAGTTTTCCGTTCCTTGACCTAATGAAACAGAATCTGATAAGAACAAACGTTCAATACCAAAATCGGCAGTACCATCAAATGTCATATTACGTCCAAAATCTTCTCTTAGCTTTTTAACAGAGAAAACGGAAAAAACACAATCAGGAAGAGTTATAGATCTTTCTCTTTTAAATTGAGGTAAACTAAACCAGGTTACAGGAATAATGTAGTATTTTTCCTCAACCGCATCTTCGTATTTTTTATAGAACCAATCAGCAGAATACTTAATAATACGTTCAATTTCTGGTCTTGGTGTTGTGAACGGTAAAGCACAAGCAACACTTAATTCTTGTTGAACATCCGATATGAATTGATCGTAAGCTATTGCAGCCGGAGAATTTGGATCGTTACAATTGTCTATCACAGTGTATTAAATTTTTTTGTAGGTATAATTACTCTATCACCAGCAACAAAATACCCTGATTTGATTGGTGAATATTCGATAACAACGACATCTTTTGCAATGCTAGCATGTTCACCGACTTTACATTTTTTAATTAGTCCTCCAATAACATCGCAATTAATAACGGTATTCATACCATCAATTTCACAATTTTTAAGTTGAACCGTTCTATTTGCAAAGGAATCTAATATATTAGATCTATCAACAATAGAATGTAGAAATAAATTGCAATAATTTAAAGATGAATCAATTAATCGACAATCATAAAAATCACACATTTCAAAAGATCCACTCGCAATTTCACAATCAATAAAGTCTATTTTAACTAGTTTGTTAGCTCTAAATTTAGCTGAACGTATTTGAAACGTACAAAGAAGAGTATCATAATTAAGATCGCAATCACCTTCAATTGTAATATTACTGAATATCTCATATACTCGATCTTTTAAAATTCCATAATAAGATTCAAGAATTTTCTTATCACCTAATAGATCTACCGTAAATTTAACTTTTGGAAAATTCTTAAGAAATAAATCATAATCTAAATAGGCTTCTCTTGCACCTTTTGTTCTTGATAACATAGATACAAATTTATCTAAATTGTCTTTGGTGTAAGTTTTATTAATAACCGAATCCCAAGCAGTGATCGTGAATTGATTAAGGATTGTAAGAATTTCACTAGATTTTTCTTCATATTTAGTTCCACCAATATATTGTAATCTAACATATCCATCAGTTAAAGTTTCGAAGTTTACTCCACTATTAAGAGTGTTTGGAATATCATATGATGTAGGATCTATGTATTTAGTTTTCACTAAAAACTTTTGTTGAGGTGCGAAATTTCGAATAGTTTGAGAATTAAATCCATTCTTTCTAGATGGGAAAACTTTATACACGGCATCTTCATCAAATCCTAAAGCGAATTTGATTTTATCAATTGAATCAATTTTTGTAGATGTATTAAACAAAGTTCCTTTGAAAGGTCCTGAAATTACATCAATAAACTTAAGATCTAGATAAAGATTATCCGTTCTTTCGGTTTTTGAATTACGTTCCATCCATTTGAATAGATCTATTAACGTAAGCCGAGCATCTCGGTACAACAAGAATCCAGTAGAAAATGTGAATTTTCCGGATTCATCTCTTTTCAACTGGAAAGACATAGAAGAAGGATCTGAAGGAGTTACCTTACGCTTCAGATCCTTCGATAATGTTTCAAGTGCTGCACTATTACTCTTGTCACTGTGAAATTCAGCAGTAACCCTTACTAAGCTCTTTTCGAATAGAGGTGTAAAATTAAGTGAGTTATAATCCATTTCCTTACCATTTCCTTTTATTATTTATCTTAAAGAAATTATACAGTAAAGTCTACTTTCTTGGATTCTTTGTCGATCTTTACGATTTTAACATCGATATCTTGACCAACTTCAAATTGCATATCTTCATTAAGATGTGATTTATGTAATAAGCCTACGATTTTAGGTTCTAGTTCAACGAATATTCCGTATTTCACGATTCTCTTCACTTTACCAGTTACCATCGATGGCACTTTGTATTTATCTTCGATTCCGTCCCATTCATTAATAATAGTTTCCGGTTTACAAGAAAGGATGATTTTTGTATCATCGAGAACTTCTTTTAAATAGAATTCAATTGGATCACCTGGTTTAATACGACCTTCGTTGTAATTTACCAGGTTCATATCATCGATATCTGATTTGGTAATTAATCCAGTTAAGCAACCATTAAATTCAACGAATATTCCATGTCGGCTAGTTCCAGTAACGAAACCATTGTATTTTTGACTAATGATAAGTTTTTCAATTTCTTGAGGAACCAGAGCTTTAAGATATTCGCGATGAGAAACCACGATATAATCTTTCTCTTTTGAGTAATTGATGGGAACTACATAAATAGTTTGGCCAATTAAAGATTCGAAGTTAACTAATTTGTTCATTCCACCAAGAGATCCTGGCATGAAACAACGAACTCCATCAATGTTTAAGAAGTAACCACCATGAATAAGTTCTTCAACTTTAGCGGCATAAGCAACATTTTTGCCAATAGCATCGAATACTTCGTTACGCTTAAGGGCTTGAATGTTTTTAGAATAAGATGCGGTAATAGGCACATTTTGACCTTTAGTCTCAATGATAACCTCAATTTGATTTCCTACTTTAATGTTAGGAATGTACTCGGCTAATTCTTTTTTAAGATCTAGGATAGCATCTTCTCTCCAGCCTACATAGAGAATAGCATGATTTTTTTCTTGATTAACCGATAAAACGGTTGCAAGGACAACATCTCCAGTTTTAGGTTCTTTTAAATTTGAAAGAGATCCCATATACAAATCATAAATCTTTTGAGCGTCTGGCCCATTGTAAAAGACTTTTGAGGTGTCACCTAGAGTGTGTTTAATTTTTTTGTTGATTCTTCGTTTCCCAAAGGATTCTGACTCATAGTTTTCCCAATCTGTGTCGGTCCATACTTTTTTAGTCATTAAAGATTCGATTTGTTCTGTCATTTTTTTGTTTGTTAAGTGAATATAAATAGATTATTGTATTATTAGATTATATATCTCTCGTTTCTATGAGATTATTGCTGGAGGTGAAGGTGCGGTTGTTGATCCAGGAAGTGGGGATGGAGCAAAAGGAGTAAGAACAACTTGTCCTGGAGGAACAATGATAGTCATTGTTCTGATGTAAGCGTCTACTTGTGCAGCGATAATTTTACCTAGACCTTCAAATGTATCGCCATAGGCGTTATCCATCTCATTCATAAAAACATCAGATGCAGCTGCTACTGCAGTATCAAAAATTCCATCTTTATTAATTGTTTTCTCTGCAGCTGCTGCTGCAGATTCTGTTTTAAATTTTGTCATTGCATCAAGAAAGGCTTTTCTAGAAGATATTTTGAATTTATTTCTAGATGCTTTAAACGCAGTATCTAGAGGAGTTTCTATTGCAATTGGGATTAAAGGCATATTCTTTTTATTATTTTACGGTAGTTTGTGGAGTAGATCCTTTACCACTAAGATGAGCAGCCGGAGTCATTGGTGAGGTCGGTGGTGATGTAGGAGCTCCTAGATTACCTAAATGAGTATGTGCATTAAAAAGAGTCAAGAAAGCATTTCCTAAAATTACTGGATCCGTTGCACCTTTTCCTAATTCAATTGATTTTGCTTGATCGATTATAACATTCTCCGCTTTTATCACAATAGATTTGTCTGGTTTGATGTTAATTTGAGTCTCTTTATAATCTAGCATAAGTCCCTTTTCTTGAGTAAAGAAGATTTTAAGTTTTCCATCAGTAACAGTATCATAAACTATTATATGAGCGTTTTCATAAGAATTCTCAATTTCTTTACGTGCATCTTGTGATAAATGCTGATTGAAAAAATATTCAGGGTAATAGATATTTCCATTATCAAATTTAATAGAAACTATAGATCCCATTTTAGGAACCGAAAAGAAAGATCCACCATCCGCACTTCCGGCAGAAATATTATTTCCTGGATAAGCCCATGGAATAGCATCATTAGTTAATTCGTCGAATTTACCAAATACTTTAACTTTGATGCGACCAATTTTTTGAGGATCAGCAATATCTACCACTTCACCTAACCATGAGGTGTTTCGTAAATCGTCTTTTGAAAAGTCTCTTATTGCCATCGTATACTATTATATGATTTGGTTATCCATTAGACAATGAAGCTCGATCATTACCTGTTCCTTGTGATTTAGCATCTGGTCCATTATCATTTGCTAAAGAAGCAGTTGGATTACCTGAACCTTGAGTTTTAGCACCAGAGCTAGGATTGTTAGATAATGATGCAGTTGAATTACCTGTTCCTTGGGATTTAGCATCTGAACCATTATCATTCGATAAAGAAGATTGATCATTGCCTTTTCCCTGTGATTTAGCACCAGAACTATTATTATTTGTTAAAGAGGCTGTTGAATTACCCGTTCCTTGTGATTTAGCATCCGGTCCATTATCGTTTGCCAATGAAGCCGTAGGATTACCCGTTCCTTGAGATTTAGCATCTGGTCCATTATCATTTGCCAATGAAGCAGATCTATCATTAAATATGTTTCCTAGATCACCATTATCGACGATACCGCCTAATGCTCCAGTAATTGAATCGAATACGTTTGGTGCTCCTTGAATTTTATTTGTGGCATTTTTTATAGATGCACCACCACCAGCATTAGCTAATTGTGTTACTCCTTGAACCATCGCGGATGGATCTCCAGTAAGTATTGATTGTGCAGCACCAGCAACATTTGCTGGAGAAAATCCAAATATATTACCTAATAGAAGACCTTTAGCTTTAGAAGAAATTGCTTCAGTTAATCTATCAGCAGCCATAGATGCAAAAGGCGTAAGTGCATTAAAATTTCCATTTGTAATGGATTGTAAACCAAATCCACCACCTTCAGTAAATTTAGATCTTAATCCGGTTAATGTTTTATCAGCATTATCTAATGATGATTGATCTAGAATATAATTTAGATCGGTAACACTAATTCCGGAAAACATATTATAAACATTTTCTTCATATACGGTTTTATATGAGAATGCTAGAGTTTGATCAGCCGCTTCACCAGTTATGTTATTAATTTTAGCACCAATAACCCCGCTCTCGTCAGGTAACCATTCACAAAGATCAAATTTAAACATTACTCTATTAATATTATCATTGATGGTATTTGCAAACTGAGAATCATTATCAAAACCATCATCCTCTTCTCCTCCTCCTATACCAATAATACTTTGTACACCGGCTGTAATTTCGGTAGCAGATGGAATAGGTTTTGCTCCACCACCTTTACTTAATGGTAAACCTAATAAAATTTTATTTTGATCTATTTGTCTTTGATTAACCTCAGGCAATGCGGCATATTCTTTAAGAGATGATAGGGAATTAGAGCCAGGTTGACCTTTAACATTTATAGTACGATTCTCATAACAATAAATATACATCGTAAATTGTCTTAAATTCTTGGGAACTACTTCTCTTCTATTTGGCCAATCAAAACATGCTTTACGATAAAGATCTATTAATGCAGTCATGCGAAGATCTATACTTTCCAAACATTTAATAGAAATTTTTCTATCATCACCTAATTTAGGTTTAAAATCTGCTTCTTGAAAACCATGTTTCCATGCCTCTGCTAAACCTTCAATTGATTGAAAGAACCAAGGAGTTTGTTGATTAATAGCAACTAAATGTTGTACGAATTTTTGAAGATAATGCATTCTAGCGGTATCTCCAATATTATACAAGTATGACATTGCGGTATTAGGCAAAGGCTCATCTGATAATAACTTACTATCCGGTTGATTAACCAAAAAGAATAGTTTGAATCCTAGATATGTAGGATCCTGAAATAGAATATATGGATTTGTTTCAAAAAATAAATTAGTCTTTACAAATCTATTAAGTGCTCCATCTTTATATTTTGCGGATCTAGCTGAAAATGCCATTTCTTTCTTTTATTTTAATAATTTTTCAACTTAGCTGGTATTGGCCATTCTCTACGAAGAAGAGTCATTTCCATGCTTATTGGTCCAGGAGAAGTCCATTTATATTTCATTCCACTAACTACATAATACCCACTCAAAAATTCGTTTTTGATTGCGTCTCTTTCGTCATCTCCAACTTTTCCTCCTGGAGCAGTTTGAGTATTTCCTTGAATATCACTACGACCATTAGGATCAGCATCTGATTTGTTTTCTCCTAAATCTTTATCTCTTGAATCTGCTCTACTAAATGAACTTTTATTCTCTGCACCTTGATAAATTAGAATTGGAATTCTCATATATTTATATATGTAAAAATTCACCTGTTCCATTTCTATCTTTAAAGATTGTTTGGTTATTTCTTTCTTATTTTGATGATTGAGAACTTCAGAGAATATAAAATTGTCATGCATATTTCCTCCATCAACATCTCCTGAAAGTTTACCTAACCATTTATATTTAACTTGTTTCTTGTATCGATCTTCGTCTCTTCTTCCTTTAGCTAATATTAGCTTATCTTCTGCTCCTTTAGTAGTTAAAGGATCTACAAAATTAGAAACGTATTCGCCTTTAGCCTTACCATCACCTACATTATAATATTGAGCATATCTTTTATAACCTTCACTTAATGCTATTGCCGCGGCATTATTCTCTAACGAGAAAGTTTTTATGTAAACGTTAGTTCCGACTTTATCATTTTTATTCGATAAAACTAAAGATCCTTTTACGGATTTTTCTGTTTCTCCTTGATCCCAACCTAAACCAATATTTCCATTGGTTATATTGATTGGATCCGTTTTATCATCTAATGAAAATTGTTTATTTAGGTTTACGAAATTCAAATAGTAATATGGATCGATAAACCAACAAAAGAAAGAATCATCATCTTTATAAGAGCTATTAACAGTTTCATCTAAAAACTCATTCAAAGTTGTATAAGGACAAAGTCTAATCATTTTATCTTGAGTAAGAGTCTCATTGGAAGCAAAACCAATTTTTAAAAATTCAGCAACATCTTGTAGATGATTAAATGAAGTATCTTTTGGAAATGATTTGTTTGTTTCGGCATATAAACCTGGAATTTTCATCAATCCTTCAAAACGAAAATTAGCATCTCCGGAAGGATCCATTGATGTTATATCAAAATCCATTCTAAAGGGTCTTTGATTCTTATCATCCGGCGGTTTCATATACAACGAAATTACATCACCATCTAAAGGACCAGAAATATTCATTTTCCTAGTTGCATCAGTAATAGAAAAACTTATTGTTGGTACAGGACCATACATATCAAGTTCAAAGCTATCTATTTCTGCCTCTTCAAATTTAGTCGTATTGATAAAGATAACTGGAGAAGTAAAACCTTGTCTATTTGATTGTTTTAATTTATCATCACCACTAGGTGCAGCAGAACTTTTTTTATCAATCGCTTCTTTAGATTCTGAATCCTGTAGAAACAGAGCATCGACTTTAATAGTTGGTTCTATAAGAGTTACAATACTTCTTTCAAAATTACTCATATGTTTCTATTATCACTGGTTTTTGGTATCTGTGAAGTGGAATCCGTTAATGAAGGTCTAGCCTTAGAGTTATATGGTGAAAATCTCAATGCGGTACCATCGGCAATAAAAGGAACTTCTCCGGCTTTAAGTAAATTCGCAGGTTTAATTTCTTTCGATCCATTTTTACGCTTATCTGCGATTTTTTGTAGTTGTTCTAATCGAGCTTTATCTTTTTGACTAGCTCTACTAGGATCTATAAATAATGCTTTAGTGTCTAGAATTAATTTATCATTACGTAATGCTTCTTGTTGATAGAATCTTGAAGCGGATTCTCTTGTAGGACATACAATTAAATCATGTATCTGCATAGAGAATGGGTTAGTGATTTGATTAAATTTCATTATAACATCAACAAAATCAATAGATGCATATGCTTCATATGAGATTAAATCTAACCTACATAAGTGACGTTCTTCAATTAGCATAATTTTACCTATTTCTAACTGAGGGTCAAAGTAATTTACTTTGAAATTATTTGATAAAAAATCCACCATGGTTTCACCATTACGAATCATTTCATTTTTCAGATTGAGTAATTTAATAACCATATTAATCTAGCATTCCTGCCACTTGTTGAAGGATTGCTTTTGCAGCTTCATCCGTTTGATTAGGGAATCGAGCCTTAGCTCTAGCATCATTTGAAAAGAATGATGCATCGGCATAATAAAATTTCTGTGCATCTTGTCCACTTCCAACTTTTGGCGATTTTTTATTTTTCTTAGGATGTTTTGGAGTAACTCCTGGATTTAATTGTTTCGATCCATCTCCAAATTTTTGTGCAGCTGGAGGATTTGTTAAATAAGTTCTACCTCCTCTATGAAACATTCCCATAATATCGTTTAAATCTCTAGATCTTGCAGGTTTTAATGTACATACAACTTCTAGTTTCGTAGGAAAATCATCTAATCCCAATGCACCATGTATTTTAACATCAGTTTTATCTAATACAAGATTACCTACCATAAGAATAGGATTCATTGGATTTCCAACTGTAAGATGCCATTCTCCAGTATCAGCTCCGCTTAGAAGAGATTGAATACCGTTCATTGCTGATGGATCCGGTCTACCCATATCATCTAAAGCACCTCCGGCAATTTTAGCCATCAAATTACCTCCTAGATTTTTAGCGGCATTACCAATACCTTCAAGAGAAAGTCCAGCACCACCGGTTAATGAACCAATTCTTTCAGATATTCCAGAGGTTAATGATTTTAAATATCCACCATAATCACCAGAAGCTAATAGCGCAGGATTTCCTAAAGGTTTAATGTTACGAGAATTTGCTCCTCCAGTAAAACGAATTTCTCCACCCCACCATTGACCTTTATTATAAGTGCATACCATTACATTTGATAGTAAATCTAACATTGCAATTCTAGGATTTATTCCATCGATAGATCGCAATTCAAATTCAAATTTGACAGTCATCTCTTGAGTAAAGTCTAAACCTCTATCTCTAATAATCATCTTTTCAATTACATTAATATTTCCATAAATTTTAGATGGATCGGAATATGGGTCAAATGATTGACCTTTGTTATTTCCGGCTAAAGATGATTGTGCATTGTCCTTTTGAGACAAATATGACCCTTGTTGTACGACAGCTCCGAGGATTGGCATCTTTTTCGAAAGAGCGGCACCTTCATTACCGGAAGCTTGACTTGAAGAGGTTACCTCACTAACTTTCGATTCAAGATCCTTCCATTTTAATTTTTGTGTCCATTTCAAACCAACTGCTTCCCATGTATTAGCTTCTCCATCAACCCAAGCAATCATACGACCAACATCCGGAGCAGGATTTTTTCCAGCATCTAAAAGATCATCATTAACTGGCATCTTAAAACGACGTAAAGTAATCATATAATTATTTGGAACTACTCCATAATTCTTACACCAAAGGAAATCTTCCCATGCAAAATCGGCTTGATTAGCCTGTTTACTTTCTCTTGACCATTTAATAATTTGTGCAGCCGTAGGATTTTGAACTCTCTTCTTTTCTGCATCAGTATACCATTTGGGATCATCTAGATATTGATCAGTTGTAGTACCAACCGATCCAACTCGATTATTATAGAAAAATATGGCATATCTATTGAATATTGAACTTGGAGCTTTTCTGCCTTGAAGAGAAGATGTAATTTCTTGTCCTTGAGCCTTTACCGGTTTTGGTGCTGGCCAATCATAGGTTCCATCATAGAAAGAACCGATTATTGCTTTTCCACCATTTTCCGGTGCACCAACAATACCATAATACTCGGTTGCATTTATATTCTGTGGGGTACTACCATTTGCCATAATTTGTGAATACTATTTTATTATATATTCTCATTCCATCTTAGACTATATGCAATCCAAGAAAGAATCGAGATCTTCGATCGATTTGAACTTATCTCCGTACATTCGCTTAATTCTAGCCTTAAGTTCAACTTTTGATTCTAGCTTAAGAGGAGATTCTAATAAAGATCTTACCGAGAATTGTTGAATCTCTCGATAGGCTTTTGCAATTAGATACTCTTGAAGCTTTGTGAATATCTCTACCATTTCATTTTTAGTCTTTACGACAAAGTTACTCTCAACCACAAATCGGCAAGAGACTATCCAAGATTCGAGATCAGGAACGGTTTTTATCGAAGCAGGAATTGTAACAGATTTTGGTTTTCCTTCAAATTTTTGTTGATAGAATCCATCAGTCAAAAATTCTTTTAAGAAGTATATGTTATCGTAAAACTTGATAATTCGAATAGAATATCTGGGAAAGTTTTCATGAAATTGAATATCTTCTATAATTCCTTTAAAAGGAATCAAAACATCTGGCTTACTTGTGGATGAAATAAATCCATGACAAATTGATTTTTTATCTAGGATATTAGATGTTATCATTTTAGATTTCTTTGATGGTATCGAATTCTCGTTTTATCCCTCTTTCCATTTTACCATCATGTAATAGATGATATTCGATAATAAACGGAGAGGATTTAAGAAGTCCTTTAATTCTTTGGATAAAGTCTTTGTCAACTTTTTCACGATGAATGTATAGAGTTTCGGTTCTCTTACAATCCTTGAATGTGTTTATTTTCTTGATTATTTGAAGTTGAACCACATCATCAGATGGTTCAAATTTTTGATAGTCCGAATTCTGCATCTTTTCACGAATTTCTCGATGGTTTATAACCTCTAAATTCTTCTTTTTTGAGAATAGAGATTCAAACACAGCTATTTCGCATTTGACAAGAAAAACGTTTTTTGATTGAATCGGCATTGTTTATATATTTCCTTCTTTTGATTTCCTAATAGACTTAAGAAATTTAGTTACTTCTTGTAACTCTTTGATTTTATCATCGATCTCTTTTATAGATGGATTATAATTTTCGCCCCAATCCGCATTAATCTTTAATTGAGCCGAAGAAAAATCGCTTCCTAGATCTAAACCTAAATCGGCAGATATCTCATACAAAAAATCAGTGATTACTTCGAAGCGTTGTTCTTTATTATCTATCTGATAAACGATAACTTCCTCAAAGCGCTCACCGGCACCATTATAATTGGTATCTGTAATTTTTTTGATTAATCCATTCGAAGCATTAGTTAATTCGATAGAAACCATTAGGCTTTATTTAATTTTTCTCGGTGAATTTCTCTAATTCTTTTAGGTCTTTCTCCGGAACCCCATACTTTAATGGTTTGTACCCAATCAGCAACATATGCATCAATTTCAGAATCAGATTTTCCATCTGCTCTCATTGATTCAATAATTGAAGTTTGTAATTTTTCATAATGTTCTTCCTCTGCTTTACGAACAGCCTCAACATTAGATTCATGTATTTGATTTCCTCTTTCGATAGATTCAGCTTTCCATTGCTTATAAGCTTGTGGATTAGTTTGTTTTAGGAAAGATTCATATGCACGACGTTGTGCTCTTGCTTGAGATTGTGGTTTTTTCATATTATTCTGGTTTTGAATTATTTTCTTCTGTATAATATTTTATGATTGAATTTCTAACAATGATTTGGATATCTTCGGTAGAGAATTTCTCTGTGATTTTAGCCGATAGAATATCAAGTACTTCTTCTTCATCGAACATCATTGTAAGAAATTCGAAAACTTTAGCCGAAGGAATTTCTACCGGCATATTCATTTTGATATCGACTACTTCCAGCTTTTTTTGTTTGGCTAGAATAAGAGAAATTGGATTTTCTTCTTTGATAGGTGCTGGTGGTGCGACTTCAACAATATGTGCCGGTTGATTTAATCCCAATTGCTCAGGAGTGATATTTGACATTGTCAATGGTGCATCATTTCCTAGTAAACCTTGTATACGTTCACGTTCAGTTTGTGCACCAACTAATGAATTGTACATCGAATCTTCAATTTGTCGAAGTTGAACATCCATCATTTCTTTTTGTACATTTCTACCACTTTCAAACCAGATATGAGTTTCGTCTTCTGCAAGATAAACTTCTAATTGATTGGATCTAGGACCGGAAGTCCATTGGTATTTTTTCTTTACTTCTAACTCTTCCATATTATTAGAATTTTGTAGGTTGAATAAGCTTAATAGCTTTTTTCTTAATTTGATTAGCTTCAATTTTTTCGTTTTCGAAACGACCATCTAACTCCTTTAGGATGTATAGATTTCGTTCCAATTTTGTTGCGATCTTCTCTAAAGTTTCTCGATCCTTAGTATAGTCGATATCACCATACCAAATTTTGCCATCTTCCACGGTGAAGATATTTGCATTGAAGAATACTTCGTTTCCTGGATTTTTTTCTCGGTAACCTGATTTAGATGCAGATAACATTTTACCATAGGGATAACGAAAAACGTTAAACATTAGGTACGTTGTTTTTTGATTTAGCCGATTCTTCGGCAATAGGATAGACTTCAAACGTCTCCATATTGATTTCACAATTTCCATATTTTTTCTTTAATTTATCAGTAAATTTTTTCTCTTCTACACGAACTTCATTTATTCTATTAAGAACATATCCAAGTTCGGTTTGTATTTCCGTTTTTCTTTCATCAATTTTATTCAATTCTCTTTCTCTTTCATTGATGGTTTCCCAAAACTGAGCAAACTCTTTAGCGAGTGCAGTTATCTGCTCAGATTCAGATTTTGTAAGTTTATTTCCCATGTTTATATGTTATGTAATTTATTATATGAAGGATTTTCATTTTTGTTCATGGGAGTTTCATTAAAGAAGTTAGATAGTGCTTCTTGAATGTTTATTGTCTTATTGAGTAAACGATGGAATTTTGCAGATTCGTGTTGTTCGTATAATTCTGCAAAGATTGGATCATTTTGGATTTTTTCTTCAATTTGTTTTGTGATGCTCATATAATTTATTTAATTGGTTATAACAAATATAATACTTTTTTGTGGAATAAAAAAATATTTTAACATTTATTTTAGGAAACTTGTTAACAATACCAAAACTAACGAACCTAGGCTTACATATAACTATCTTATAACAATTTAAAATAATTAATTTATGAAAAACGTAATTTTCGCATTAATCGCAACGGTAGCTTTAGCTTCTTGTGGAAATGCTCCTGAATCAACTGCAACAGCAACTGATTCTACGATGGTTGCAACAGATTCAACTTCGGTTGATACCACTTGCAAAGCCACTTGTGTTGATACTGCTACTACTAAGTAATTGTACCAACATCAATCGCATTAAGGAGAGTATTCGTACTCTCCTTTTTTTGTTTCTGTAGTATACATATAATACATACACAAATTAATATGGGGCTGACCAGGCATCGATTGGCAGTCGTAGTTCTTTGAATGCAGGCAGTGTTAGATGGAAACACTTAAATTACCTATCAAAACAATAACTGACAATACGTCAACTTTTACCTTCGAAGATGCTATGGCATTCGTTGGTGGTGAAGTAGCTATCGCTGCCTAACCAATCAGTCGCACTTACTGATATTAAAAAAATGTGCACACCGGGAAAAAGGGTTAGTAGTACCATCCGAGAACAATCAGTAACCCATTAAGATCGCTGTTAATTGTTCTGTGAAATTCGGCTTATACCGAAGAGTAAACTTGACCGAGCATTAAGTCAACAAGAAAAACGAAATGCACAAAAGTTTGTTGGTGTCATAAACCAAACTAAGCCTGTAAATGAATTCTTAGTATTAGCTGAACAAGACGAGGGTTCGATTCCCTCCAGCTCCACTTCCACTTAAATGAAAAAAGCTCTAGATTAATTTCTAGAGCTTTTGTTGTATGTTAAGTATCAGATAAAGGAAATTGTTTCTTATAATGTTGAAATATCGAATTTCTTTCATCATCGGTTATTATTCTATTATAGAGCAAAACCGCACCAACCGACGAAGATGTTTCAGGTGGATCAAATGAAAAAATCAGGGTTCCTCCGGGAAGAGGTCGGAAATTAGCAGGTGGACTTAGAATTGAAGTTGGATTCGCATTTCTATAAAAATTTAATTTAATGGTTGTGCTACCGCATAAAGTATACATTCCCCAAAGTATATCGGCGGCATCTCCTGCGTATAAAACATCTCCATTGACTATACATAAATTTATTTTTCCATGACCACCATTATTACCATTACCTAAGTTAAACGTGACTGGTCCACCTAAGTTTGTAAAAGTATTTTCTAGATTATTTGATGGATCGTTATATTTAGATATGATAATTACTGTATATGCAGTCATAGAACTCCAATCCGTTGAATTACTCCAACTATTCGAAGTTGCATTTGTTGTTATCGTGGTAGCTCCAAGTAAATCACTTCCAAATTCAGAAACAAATAATTGTTGATATTTTGGTGAGCCTGTTGGATTAGCAAGGTTTATCATCTCATCCATAGGCGTGGTCGGTGGATTGGCAATGATAATACCGGCCGTATTACCAGGTTCATACCATTCCATTAAACCACTCATAGGTATTGGTGGTTCCCAAGTAGAACTAACAGTTCCTATAGATCCAATTATCATATCGTTTTAAATTTATTAAGGTTTAAGATCTCCAAATAGATACCATGCATTGGTACCTCTTTTTATGAGAGATGCAGATGAGTATCGATTATTTAAGAATGTAAATGAATTTGCACTAACAACCGTTACACCACCAGTACCAACAACGCTCACCTCACCAGTACCAAGTCTAGCAATAATAATTTGAGTACCTACAGGAAAAGCAACCGATGCATTCAAAGGAACCGTAAGAATTGAAGATGCGGCATTATCTATTTCCACTAATTTACCAGCATCGGCTAACACTAATGTGTAACTAGAAACTTGATTATTTATAGCAGCATATGCTGTATCGAATCCTTGAAATCCTTGATCTCCTTGATATCCCTGATAACCTTGATATCCCTGATAACCTTGATCTCCTTGATATCCTTGATTACCTCGATTACCTTGGAAACCGGTAGGTCCTTGATTACCCTGAAATCCAGTAAATCCTTGATCTCCTTTAGATCCTTGAATACCTTGAAATCCTTGATCTCCTTTAGCTCCTTGAATACCTTGGAAACCAGTAGGTCCTTGAGACCCAACTCCTGGCCCAGTAATACCTTGAATACCTTGATCTCCTTTAGTACCTTGATCTCCCTGAAATCCTTGATCTCCCTGAAATCCTTGATCTCCTTGAGATCCAGTAATAGAGTTACCTTGATCTCCTTGTTCTCCTTGAGCTCCTTGGAATCCTTGATTACCTACAGTTCCTTGAATACCTTGAAAACCTTGATCTCCTTTATTACCAGTATAACCTTGAGCTCCTTGGAATCCTTGATCTCCTTTAAAACCTTGATCTCCTTTAGTACCTTGAACCCCTTGATATCCAGTATGTCCTTGAATACCAGTAGCTCCTTGAGATCCTTGAACTCCTTGAAAACCGGTAACACCTTGATAACCTTGAGGACCTTGAGATCCTTGAGATCCAGCACCTTGAGCACCAATTCCACCTTGAGGTCCGGTTGGACCAACATATCCAGCACTAGGAACTGCAATTGCAGTCCATTGAGCACCAGTTAATCCTGGAGCATTAAGCATAGTACTCGTATGATCGCTAGAAGCAATATACATAGATATTGAATCTGATGCAGTATAACCAAAATCATACGAAACAACCATCATACCTGACAGATATGATCGATCGAGTCCCCATTGATTTGGATATCTAAAGTTATTATCTAAATCTGTATAATTTAGAGGTTTTGTTCGGTTTAAACGAAAGTTTAACGAATTGGTGTATGGTCCAGTAGCCATTATTTATATTAATTATTTTATAAGTGTATCGGATTTAGTATCAACATAACCATCAATAACATAATTACGATCAACATAATATTGAATGATAGCCGCATATGTGGAATTAGCTGATATTTTGTATGTATCAAATTCATTATTTAGATTTGATAGAGCTCTTTCCAAATCTCTCACTTTAGCTATATCTGATTGATCTCTTTCTCTTAATGAATTGTTAGATTGACTATTCTTTGTTACACCTACCGTCTGAACAATTTTCCGTTTATTGAGAATGTCATAACATCTAAATAGGTTGGTATATCCTAATCTTGGATATGTGATATTTATTGATTCAATAAAAGGATAATCTCCAATATAATCAGTTGGGCTGTTAGAATCGAAAACTTGACCAAACGTAGTCGAGAATTGCTCATAATTCGCAAAGTTCGTTCTGGTTGTATAATTACCAGTATGAGCAATAGATCTTACTCGAATATCGCTAGAAACGAATCCTACTTTATTAAGTCTTACTAAAAATTGGTTAGCTACTACGAGCATTTCTCCATTCATTGGACAGAGTATTTTTAGTATATATCAAAAAAGAAAAGCCAAATATTTTAGGATCTTTCTTAATGTTTTAGTTAATAGTAGATAAACTGAAGGATCTCTCTAGATATCTCTCGTGACCTCAGTTGAACGGAATATTCCTTTATAGATATTACCTTAAATCCTTTTTAGATAACTTAGAGATATCATCTATCCAATGTTGTAGGTTTATCATCTCTTCCTCTTTCACGATGCCAATATCTAATAAAGCAGAATAAACCGAAAATAGATCATTTTCAATAGACTCATTTTTGAGTTTTATACTTTCTAGAGTATTCATCAATGAAGGAATTGATCGGTACATGGAAATCTCGTCTAGAAAATCTTTATAGAAGTCGTGCTCATTTCTAACTTGATATGTGTTAGGATAATGAAAACCCACCTGATATCCATAATCCCACATAATTCTTTGAGCTATATAACCTTTTAGAATATCCGTAAATCTGAAATCTACTGAGATGGGAACATAAAGCAAAGAATGAAATTTAGTATTCCATAAAGTACTTTGTGTATTGAAAGGGGTGTAACATCGTGTTCCTATTGCGACATCATCTTCTTTATTAAATTTTATGTGCTTATTTATGGTTAATCGATATATTGCATCAAAATCTGAATCATCATCAATTACTCCTTGCCAAACACCTATCTTTGAGCCTTTATTAGATATCGTGTAAGTATTTGGCTTATTTATATGAGATAGGTCTAATCCTCTAGGCCAACATTTTTCTTTAGTGAATAGCGTATAGGGATTGATAACGGTTGATCCATCTACCAATTTATCGCATACAAAATCTCTTGGATACCAATCATCATACGGAATAGTATCATCGTCAGTATCAAAAATTAGATTAGCTCCTTTACTTATAGCGTACAAATAACCTAAATTCTTTCTTGAATAATGATTGTATGGAGTTGTTAATGCACTAAATAAATTAAGTTTCGTTTGTTCTTCTACTCCTAGATAAGTCACATTTGGATGTGAATATCTTTTACTCTTTAAATCGCCTACAACAATAACATGCCAATCCGGTATTGCCGAGAATTTTCGAATAGATTCGGTTAAATTATTTATTGATGTAATTACTACATAATTCATCGGCAAATTCTTTTATTGTTGGTATATTTTCGATAAATTTCATTTCGATATTAGAGAAATTTATACATGAGTTATAGAACGATGGATCGTGTCCATGAGCTTTCTTAAGATTGGTATTGTCGATTATTGTCATTTTACAATTTGAATTTCCAAATACGATAAGAGGATATACTCCACCAGTCATTGTACTAGCAACATGTTTACAATTAACATGTTTAACAATAGAACACCAATCTCGAAATGTTTTAATTTGCTTCGTTTTTTCTGTACAAAAACCCTCAGTTTCTTTTCCAAATACGAATATTTTAATTCCTCGATTTTCTAATTCAGATATAACATCATTCCAAAAATCATTTGACATGTTTTTTTCTGACCATGCACTTCGTTTTCGAATAACTAAACACAAGAACGGTGAAGATAAATCATAATCTGATAGATCACTATCTTCAACGTTTAAAATATGATTTTTATCTCTATCCCAATTTCGATAAAAAGGTAGATATGGTAATTCTCTCGAGTCTACTAATCCAGAGGCAAGCGAATTAAATTTGCTGGATTCTAATAGATCTATAACATCTTTTTTATCGATGTCAATAGAATTAGTATAATCTTCGAATGACATAACATTTTTGAAAATGTTTGTATATAAACATCGTCTATCTCCTATACATACGATAGTATCTTCAATGTCTATAATCGAGGTATTTAACAGATGTATCAAATACAACCGAGTTATTATTAATTCAGTTGCTATTTCGGTAACTTGAAATGGATCAGCGGCATCATCTACGCTAGTACCAGAACGAACATTTTTTGATGTTATGATATATTTCATTAGGCATTAATTTTTTCATCGTCATCCGTAAATCCAACATATAATTTTGGACTTTCTGATGGAGGAGAAAATTTACCAGTACACATATTATTGATAATTTTATCGATTGATCTTACTAACATAGGACGTTTCTCTTTAAAAGTTATATCGGCTTTCTTTTTAAGGATCATCATTTTATCAGCATCCTTTTCAACACTCATAACATCTTCTAAGTACCATAATCTAATATGTACAATTATTAATTTGTCAATTAACTCTGAAAATGAATCACTATGAATGTCATCATATTCAGGGAATTTTGAATTATCCAAAACTTCTTTAACTCGATTTTGGATATATTTGTCTAATTCTTCACCTATCATAATTTATTAATTTTAATTGAACGATAATTCCGGAAACATAAGATCACACTCCTTAATAACTGATTCCGGTGAATCAGATCCATGGATAGAGTTTCTTTCTAGGGATTCTGCATACATTTTACGAATGGTTCCTTCCTCTGCTTCAGCCGGATCGGTAGATCCTATTAACTTACGAAAATGATCTATTGCATTAGGAGAATTCTCATTACGAAGAACCATAAATACACAAGCTCCAGAAGTCATGTAATCTACAAGAGATCTAAAGAAAGGTTTGTCTTTGTGTACCTCATAGAAATCGTAGGCCTCTTCATTTGTTAGGTGAATTCTTTTACGAGCGGCAATTTGAAAACCGGCATCGGTTATGTGTTTGGTGATTTTAGATTCTATTCCACGAGATATTGCATCTGGTTTTAGAATTGTTAGAGTATATTTCATTTTACTAATTTGAAATAATCTTTTTTGAGTTTGTTTATATTACCATAATGAATTCCACATTCATCGAAAATAGTGAGATGTTCTTGTTCTCGATAATCTTCTAACCAATACACCATTTTAAATCCAGAATTAACTAGAATCTTAGTGCACATTTTGCAAGGAGAAAGCGTAAGAAAAACGATATAATTTTCAGGATCATGTTCTCGAAATTTCGAAATCATGTTAACTTCTGCATGAATAAATCCTGAATTACCAGGTTCTAGCGAATCTTCTTCGGTTCCAGTTGTTTCGTTGATGGGAGCACCAGCATAAGATCCATTATATCCAAAGGATGCAATCTTAATAAAATTTTTGTGAATAGCCATACATGCAACTTTCTTAGTTGATGCGGCAGATAAAGTAGCAATCGATTCAACGATTTCTGCGAATGTATCAATCTTTTGATCGTTTCGGTGTATCAGTCTTTGTTGTTCCATCTTACCTTTACATGTTTAGTCTTAATATGTATACCTTCAATTTCACCATCTAACTCTTTAGCAATTCGTATATTTTCAGCATCATCGTCATAAAATGTAAAGTCTCTAAATCCAATCTTTATTAATTCTATAAAGGCTTGTTTTTTCTTTTCAGCTACGCTTCCAGTAAATTCAAGTTCAGGATCATTAACTGCAAATATGTAATTTGGATTAACCACTACTCCATGATGAAGTAGAAATTGATAGATTAGATTTCGATCGTCTCTGGCAGTGATAATACCAACTCTTCCGCCTTTACGCATTTCTTTCTTAAGGATAGAGAAGATATTTTCTATAATTTTACCGGCCTTTAGAATATCTAGGTTTTTGAAATCTGAATAATCCATTTCATGATGAGATTTCTTTTCAAATTCATTAAATTCTGCCGGAGTTAAAGTAAAAGACTTATTGGTATTAGTATCAATTACTTTAATTTGAGATTTAGTTACGACTAACGTATCATCAACATCAAATATCGTGATGCTCTGATATTTCCCTGATCTTTTAGGATCAACGAAATCCTGATATTTCATGAATGTTTTAGGCATATGCTAATTTATTTCTATTTATCGTATTATTATTATGAAATCAAAAAACAAAAGGATTCAGTCGCATAGCGTCCAAATCCTTCTTTGTTAATAAGTTATAATTGAATTAAGATTCTACGTAATTCTCTTGAGCCCATTTTGCAATCTTGGGAAGATCCGAAGATTTATAAGCACAATAATCAAAATTAGAAAAATCATCACCATCTAACCAAGTAACGTAATTCGCTACTCCTGGAATTTCTACCAATGTAGCTTGATTATCACCGTCTCTCCAACCTGATGGAATATTAAAAGTTTTTAAAGATTTTACTTCAGGAAGTTTAACTCCTTTATCAAATGCCATGCTTCCTAAAGAAACATTCATTAAGAATTTAAAAAATTCATAATCATTATTCTCTGAATCACCAAAGCTAACGTTTTTTAAATTACCACCTAATTCTTTAGCAACGGCTTCATAACCTTTAGTCATGTTATCCATTTCAACTCCATAATCTTCAATAGTTTCTGCATCCATACTATCGATAAAATCAAAGAAAGTTCCTTGATCTAGATTTCTTGGATTGAATTTAACTGCTTCATTAACGAAGATTTCAAATGTTTTAATATGTTTCATATTGTGTTTGTTTTATATTATTGATTATCCTCCCAGACCAGAAGTTAAACGGCCAATAGCCTCACCCCAATTATCATCTTCAACTTTAGCGATGATACCATCAATTACTTTGTTAGCAATTTTCTCATCGAAATCATCAGGATGTGCAGTTTTAAGTAGGTTAGTAGCATACTCTCTGAAAGATTTTTCATCGGTAACTTCATCTTGACCAGCTTTCTTTGCATCTTTTTCTGCATCTTTAGCAGTATCTTCGGCAGCTTCAGCTTTCTTTTCAGCAGCATCAACTTTTTTCTCAAGACCTTTAGTCTCGGCTTTAACGGCTTTCTTAACGTCAGCTTTAGTTAATTCAGCTTCTTTTAAGCTCTTAAGGTATTCAAAGAAAACTTGAGAATCTTCTTCAGTAAGATCTAAAGGAGATTTAGCTCCCATTTCTTTTAATTTTGCTTCGTATAATTCATTGAATTTTGCGGCAATTTCTGCTTTAGCATTTTCTTCAATAGAAGTTTCACGGGCTTTTACGAATTCGGTGAATTTTTGCATTGTTCTATTTTTTTGTTATTTTATATATTCGAGTTATAATTGACCTCTATCTCTTGCGATTTTAGCCATATCTGAGTCAGTTGATTTGTAAGTAGGTCCTTTAGTAACAAAAGAAGCAATTCTTGCATAACCCCATTGTTCTTGAGTAGCTCCTGGACGATGACCAGCTTTCCAAGCAGCCATTCCTCTTCGCATAACTACTCGAAGTATATCTAAATCTACTCCGGTTTCTTCTACCTTATTCTTTAAAGCTTTTTCAATATCTGGGTTTTCGATAGGTCCTTTTTTAAGTTCCTCTTCTTTTTCATTAATAACAGATTCACCAAACATCTCTTTGTATTTTTTCACATGAGATGAAGTTTTAACTATTCCTTTAGATTGAGCTTTTTTATCTCCAGGTAAAGCTTTATATGCTGAAGGATCATCTGAAGGTTTCTCTGCTTGTGCGGTGATTTGAGATTTCTTCTTTTGAGCAGTAGATTTAGGAAGACCTTTATAATAGGCAGCTTGACCTTTAGTCACTTCAATAGGAATTTCTTTTCCTTCATTTATGAAAGAATTGAAGGAAGGTATATGTTTATTCATTATTCAAAGAATTTATTTCTAGTTATATATTCCGGTTATTGATCGATAAATTCACCGGCAAGATAACGAATCAATATCTTATCGGTTGGTTGTACATTTTCATTACCGCGAATAAAGATTTCATATGAATCTTCGGCATATTTGCCAATGCCATGAAGTTCACTTATTCGATTAAAAGATTTAGATATGTAATCTTGTGAGAATTTTTGTATAGTAGCAGTTCTACGATTATAGAATCCTAAAGGTCTGATGTGTTCTCGAATATCATCTGGATTTGCTCGTAAAACGGAAAGTGGATTTGGCCATTTCTCGAAGAATGCGTATATTACTTGGCGTACATTTTTATTGCTAGTTTGATTTAGCATGATGCAACCTATAAGCATTTTCCATGGATCGTGTTGAAATTCTTGTTGTATAATAGCCATTACTTTTCGATTAAGATGATTAGATCGGTGGTTCCTTTTATTATTCTATGTTGAATTCCCTTAGGAATTTCAATTTTACTATCAAACGAGATAGGTAACTTATTATCAAATTGAAATTTCCAATCATTCTCTTCTACCGGATATATTGTACGATCTTCATCGTCTATATGCCATTTGAGTAAATGAGCCGGTGTCTCTTTAGGAAATTTACGAACAAGAGATCCATTGAAATAACTATCAGTAAAAGGTTTATAATCTTCGAATGTTAGATAAAAAGATTCTCTTTCTTTGCATTCGCAATTCTTACAATTACAGTCTTTATTTACCATGGATCGTTTGTTTTAAGTCCTAGTTGTTTCCAGAATTTATGTATGTTACATGACCACCAACCAGAAGCATATTCATCTTTCTTCTCTTTGCAATTTTGTCTAGCTAGAAATCCAGCACGTTTACCTGGATCCTGATGTTTATCTCTAACATCATCTTCACCAGGACCAGTTTTTTCACCAAATCCAATCATGATAGCTTTTGGTAAACCAGTATCTTTATCTTTATCTCCTGAAGGAGATGGACGATAAACATAATAGAGTGTATCAATTTCCTTTGGAGATAATTGAGGATCATCAAAATTAACAGTTTTCTTTCGATCAGTATCTCGGTCGGTATAAGTTCCTTTTTGGCCAGTATATAATTTTTCTAAAATAAATTGATCGTCTTCGGATATTGATATTTTACCATCTCTCCAAAGTGCTCTCATTTCATTAACGAAATCTAAATAAGCTTCAGATCCTACTCTAAATATTGATTCAGATATAGTTAGCTCATTTTCTATGTGATATTTGATATTTTCATTAATGCTTTTCTTGTAATCATCATATGATTCATTAAGCACAAGAGCATCAAACTCGGTTTTTGTTAATAGACGCATTAGTGTCGGTTTTTTTTATTTATCCAACCAACAAGGCTGGGTTTGCAATATAATATTGATTAACGCAATCTTTGGCAAATTGATCTGACCACCAATCCGGTTGAGTTCCTCGAATCCAAGCTACTTTCATGTAAGTTGTTTTCATGCCATAGTATCTACGATAAGATTCAATCGGATTAGTAGTTCTAAAACAATCCGGCATTGCCATTGCGAAAGGAGTTTGTTTAGAAGAAGGCAATTTAGGAGGATTTTGACGCATCCAATCTACGATCTTTTCGATTGAATGTTTACCACCCCAACGACGAGTGAATTCGTAACAAAGTTCTTCAGTACAATCTAGTAACCAATTAAAATTCTCGATTGAAGCTCGTGTCCAAATTGTGCATGGATGATTGACATGTGATATTGCATAATGCCATTCACTTCCATCGGCATTTCTTCTAGGCCAACCGCGAAACATTTCATTTACTACAAATTGTTGATCCGGAATTTCTTTCTTTCGGCTAATACCTAAAGTAGAATAATATGCAGCCGTCATCATTTGCGCATGTTCGATAATCATTTTTGGAACATGTTTGTCACAATGCATTTGTGCAGCAATTCTCGGATCTTGATCTAGTACAAATATATTCATTTTATTATTTTATGAATTAGAATAATGGCTCGATTCTAATGTTATTAACAACTTGATCTTTAGGCTTACAGAATTGAGAGAACTTAAATATCTCTTCGTTATGTGTTAATTTTTCTTCAATATCAGCTTTCTGTTCATCGATCCAACGATTACGAATTGCAGGATCTCTTAATTTATCCATGGTTGTTTTTAGTTCGGATTCGTTAGAGAAATAATATTCGTTGCTCTTAAAAATAGCTTGATTAGTATCACATGCAGAGTAAACGACAATAGGACATTTTGCAGATATACAATCGTAAATTGTTTTGTTTACATATTTGTTTATCGCATTACCTTTACCAATAAACACATAAGCTAAATATGTATTAAGTAGCTTGAAAAATTCATCACCAAAAACTGAACGGTTTTCAAGAGTAACATCCTCACGAATAATATCTTCTATCAACAAATCTGCTCCAGGTCCAATAATATCCATAGGAATTTCTTCGGTTTTTTCCTTCAACATTTTAGTTAAAGCAACTAAACGATTTTTTGCAACTGATCCGGAAAGGAATCCAATAAACAAAAGCTTATTATTCTTTACTTCAACATTTAGATTTGCATAACGCTCTCTATTAATATGAAGATTGAATAGAACATCATCCGAAACATAAAGAGTTCTTCTAGAAATTTCTTTAGGTTCCATTATTCTCATAACATCTGGAATATCATGGTATACAATATCTTGTACCCAATCACACATATGACGAGATCCATTGGCTACAAAATAAACATTTTCATATTTGATATCTGCAGTCATAACATCTAGAAAACGTTTATTTTCTCTAATGAATTTAGGTGTACTTGGTGTAGCTTTCTCAATTCGAACATCCGCCATTTTCTTATAATCCAAATAGGGATATTCTGAATCAGGAGTTCTAATAAATAAAGGAAGGTTTAGCGTATTGCTACAGTAAGCAGATATCACGTAATTATGAACACATGATGGATTCATTTGACCTCCAAAGAAGGTATTTCTAGTCATATATGAAAATATCCCAGAAAGGTTATTTAGCTTGGAAAGATCCTTCACATCATACACCTGTATCATCCTAACTGGAAAGTTAAGTAGATGTTGATGGTCAATAATACTCTTTGTTGTGTTCTTCGATATTGATATAAAATAGAAGTCACAATCAGGGTTCATTCGTTGAAAATCGTTCCAAAACTCGAATTCTCCTAGAAGAATAGAAGTTTTAGTACCAATCTTCGTATAAATGATTACGCCAATGTTAATTCGCTTCATTTAGTACTTCAGCTGTTTTTGTTTGTTCAAATTTGATTATTTGACGAATAGTTTCATCTAATGAAATTGTAATTCCAGGCCATTGTGGATAATCAGTCTTAAATTTAGTTAGATCTGAGATATACCATTGATGGTCACCGATTCGAGCATCATTGGAGATTTTGAAATTCTTCCAATCTTTATGTTCAGGATTTTCTTCTTTAAGAATAGTATTTGTGGTTGCGATAGCTTCAAGAATAGATGTGCTGTTTTCTCGACCACCACCTGCATTATACACTGCACCTGGAATAGGATTTTGATGATAATGCCAGAACATATTTACTAGATCTGATGAATGAATGTTATCTCGAACTTGTTTTCCTTTATAACCAAAGATGGTATAAGGTTTGTTATTAACAATACATTTGATTAAGTAAGATAAGAATCCATGAAGTTCAGCACCTGCATGATTAGGTCCAGTTAAACAACCACCTCGAAATACTACGGTATTCATTCCAAAATATCTTCCATATTCTTGAACCATAATATCAGCAGCAACTTTAGATGCACCGAAGATGGAATGTTTAGTATGGTCGATTGACATAAATTCATCTACCTCGATAAGATTTTTCGAAAGATTAGATACTGCTTCATATCGAGTTTCCAATTCAACTAAATTCAAACGATTAGGAGTATCACCATAAACTTTGTTAGTCGAAGTAAAGATGAAGGTTGCTTTTGGTGCATATAGTCGAGTTAATTCTAGTAAATTCATGGTACCGATTGCATTAACAGAAAAATCAGTTAGAGGTTCTTTAGCTGCCCAATCATGTGAAGGTTGTGCTGCGGTATGAACAACTAAATCAAAATCAAATTCAACTGGTTCTCCAAGAAGAGTAGTTATATTTTCTGTTAGATATTTGAATACGAATTCCAATCCTTCATAATCTCGAATATCGATACTTACAGGATTGAATTTTTCTCTACCATAATCAGATAACATTTTTTGTTCAGATTCTTTAGTAGATGCATCGGATCCGAAAAAATATGATCGCATATCATTATCAATGCCAATCACATAATATCCCTTTTCAATAAGAGATTTAACCGTTTGCGAACCAATAAGACCTGAACTACCGGTTACTATCGCTGCTTTATTTTTCATAATACTTGTTTTATCTTTGTTTTAATTTGTTTTGTTGTATCTTCTAGAGTTGTGATTGATGTATCAATGTGTAAAAATCTATCTCGCCATGATTGTGGATCGTATTTGTCACGGAAATTATGGAAGTGCCATTGGAAAAGATCTTTCTGTTTAATAAATTCTTGTTCAGAATAAGTGATTTTATCTTTTGGTCCACGATCTAAATAATTTTGATGATTGTTATCTAGAAGTACAAGTATAAACTTGTTATCTAGAAGTAAATCGCAAATGACTTGATCGTTATTTATATATGAATGTCTGTTAAAAAATTGAGAATAAACCATCTCAGATAAAAAAGATCTATCTAAGATGAAAGTTTCATGGGGAAAAGATCTGAATAATTCATTTGCTAAAACGTGCATACCATGATAAAAATCAGGTAAATTTTGTACATAATCCGGCATCTTAGTCTTAATGGAGAAATTACGAAATCCAAATTCATCAGCAATCGATTTTGAAATAGTTGATTTGCCTGTTCTGGATAAGCCTTCAAGTAGAATTAAGTTTGCCATATGTTTAATTATTATATGACAAAGGAGTAACCAAATGATTACTCCTCGTCAAATTGTTAATTAGTTTTTATTATTCAAGATAGGAAGAACAAGCGAACGTATATCATTTACGATACGATCACAAGCAGATTCGTAAGATTCGTATTTATAACCGACATTATGACATAATTCTCTTAATTGATTTTCTATAGGAGTATCTATATAATTAAGAGCAATCTTCAATTTTTCTGCTACATCACGAGCATCTGGTTTATGAGAATTCGTTGAATCGAGTGCAGTGAATAGAGGATAATCTTCATGACCAGCCTTTTTCATTTTGTGCCAGTAATTATTTACTTTAGGCATTACCAAAATATTCTTAGCCATCATTGCTTCACAATGAGTAACACCACCATGAACTTCGGTGACGAATAGGTTACAAGCAATATGAGATTTGTTGATGAATGTTAGATAATCTTGACGAGTGAATTTTTCATCGTTAGACATTACTTCAACTTGATGTTTAGATAGATCTGCAATTAAATTCAATTGATCGGCAGTAACTTTACGAGTTGGATTAAGCATTACTGCTCGAAATGGTTTATCGGTGATAGTCGATAGAATACCAATTGCTTCGGCGAATGTATCATAATTAGTATAACGATTTGCAGTATCCGAAATACGATTGCCAAAGTAAATTGTAGGTATCTCGAATTTTTTATCTGTATGATATTCTTCGATTTCGGCATAATGTGCACCAACACCCCATACGGATTGAGGAGCTAGAATCTCACGAGTCTTAAATAAAACATCATAAGCTTCCATAGCTTCGACTCTGCCAGCTTCGCATTGAAATGCAGCAATATCCGATGTAATAAAAGATTCCATTTGACGTTCATAATAACGAAGTTTTTCTGGAACTTTATTTGCGATAGGTGAATCGAGGAAATAATTCGTAGAAATGATTGGGATGGTTAATTTCATTTCATTGAAAAGTACTCGCCAATTCTTCGTTAATGTATTTTCATCATTAATCATAAGATCTACTTCGCTGAAAGCTTTTGCATATTCAGGATGAACGAGATATCGTTGCATATCGAAATGATAGCGACTAGTTACTGGAGAATGAGGGATATCATCAATAAGAAATTCGATATCTTTATGAAATTCTGGTTTAAATAGATCTTCTAATTGAACCACATCTACTGTATCATAAGCAGAAGGAAGTTTAATTAAAAATTTGAATTGATCAGGATATCTCTTTAAAACCGTAGAGATGATTCCGATTGCAATGTTAGTGCATGCATCATTTCGCAATAACCATTTAGGTTTGCCATTTACTAATGTAAAGTTTGATACTTGAACTGCATAGAATACTTGGAGTTTTTTATCTTTCATTTGTTTGGATTTACGAATTAATAATTAAGTCATTTAAGTAAGCAATATCTTTTTCGAATACATGAGCAGAAACTACAGTTGAAACGAATCTACCAACAGGTAAACCTAATTCTTCAGCAATTTGCGTTTGAAATCTACCCCATAGATACATATCCAGCTTAAGTACTTGACCTATATTTTGTGAACGCATATGTAAGTGAATATTCAGCTTACCTTCACGAATAGAGAATGTTGCAGAATCACAACAAGGAAATTCAAGAGTTTCATTTGGTTTATCGAGAAGAAGTACATCACTTTTATCAAGGATAGAAATTACTGCTCGACGAGTATCAGGATGATCTTTAAGTTCTTTGATAACGTGAGGTAGTTGTTCTAGAATACGAGGACCATAGAATGTATTGAAATTTGCTGGAAGATCAGGAGATTTAGGTTTTTCCATGAATCTTGCAACATTAGGATAATCTTTAAGAAGTGCTTCATTATCAGTAGATCCAGATATCATCCATTGATAAAATGTATCTGCATAATCGTAATTTAATCTGCCGATGTTTTCGTTTGTGAATTTATATGTTGTTGGATCTGCAACTTCATATGTAAGACTTTGAATTTCTAACATATCACCTAATCGAGAAGTTGAACGATATTCAGGATTGGTAATTATTTCGCCATTAATGCAAAGAAACGCTTGCTCAAAGTCAGAATACTTAAAGTATTTTGTCATGTTTTGTGGGATTAATAATAATTAAATGAATGAAATGATTAAAAAGTATCAATTAAGTTTGGCTTTAAGAGACCAAAGATTTTCTTTAATGATATTCTTTTTAGCCGGACCGACTCTCTTGAAAGAAAACCTTTCAATTTCGTCGTTGATCTTTGTAATGAGTGCATCCATATCCGAAGTTTCGAATGTAGAATGCGTTCTTAGCGTAAATCGATCGCCTTCAATGTGATCGAATAAACATGAACCATTGTCGAAGAATAATCTTCTAGCGGTTTCGAACTCTTGCTTAAGTTCTATATTGTTCATAAATTCATTCTTCATTATACCTTTCAAAGAAAGGATAACTAATGATTCATTTAAGAACTCTTGATATGTAGGTAGCTTGTTCATGTTGTTAGTTATATATTCTTGATTTTATTAAGAATATCTTCATAAGTCATGATTTCAACACCTAACTTTTTAGCTTTTGTCATTTTAGATGAATTTGAATTGATATCGTCAGTAATTAATATTTTGCATTTATCATTAAGATCACCATGAGAATAACCATTGTTGGTAATTAACTTTAAGAAATCTTCCTTGGTTTTAAATCCATAAGGTTTTGGTGATCCGGTCATTTCAAAGATAATTGAATTTACTGAAATTGTACGAACTTCTTCGCTTTGTATTGCAAATCCATTAGATTCTAGAGTTTGTATTAAGCGAAGAACTGATAGATATTCAGTAGATTGTTTATTTAAGAAAGGTAAATAAGATGCAGATGATAATCCGGTCCAATCAGGTGTTTTGTTTTCGAATAACTTAGCTATTTGTGTAGCAGTAGAAAATCCAACGTTATCGAAGGATAACGATGCAATAACCAGGGGAAGCGTTATTTTTCTTTCTGGATTATTTCGAGAATTAAGAAGAATTTCTAGCGATCTTCCTTTTTTAAATTCGCCACTTTCAATTAGTTTTTGTTCGTTGAATTTAGAATTATCGAATATATCATGTATTGATTGTATACCTGCTTTGTGAATTTTCTTAATCGTAGATCCGGCTACATTTCGAAAACCGAAGGTACCAATTCCTCGCATTAATTGTAGAATTGATTTGTTAGGACATGTAGGATTTGTACATACTAAGTGAATATTACCTTGTACTTCAATTTTACATTGAGAAGAACACGGAGAAGGTAGATATTTTTCGATAGATTCAGTAGAAGGTTTAATAACTTTTTGAACGATAGGAATGATATCACCAGATTTTACGATAATTACTTGAGCACCTGGAAGTAAACCTTGACGTATTACATTACCATAATTATGAAGATTAACATTTGAAACGATAGTTCCATCTAAATCGATTGGATCGAGTACTGCAACTGGTGTAAATTCAGAAGATATACCAACGTTCCATATAATTTTTTTGATTGTGGTAATAGATTCCTTTGGAGGAAATTTAATTGCTACTGCCCATTTAGGTGCATAATCGGTTTCGCCAATTACATTTCTTAAATTTTCTGGGAATTTAATAACCATACCATCTAATTGGTAAGGTGAACCGTTTGTTCGATAATTATGTATTTCATTATAAGCATATTCGAATTTATCGAACATAATCATTTTTGGTGTAGTTCTGAATTGATTATCGATTAAGAATTGTAGAGTGTTTGAATGGTGTTGAGATGTGTTTGTATGAATTCTGCATTCGAATGCTATAAAATGAAAATCTGAAATAATTGAGGTATCGACGATATCCCTACCTAGAATACCAGCAACGAAGTTTCGTGGATTTTTATATATTGCGGCATATTTAGAATCGAACGTAGTTACTGGAATAACCACTTCACCTCGAATTTCGATTTTATCTTTTGAAGAGATTGTATTAGGTACAATCAATTTCATTTTTTCAATAATATTTTGGCCTTTAGCACCATCACCACGAGTTAATGCGAGAGTTAGTTTACCATTTTCGTAAATCAAATTACAAGAAGAACCATCGAATTTAGGAGTAGCTTCCATTTGTAAGGAAGTATTACTTTGATTGGCAGTTAACCATGTAAGATATTTAGTATTAGCAACAGTGATTGATTCGTTTCGTTGAACTTGAATTTTGTTTAACGAAAGCATAGGAGATACGTGATTAAACTTAATATCCTTTAGATCTTGAGAACCTACAATTTTAATTACTTGAGAATTTTCTAGCTTTAATTCATCTTCGAGATTATCGAATTCGAAATCGGATAGAATAGGTTCACCTTCGTAATATTTAGTTTTGGCTAAAAGGTATAAATTTTCTTTTTCTCGTATGTTCATTATTTGATTATTTTGTATATACAAATATAATACTTTTTTGTGGAATAAAAAACTTTTTTGACATTTATTTTCGGAAAGTTATTAACATTTTTATGCTAAATGGAACTCTAATAGTACATCTTTTAGATAACCTATATACTCTTCGTTTTCTATATTTTCTGTTAATTTAGGTACATAAACCTTCTTCGTAAAGACGGAAGAACCGACATAATTAAGAGTATACTCAAAGTGATTGACTCCCATAACATTACCAAATTTACCATTTGATGTACCAATAAGCAGAACTTTCTTTTTATCTAAAAGAGAAGGCCATTCTGAATTATCGATGATTTGTTTGAATAGATATGGATATGTTCCATTCCATTCAGGAATAATGAATATAATCTTATTAAATGCATAATCCGCTTTAGTAAAGCCAGATGCATTTATATAGACAGAATCTTTTCCATGTTCCATCTTCAATATACTCATTACCTTTAGAGCTAATTGCTTGTTTAAGCCAAAATCTCCACTCTGAGATACTACTAAATAATTATGCATAAAGTTCGGATGAATCCTTTCTTCGTTTTTCGTCAGCTTTAATCGCAGCTTCAATTTTATCATTGTAAGCTTTGATATATTTCTCTGAGTTGATTTCTTCAATCCAACGATCAGTAGCTTCCATAATAATAACCAAGCATTCTGTTGCTGATTTAATGTCTTGAAAGTAACTTAATCCTGAAGGACCTTTAGCATGTAATCCTCCTCGAACAACGAAAGGTACAGCGTAATATTCAGGATTATGTTCCACTAATACTACCCAAATTCTTTCAGGTTGTCCATTATGATGAGTTTTTCCCCATCTAACAAAATTGGTGGTTGAACATTTAAGAGATGTTTGTTGTTCGATAACACTCCATCCTTCTGGTAATTGTGGACGATGTATAATTTCGTTCCAACTTGGTTTTTTTGATTTCTTTTCCATATATTTAAAAATTTTCATTGTTGATTACGATATCAAAATCGTTAAATCCTTCAAAATCTCGATCATCTGCATCTAATCGACGATCAATAGAATCTGCCGTATCATTTCTTTCAGTTAATCTAGCTTTTCTGGTTTCTCTAGGAATATCAATACAAATGATAAACGAAGATTTTCTATCGGCTGCATGTAGCTTGCGAATACCTGAAGGAGTCATAATGAATATATCATCGGTGTTATACCATTGATCTTTTGATGTTCCATAGAACCAACCATTAAAGGTTACATATTCATAGAAGAAATTTTGTTCGATTAGATCGTTAAATTCAGATTCTTCTAAAAAGAAATAATCTTTACCATCAATTTCTCCTTGACGTGGTGGACGAGTAGTATAAGATACACCATACTTAAAACCGCGACCTTCGAGGATTTTTCGAAGATGATCTTTTCCTGATGCAGCTTTACCGCATAGTATAATTCTTGATTTATTCGACTTCATATTCTAATAATTGATTAATTGTATCTAATGTTTGTTTTTGCGTTTCCCATGCACCAACGTCATATGCATGCATTTCTAAATCATAAGTATCATGAATAACTAGTTGTAGTTGAAATGGATCAAAAAGATTTTGTTCTCTTTCTTTCGATGTAAGACCATTTGACATATGAAGACGTAGCTTAATACAATCTTCAATCATCTTAATTTCTTCTTCGCAATTTGATTTTAAGTGTTCCAATACTGATTTAGCAGCAGGATCTAATGTAGATTCGGTATACATATTGTGTTTTATTTTATATGATGTTTTCTATTGATTTGATTAATTAAAATGTTACAGAATGTTCGTTAATGTAAATATCTGGATCGTGTGAAACGAATTGAATTCTTGCAATATCTTTGCAGTGATTATCTCGAGATGAACCGGTTATATTAAAAAATGCTTCGGCAACCAGAATTTCGGTTTGTTTGTAGGTTTCGGAAGTTGCATTAGTTTTTACTAGAACTTTAAGTCCTTGGCCAGAAGGAGTAATAAAAGCAGCATATACCCAATGTAATGTTTTTGCTTTTTCTTTTAGTTCTTGTGGATTTGATACACCATCAATATCGAGGCATATAATACCATTGTAAGATTCTAGTCCGGCCATTGAACGATGAGAGAAGATACCGGTCGGTGTAAATAATGGAAGTTTATCTTTCAAAGGAGATTTTGAAGGATTTTCGGCTTTACGAATTTCTTCGATTTGAACTTTGTATTTGTCAGATGCAATTTCGTTTAAAACTGTTAGCAAATCTTCGGTGCCTAATGGCTTGGTATTCTTTATTAAAGAAAACCTTGTACATTGTAATTGTGTCATATGTATATGTTTTAAATTGTATATACAAATATAATAAAAAAGGTTGGTATAAAAAAATTTTAGCACAAAAAGTTATTAACATTATTACCCAGTTCTCACATAAAAACAAATAAAAATTTCTTTCATCCCACGAAAAAACAACTCTTTATCCGGAGATAGATAATAAAATATCAAAGTATATTAACAATGGCAATAGGTACAAGATCCCCACAAAATGGATTACTTGTTGAACTTGGATTTCAAGGATTTCAAGGTTCGACTGGTTCGGAAGGCTTAACTGGATCGCAAGGTCCAAGTGGATTAGGTTTTCAAGGAGCTACTGGATTTCAAGGGGTACAAGGTCCAGGTATAGGATCTCAAGGTTATCAAGGTGTACAAGGAGCTAAAGGATCTCAGGGTTATCAAGGTTATCAAGGTGCTAAAGGTGATCAGGGTTATCAAGGTAATCAAGGATCTGGTGTTCAAGGAGCTAAAGGAGATCAAGGATATCAAGGTTCTGTAGGTACTGGACTTCAAGGTTTACAAGGACCTATCGGTTTAACTGGTAATCAAGGTCGACAAGGACGTCAAGGTCCAGATGGTATTGCCGGACCTTCCGGAACTACTGGTATTCAAGGTATTCAAGGTCCGAGTGGATTAGGTTTTCAAGGATATCAAGGTGCTGGAGCTTCTGGAACTACTGGTGCTCAGGGTATTCAAGGTCCGAGTGGATTAGGCGCTCAAGGATATCAAGGTACAATTGGAACTACTGGTCTTCAAGGTATTCAAGGTCCAAGTGGATTAGGTTTTCAAGGATATCAAGGTACAATTGGAACTACTGGTCTTCAAGGTATTCAAGGTCCAAGTGGATTAGGTTTTCAAGGTGCTACTGGTTTTCAAGGT